TTCACACTGCTACGCAGAGGGGGCATGCTTACCGTCACGTATACTTCAGCACCCTGCGCTTTCATCCAATGCACAAAATCAGCGTTGGTGCCGTTTACGTAAATTTTCTTCTCCCCGGCGGTGCCTGTAGCGTACGGTGACGGCATGGCATTGTACTGATTACCCACGCGAACAACGGTAATCCCGTCGGTGAGGTCAGCTAGAATGCCTACGGCGTCAGCCAAGAAGTAACCATAGCCAACAGGCACGGTGTGACCTGAAGTGAGACCCGTGCTTATGGGGTCAGTCGTATCGTAGGTGGTTACAATTGGATTGCCGAAGTTCCGAACGAACTCCTGAAGTGACGCGATTGAAATAGGCGTATTGAACGGCCCTTTGCTTGCCACGCCAATTAAACCGGGTTTAAACCGACTCGTCTGAGCCGGTAGGAAACTCCGGTCAATAATCTGCGCGTATACGCCGGGAAAGGTTTTCGCATTAATCGTTGCCATATCTTTCTTTGCCTTTAACTACTCGGTTCGTGATTCGGTCGCTTAAAACACATTTGTCTACAATCAAGCTAGCGTCCGGCCCCAAGTGAACCGGAATGTAAATGTAAGTGTCTGGGTGTTGGTCTTCGTTTGAGGCTGATCAAATAAAACAGTGATGCCATTGTGAAGTGCCGTATACCTTCCGTAAAAGGGATCGTTTGGACTCAAGCCTATTGACCTTATGTCGTTTCTATTCATCTGGCCTACCAAAAATGTCGCTGTCTTATCCACTGTAAAGCTCAGAGGAGTGTAAGCGCTCAAGCTTACATAAGCAGATTCATGACCCGTTCTTCGATCAGGCGCTGCACCGTTAAACGTGGTAAAAGGTGCCGACGAAGGCGAAGCCCACAGAGCACCACCCTGCAAACCTGAAGCTGCAGGCTCGTTGGCATAGCCATTATTCGTCGTGGCTACACCGCTCGAACTCACGTAAGACATCTGGAGAAGTTCCAGCTGCTGGGTCGCATCTGTGTTTACAGATGGTAGCACAGGCCAACCTGAAACCGCAGCTGACAAAGCGGCTGGTGTTACGGGACTAAGCGTAAGCTGAAGTTCGTAGACAAATCTGAGTTGCTGACCAGCGTTAACCGTGATAGGCAACGGCAACAAGATACGCGAAAAAGTTGTATTTCCTGTCCCAAATGCCCCACTCCAGCAAGTACCAACTTCAGTGTAATTTTTCTGTACCGTTTCAGCCGTAAAATCATAGGTGCGCCGCATAGCAACGACGCCAGTGGAGGTATCTATGACTGTTTGACAATAAGGTGATCCAGTTAAATAGGTCGTAGTGCGCTTAACCTCTGTCGTTAAATCTGTCTGATTGGTCTGATAAACCGAGAATGTGCCACTGCCTACGGACTGGGAAGGTGTCACTTCTACGCTCTGTGGATTGGTGTAAGCTGTGATACGCGCTTCCTCTCCGCCCGCATCCCACTTAATCATGTTTCCGATGTCACCGCTCGAAAAGGTATACGATCCTACAGAAGCTGAAACAGTGGTGCCTGCCTGAGAAGCCGTAACTCCTGCAGAAGAAATGCTAGTCGGTGTGACACCTGTTCCGGCAGCAGCACTAGAAAAACAGCCTTCCCAGTAGATGTTCCTCACTGCATTCAGACCGTTGTTCAGAATGAGATTTTTGCCCCACTCTTTTTGCTCCCAAATAACCTCTTTAGTCGTCGCGTCCACGACTGCTACTTTGTATAGACCGCGTGCTGTTTGGTGCAATTGATACGTGCTCATCGCTATAACTACACGCATGTTCCACTCAAGAAAGAGACATGAGTAGTGCTGCGCTCAAATTTGGTTCCTGTTTCAACCATAATCAAAATCACTGTCCCATCGTAAAACGAAACAGAAGAGGAGCTGCTTTCCACCATAGTTCCAGTGCTTTCTACAGCGTCAAATAGGGTACCGCTTAAAAACGAAACAGTTCCAGCGCTATAGTCTGTTCCAAAGCTGTATACAATAGTATCCATCAACGTGCCTGAAACAAAGCTGACAGTATTACCAGCGCTGCCTATAAGCACACCACCATCAACGGCTGCTTCTGTCACGGTTCCACCAAAAAACGACACACTCGAATTACCCGCTACGGAGTTGACAACAAGGTCAGCGGAACCGTAGACAAAGCCAATGCCCATTGAAGCGTAATCCGTTCCATAGGCTGTAAAGGTGAGTGTTCCTGAATAGTCGTAGTCCTGATTAGGATAATCTGCAGCAACTCCAACATAAGTCCGGAAAGGCGGAGTAAAATCACCTGACGCACTCAGGGGCATTATTACGCCACTATACCCGGCTAGCACCATCACTCCGTAGCTGCCTGACGCACTTGAAGTCACAGTTCCGATGCCTTCTACGGCTACAGGCACCGACACACCTGAACCAGATCCTGTAATGAGCCCTGAAATCAAATAAACAGGTGTAGGCGCAAAAGCGTAATCCTGATTGTACAGGTTGGTTCCAATTGAGACATATGTGCGAAAAGCAGGCGTAAAATCGCCACCAGACAGTAGAGGCTGTGCTACACCGCTAAAAGGCGGAGTGACATTAATGCCGTAGCTGCCGTTGGCATCTGTGAGCACTGTTCCAACACCAGTAAGTGTCAAAGGCACACTTTCCAAGCCTATACCGCTACTGGTCACGTGACCTGTTATAAGGTAGATTGGAACAGTAGTTCCTATTGTAAACACACCAAAGTAATTGACCGGAGAAGCCGGGTTAACCGAATCAACGTAGATGTTAGTTTGGTAAGACTCCGCACTCTCTGCTGCTTGAATAGCATCCTGACAGGTACCCCACGAAGGAACATTCGGCCTCCTATCCAGCGTCGTGTTGCTCCCACTATCCCTCAAGTCTACAGTCCTGTTCATGTTGAAACAGTCTTCCAACTCGACAGGGGCTACAGGACCAAAACGCATTACCAGATTCCATAGCGCAGGCCACATCTCGTAGTTCAAGTCTACGTCAAAGCCCTCAACAACGATCGTGAAACTGGTTCGAAACTCTACATTCTTGCCGCTCTCAGGCTCCTCGGGAGTCAAACTTTCAATATCACCGTCCAGATACAGCCTGATATAACGGTTACCCCAGCCGGGGTAGGGCACTGTCATCCACGTTTGCGGGATAGTGCCACCTGTGCGCCAAAACTCCAGCATCAGCTGCTCTATGAAAAAAGCCTGTGTATCCGGACGATTGCAGAAATGGTCAATTTGAAAACGGTAATCCCATGCCATCGGCATGCGTGATGTGGTGACGTTACCAAGGCGGCATTTGGTTAAATCCCATCCCTGCGCCTGCGGACCATAGCGTTCAGTGCCAGCGTTCGCCACCGTCGGCCAGTTTAGGTGCCGCCACCGGTGAATAGAAAAATTCTGATACTGCCGATATTTCCAACCTTTACGGTAAACTGAAATTATTGGGTAGCGAATAGGCGAAGGATGCGGCTCATAAAGAGGTGTGCCTTTGGCATCCTTCAAGTTGAAAAGGTAGGAAAAGGGGTTATTAGCGTCCGACCACAGCTGCTGAAGATTGGAGAAGGCGTCCATCGGCGACGAAAACACGATTGGAACCGGATAACCTTCCCGAACAACGAATAAGCCATTTAGCCAACGCTGAAGCGCAAGTTCGTGGTAACGCATCGACGTGCCACCCAGCGAGCCCGCTCGAACATTCAGGGTTCCGTCATTGACGTTGAGAGTTTCGTCGGCCATGCCATAACTAGATGAACAAGCCGTGGAGAGCACAATGACTCCGCACGGCTGGCTTTAAAAATTGAGTCATCTGCCGCTGGCAGGCAGAGTGTGCGATAAGCCAGCGACGAGGACTTAGACCGGGACGAGCAGCGAGGACTGCATCTTTACCGTGGTGCCGTTCTCCAGCTCTACGTCCACAAAACCGGGATTGGCTTCAGATTCTGCCTTCACTTTGCCCTTGGCCCCCGTAAAACCTGAGATAGGATCGTCTACAACGGCTACGGTCTGACCGGGTTTGATATCCTCACCGAGAATCTGATTCACGGCTGTCGTTACAAAACCTTTGTCGCCGCTAGTCACGGACTCATTGATGATGCTCTTAATGTTCATGTGCTTTAACTACTTGTTAAACAGCCCGGACAGGACAGTTTCAATCGCATCCGGATTCGGTTCAAACCAATCTGTGCCGAGTCGGAACATCTTCCACGTTTCCTCGTCACTAGACCTTACTTTAACTACAGGCTTGTCCTTCTCAATTACCACAGTCATGTTATCGACCATCTTTTGGGTCCGTTCACGCATGCCGCGTAGTCTCTCCGTAAGGTCAGGCACGGTCTTTTTTCTAGCCCGCAGTGTAAGCCACTGCATCAACGCTTCAACAACTTTAGACTTCTGTTCGCGGTCATCAAAACATTGCTCAAACGCACTGTCTACGGTGTCTTTAATCAGAGGAAAGATGTCAATCGAGGCCGTACTCATTGTATACAGATACCGTTTAAGGCGGAAAATTCATCCATAACCTGACAGGTGTCCAATCCCATTCCCCGAACTCCTCCGTTATTAAAGTTAACACAATGCGCAAGTTCTGAGCGACCTACTATTATGTCCACGTAAGATGTCGCAAGCGCTTTATAATAGTAGGGCCAGATATCCCGCATGAGCAGCATGTCGCAAACATGCTGCCCTCCGTTGAATTGAGTAATGAGCCTGCCAGCGCCGCCTATGGCGTCAATGAAACAATTAATTCCAGATTCCGTAGAGTAAAAGAAAGCAGGGGAAACTGGCGCTTCCAAAGGTAACAGCCCTTCACCTTCTGGAACCATATCCGGTGTCAAAGTGAAGTTGATGCAATCGTAATCTGAAAACAACCCCGGCGCTTTTAAAGCGTAAGCCAGCCACCGTAGCCAGCAAGCTCGTTCAAATACGCGATAGTTTGTGGTAGGATATTCAGACACAATAGCGTCGATTTCAGAAAAGCGCGGATGCAACCTAGCGTTTTCTTCCGTCAACAAAACAGGTGTGAAACCACGCAGCGACCAGCTTGAGCGCCACCGATCAATCAAACCTTTGTTGCAAGGGCGCTCTGCATCCTGCAGATCATGATGATAACAGTAGATGTGCATTAACGTATACAATCAGACTTCCGGCAGAGGTCTAGTCTGAATTAATTCGCGAGGTACAGCTACGCCGGGATCAGTAATAGGCCGGGCATCGCCTTCAGCCGGGATAACTGTTTCACAAACCAGACCCAACCAAACATTGGTTTGTTGCCAGAATGCAGAAGGGTCAAGCACAACATTGATTATCATGTGCCGGTAGCCGTTCCAGTACACCATATCACCGCGCATTGGAAACCAATCGGCCTCCTGAAGTAACAAGTTGCCCATCCAAACCTTACACTTTTGCTGTGGAACAAGGCCCACCCGTGTCAAACGCCAATCTGGACGTTCAAACTGAATAATCACCGCCATGTCTATAACTCTGGAAAAAACTGTTCTATCGTCCATTGACACGTGCCAAAGATGATCAATTTTAGACGAACGGCGATCCACCTCAAAAAATCGAGGCAGTGGGCGCGGGGAACTGCGCTTAATGTATTCACTGTGTATTTGGAGAGCTGTACGCGTGTCAGCCAACCCGAACAACTCAGGGTCATACAAAAATTCACGTCTCTCAGTAAATCTCACACCGTAACTACTTTAGATGAATAAGCCAGAAGCCTTAGTCCAACTGCTTGAAGAACTACGCAGCGAAAACGTTGATTCTCAGGTAGAAGTCATCCACGATTCAAAAGCCGTTATCTACTTGGATGAGGAATCGAACATCAACGACGATGGTATCACAATAGACGGAGAAGAATGTCGTCTACTGTTTGCCAACGAGACCAACATAGAACGTCTCGTCGATGCTATATCCGAACCGGAATTCGCAACGATAGCCCTGTTCGACGTCACGCTTCCGGGCCATCTTATTGATAAGCTCGAACGTAAATTCGCAGCTGTAGACGAAGGTTAACATGATTGATTTCCTGCCCAATGGAAAGGTTGTTTTTGACCTTGAATTAAGAAACGGTACCGACAAACCGATATCGTTTACCAACGGTTTTATCCAGCACCTAGAAAGCACGTTGAGTGAAGGTACTGCAGGAATCCCTGTGTGCTTTCACAAATTCGTAACCCAGCAGGTTGACTTTGTAGACACAACGCTAAAGTCGTTGATGGCAGACGGTAATCCACTGGTGCGTTGGCGCGTTGGCTTTGTCACTGAAAGTAAATGCATGTGGATGCCGTGGCAGGAACATCAGATTGTGCAGTGCTCGTCGATGATCAAAGGTTTGGGAGACGACGCCGGGTACACCTTCGACATAGGCACAGCTGACAGAATGTTTTCTGTGAATCGCCAGACAAAAACTCTTTCAAGAAAAGGCGCGATCAGCGACATGGTTATGCAGATTGCCTCTGACGCTGGAATAGATGCCGTGGTAGAGCCCACTGTCGGCACTTTCGCTTACGTTCAGGTAAATGAGTCTGATATCGAGTTCATAAACAGCCGATTGATCCACCGCTGTTTAAATGCCAAGGGTAGAGGGCAATACTCGCTGTATATGCGAGATAACGTGCTGCATTTCCACAGCCCCGATTATCAAACCGACATAAAAGAGGTAGCCTATTACGGCATTCCACACCAAGGGATGATTCAGACAGATAGAAGCCAGCATCTTTTTGATTCAGGCATAGCAGGAACCCGGCTCATAGCCTACGACCCGTACACAGGCCGGTCAAACGAAGTGGTGAACAACCCCGAAAATTACCTGCGAATGGCTGATGGCATTTATCGAATGGATAAAGTGCCTAATGGCATTCAAGTGCTGACGTACCATCTCGGACAGAACGAACCGCAAGAAGCTGTAGCAATGGCTCAGAATGTATACAGTTTTGGACGATCCCAAACTTTTGAACTTTCAGTTGATGTTACGCGCAGCCTCAGTATAAGGGCAGGCGACATTCTCAGTTTCATAGTAGCCCCGAAACAGGAAAAGACTTCACCGTGGTCTGGCTACTATTTTGTTTCCGCTGTGAGCAGGCTCCTCAAAAAAGAAAGCCTTCAGGCATTGTATACACTGAAACGTGGAGAAATTGTGCGCGACAAGAGCACGGTTACACAGCCAAACACAGCTTCCCAGCTCATTCCTGAAACAACAGCACCGGGACAAGACATTAACGTCTCCGTCACACAAAACTCGGTTTTAACCGTAGGATCTGGAAAACAAGAATCCTCTACCGTTTATGCAACAGTAGAGGATGCTCAAAAACTACCGGGTTCCTAATTACGGAGCCGAAACTGGACCGGGTTGCTCTTTCGCTTGCCAGAGCTTAGTCGGATAGAAGCCTGTTCCGTAGATGCTACCCGGAACAATCGTGCTGTCCTCCACTTTATCAAATCCCAGCTCGGTCCATTGGCGCTGAGACTCAAGTTGCATTCTCAGTTGGCCTGTCGTGGTGCCTGTGCAAAACACTTCTAGATAGCGCTGTGCGGTATCTGCAGTTCCAATTCCCACGCCGCCGGGACACATCGTCTTGGCTGACCCGTTGAGCGTGGTGCGAATACCAGAAATGCTACGGTCATTCGTAGAACGCAGGACCACGCTAAAATAGGTGTTTCCCACGTTCTCGTAAGTAACCGCTAAAGCCGTTGCTGGGCTGCCAGACGTTACGGGTTGATACCAGTCCTGTGCTTGCAGCCGGGCGGCCACGTACCCGGAAACAACGGGAACCTGAACGAAAGTTTTCCTGACTAACGGTTGTGTATATTCGCCGGGGTACATATTGGCTTATTGTTCTGGTTAAAGATTACTTGCTGGGACGGCGGTTTGGAGCTGCTTCTTCAAAAGGCTCCTTTTCTTCCTCCTCTTCCTCCTCTTCCTTACCTTCAAGGGAGTCCTCGGAAGGAATAACTTCATCAGACGGAGGCTCGGGTGGCATACCACCAGCGCCGCCTGCGCCGGGAGGCATGTCGCCTTCTTCACCTGCCATGCCTTCTTCAGGTGGAGCAACAGCCATAGCGATCTGCGTGAGCAATTCTTTCATCTGCCCTAGCAGGCCCAGTGCTGTGTCACCCTCGGTGTCGGCACCAATTGCGGTGTCGCTTATGGGGGGCTCACTCGGCTCCAGCGGCTCCGAGTCCGGTGCCATTCCCGGCATTTCCGGCGAGGCACCGCCCGCGTCGAGAATGTCGTCCTCCATCTCTTGGACGAATTTAATTGCTTCTTTTAGATTCAGGTCGCTCATACTTTTGCCGTTGTTTGAATTAACTACACGCTCTACAATGAGATTTTCTATTCCCTGTGTTAACGAGTCTCCGAGACCCTGTTTTCGATAAAAGTCGTACTCAGCTTTACTGCCGTATCCACCGTGTGGTTTAGGTGTCGGTTCTTTTGAAGGGAAACCTCGACCACGTGCTCCGGGAGGCGTAGCCAGCGGTGCTTGCGCAGCTCTATCAGGCTCCCTCGGAAGCGGAGGTGGCTGCGCTGTTCTGTATCTTACAGTGCTAGCTGGCTGTTGATCGTCTGGCGCATCTGTGCGTGCGTTTACACTCAGCGGTTCTTCCGGTTCTTCCTCCGGAGCAGGCTCAGGTAAACGGCCCACAATATTGCGAAGCGCTCGAATTCTCGCCATCTCTTTGTCGCGCTCTTTAGCCGCAGCCATGGCACCCGGAAAGTCAGTCCAACGCTTCTTCGCGTACTTCGTGAGTTTATTCAGCTTCTCAGCTGTATCAGGTTCGTCGCCGGGAAAAGAGGATAACAAGCCGTAGATGTATCCACGTGCCGCCAAAATATGTTTACAAAGCCCTGAGCGTCCAGATGGGTTGGTAATACGCGGCGCTCTATTCCACGCCTGATTCAGCGAATTAGGTCCAACCACACTTGAGCCACGTTGCTTATTAGCCCATGCCCAACGATACCGATAGTCAGGACAGGTACAATCCACCAAGCACTCCAAGTGCTGAAGTGCTTTGGTCCTTGGGTTAGCAGGCTTGTAGAATTTGACGTAGCCTTTGTGACGTAGTCCAGTTGTAGACGGATTGGACTTGAAATTGAAACAGTAGTAAACGACATCCTGATAAGAGTCGATTTCCAGCGGCGGCCCCTTCACAGTGAGCGAGCGCTGAAATCGCTTCGGTTCGCTCATCCGTAGCAGCTTGTCGAACGTTAACCTCTCACAAAGGCAGATTCGGCTCATGTTAATGCGCTGGGATTAACGGGTTGGTTACCTGTCACACGGGCCGGGTCACGTTCGTTTGGCTGTTCTTCGCTGGGAATATAGTCCTGTGTTCGTGCTCCTAGATAATGCAACAGATGGACTACCTCCTGTGGAGTAATACTGTAGTACTTCGACAGCTCGTCCACCGTTAAACTGGATAGATCGGCCTTATGCTGCTCCATATCCGATACAGCTTTCCTGAACTTATCCCCGTACTCTGGGTCTGAATAAGCTTCTGCTCTTTGTAGCTCACGACTTTTTGTAGGCGTTGGTTCAACGTCTTGAAATTGGATGCCTGCAGGATACTCATGGCTGCCCCGTACGTATTTCACACCAACAGTGTACCCCGGCTCAAAAAATTGTCGGAGTTGTTTAAAATCAGCGAGAGTTTTTACCTTGTAAGGCCCCCACGAACCAGTGCTGGTTTCAAACGAAACCCGCGTAATGCGGTCTCCGTTCTTCAAGCCTGCCTGAGACGCAGGACCGCCGGGAATCACGTAATTTATTTTTACACCACCTTCAGGTGATGTGGTGTCTACTTCCATGCCAAAATCCAACGGTGTGTTCTGAACCACTGGACTACCTTGGAGTGACTGAATGTAAGCTTCGCGCTTCGGATCTGGCTGTGTCATTTCCAAAGGTTCGTCAGCAGGCTGAGATGCGATACCAGATACCTTAACAGGGTTTTTGCGACCCGGCTCTACTTCACCTGTTTTTTTGTGCATAGGACGCTCGCGGAACACGTCCTTCAAAGGTATGGGCGTGCCGGGTGATCCAGAATTTTTAGCGAAATGAACTTTGGTTTCAGGCTCTATCCCGAACGTTTGCGCAATAAGGTCAACACCGCGTTCCATCGTTAAAATTTGTGGCTTAAGGCTGTATACACCTACATCCACCGGATTTTTCAGAACTGCAAACGAATAGCCTTTTGTCAGCATTTCACTCTCTTGATTGCCTTCCAAAGCCTGCGCGAAATTGACAAATTCCTCTCCGTAAGGATCATCTCCCGGCCCAAAGCGGAGGGTGGTTCCCTTCGCCGAGGCTTCCAACAGACGAGCAACAATATATTCAGCTCTACGCACGCCTTAACTACTCGTTAATCAGGTTCTTTGCCTATATGACTCTAATTCCATTAAGTCAGAACAAAGTGGCCCAAGTAGACGACGCAGACTTCCACTGGCTAAACCAATGGAAGTGGTGCGCCCGAAAATGCACTTTCAAAAACCGAACAGTTTGGTACGCGATGCGAACACAGTATCAAGGAGAGCAGCAACGGAGCGTATACATGCATCGTGAAATCGCAGCTAGGGCTGGCTTTGACACTGACCATTGTGATGGCAATGGATTGAATAATCAGCGACACAACCTGCGACCAGCCGCTCGCAGCCAAAACAATCAAAACGGACACAAACGTGCCGCATGCTCCAGTAAATTTAAAGGCGTTAGCTGGGACAAGAAAGCAGCCAAATGGCGTGCCTACATCCGTGTCAATGCCCACTTGCGCCATCTTGGCTATTTCCAAGACGAACAACAAGCTGCTACTGCCTACAATGAAGCAGCTGTGTGCCTCTTTAGAGAATTTGCCAAAACCAACCAAATCTATGCCTGACTTAAAACTTAAAAGCATACAAATACGGAAATGGATGAAGTTCCGAAATGTACACCTTAAATTTCCAGAACGTGGATTAGTCATAGTAACCGGCCACAATCTCGCGTCCCAAGGGGCGCTCCAAAGCGTTGGAGCAGGCAAAACCGGCTTCGGAGAAGCCATCTGCCACACGCTACTAGGTGTATCCAGTCACTTTGACCACGTAGGAGACTACAGCCTAGACACTAATGGTGACACCTACGTCTGTCTAGAAGCCGATTTCCTAGGAAAACCGCTCAAGATAGAAATGGGCTACAAGTGTAAAGAACTGAAATCTAGCGGTGAAGCGCTACAGTACACCTACGATGGCGGAAAACCTGTATCAAGAGGTCGGGTAGAGCAAACCCGCGATGACTTGCTAAAACTTTTAGGTGTACCTCAGCTACTGGCTCGTTGGACCGTATTTGTAGACGGCGATAACCTGAAATTCAGCAAGCTCAGCCAAGCAGAGTCGGTAGAATTGGTTATGAGCGCTTTACGCCAGCCACCTTGGAGCGATTACCATGAGGCGAGCAAAAAATCTCTAGGCAAATTCAAACAGGCGATCGCCCGAGATGAAGCCACACACGCGGAAGCCACGCGACGAGTTCGAGACAGCCAACAAGACGTGGAAGATGCCCAGAGTGCAGTAGACACTCAAAAAGAAGCCTACACGCAGCAAAAGGCCAAAAACGATAAAATAGTCAAAGAGTACGCTGTCAGCATTGCCGCAAAAGATACCGAATTACTAAAGGTGCAGGAACGCCGGAAAGCGATCGCTAAACTGGTAGAAGAAAGCGTTAAAGCCAAAGCCAGCGACTACCACAAGCTGGAAATCGAAGCTAACGCCATTAACGATCGTATACATTCGCTTCAATCTAAAACACGCCCATTGGCAACAGAACGTGATGCAGCCTTTAGAGCGCACACTCAAGCTGAGACTGTCCACAGCAGCTACAAAAACAGTTCCAAAGTCTGTCCAACCTGTCGCCGGGCCATGACAGAACCTATCGACGCAACTCGTCTTGCTCAACTTGCCGAAGCTGTTTCAGCGACTCAGATCGTTGTAGACGAAAAACAGAAAGCATACGAAGCACTCCGTGGAAAGATTCAAGCTCAGCAAGACCTTTTGGAACAGAACCGCCAGCGCAATGCCGCACTAGGCGTTGAAGAAGAAATGGAAAAGCTCAGGAGTGAAGACGAGAGTCTTGAAGAATCCGTAGCGACCTTACAGACCTCAATTCACCGAATGCATATAGCACTGACTACCGCCCAGTCCTCTGTCAGTGACACTGCGCTTAAAGAAGCACAGGCCACGCTGAAAGAACGTCAGCGTGTGTTTGAACAAGCCAAGGAATCTGTAACAAAAGCTGCTGCAGAATTAGCCAGCAGCGGAGCCATGCTGGGCGTGCTCGAATACTGGCACATGGCCTTTTCTCCCTACGGCATCCCGAACATGGTGCTGCGCGACGCCATTGCTCCACTCAACCGTGAAGCCAAACGCGTATCCAGCGTAATGACAGGCGGCACAATCGACGTTACCTACGACACCCGCAGGGAACTGGCCTCTGGCATGGAGAAAGCCCAACTTGTCGTAAAAGTAGACAATAAACTAGGCAGTCAAAACCTCCGAGGCAGCAGCAAAGGTGAATCCGGACTGACCAACTTGATCATCGCTGAAACGCTTAACGAAGTGGGTCAAGTATCGCGGCGCATTGGCTTCAGGTGGTACGATGAAGTGCTCCCCAACCAAGATCCAGTTAGCTGCAAAAACATCTACCAGTATCTCCGACAAATCAGCAACCGCCTTGGCATCGTCATATTCCTTGTCACCCACGATCCAAACGCAGCCAACTACGCAGATTACGTGTTAACGGTGGAAAAGAGTGGCACTCCTCCAAACGTCACAGGAACAGCCAAATTCGAAGGCCAAGCTGAATTGGCTTAGGTTCCACAGTTATTGCTACCTTATTACGATACTGGTACCAGAGTATAAGGCCCATTCGGGGTGTTCGGAGGGTTAGTAACGTTGGATGGTTCCGGTACGTATTGGGGTGGTTCGCTGCTATTTAACAGATCGCTAGTCTTTACGCGTGCTGAAGTCGGAGACTTGTTGAAACCGTGATAATTTGCCATGTACACGAGATTCCGCGTGTTATAGAGTTGATTGCGAACATCGGTCGCGTAAGCCTGAATTTCTGATGTTGCTGAGGGCATGTTGAATTGCCCTGTCGAGCTGTCATTACTAAATCCTGCGCTGTTATTGTGCGAAGGCCGATGAATAAAGGTAAATTCGAACTCTCCAGCGGATGGAAGATTGAACTCACCTGTAGGTCCGCGTAACCAAGGCCCCATCAGCTTCACGCGAACATCACGCACGTAGCCCATACAAGCAATACCGGGTTGATTTTCTGCTACCCAAATCAGACTCAGCATGCAAGTTACCGGAGGATAAGGCGTGCCAAATTGGCCATTACCAAGCCTGAGCCTGTTAACAGGAGTATTAAGCGCTGTATCGTAAACCTGTGTATCCGTCGAACCTCCCTTTCCGACTGGACTTTCACTTTTCTGAGGAGAAGACTGCGAATTTTTGACAAGATCACCAGCAAGTAACGGCGACAAAACTGCCCCGGTAGAACCATCAGGAGTGATAGGCAAAACAAAACTATGAAGCCGGGACGCCAGCTGTAACAGCGTGAGAGATCCATACGGACAAAACGTTTTATCCATCGCATGAAGCCTGAACGACAACGGAATTTCCAACGGTTTTGTGCCTCTGTACTGATGCATGCCATCAGGCATAACAGGGCTGTAGTTCGTGTAATAATCCGCGCTGCGAGCCAGTTCGATAACGTCAGGCATTGAAGGAAAATCAAACGCGATAACTCCTGTCCTCCATCCTGAAATTTTTCTAAGCCCCTCCACAGTCATGTTGCCCTCAGTTGTAGGCATCGCGATCAACCTGCCGACTACAGGATTTGGATACCTTGAAATCGGTAACGACTCATCATTTTGCGGTAAAAGCATATTACTGTTTTAATGTTATTGGCCAGCTACCCCAGTTAGCAGCCGCATCTGGATTTTTTGGACGATTGACGATTACCTCCTGCTTAAACCTAAGCCAAGCGTTATCCCTAGCCTTTTCGTCTTCCATAGCAGCTTCTTTAGCCGCCTGTATGTCTCTTTCGGCATTCTTACGTGTAGCTTCCGCAGCTATGGCAGTCCTATCCATCGCATCAAGCATCTCTGCATCCCACTGTGTCAAATCGGCCTTACCTTCAGCAAACTTCTGACTCATTACGGCTTCAGTGTATTTGGCTCGTGTTAAAAGGTCTCTACCTTTTGAGTACGCGTCTTCAATAGCCTGTCGCACTTCTTCCGGAGATTTTCCTAGATTAAGAGCATCTGTCCCAGCAGTACTCGCCGCGAGCTGGATCTGTTTTACAGCATTTTCAGCATTTCCAGAACGCATGTTCATGTATGCCAGATCAAGGCGCTTTTGTTCCAGACTCTGGCTACGCGTAGCTAACAACCGGTTTACTCGTGCTGTTTCATCTGCAGAATCTTTATTGATACGCCAAAGTTGGTACAATCGGTAACCAACCACTGCGCCTACAATAGCCACGCCTGCTGTCAAACCGGCAAAACCTGACACAACAATTCGTGATATCGACACGAGAGTTTGTCCAAATGAAGTGAACCCCATCTTGTAGATGCCAACGAACGACGATATCTGACGGCCTATCTCCGCGATGCCTCCCCATGCCTTTGTAAATGGCGTAGCCAACCACAGCAACGACCGGGATATCCAGCCCCCTGAAGCGCCTGAAGCACCAGAGACCCCTTTTGAAGCAAGCTCTGCCATCGCTCTAGCACGTATGTTAACAGTAGCTATTTGAGCTGCTGCCGCCAATTCTAAAAAGGCACGTGTAGCAGCTTTGAGCCGATTAACGACTACGACAATTGAAATGCCTACCACTCCGACAGCAACGTAAAAGCTGTATTTCCAATCAGCCATCTTTTGTATAAGCAAAGCCAACCAATTAGTTGCTCCAGCCACTACACGCACAAACGGATAAAGCCCCTGCTGCAACAGGCTCATAAGACTATTCACCAGCCGGGAAACTCCTTGATTCAAATTACCGACTTGACGGGTATACATCTCTTGAAGCGTCAAATCTTTTATGTCCATGCCACGCTTGAGTTCCATTGCCCGGACCATTTCGCTGACTTCTTCACGACTCAAATTCATCATCTTGGCAACAGTGTCCAAGCGCCACACCCGATTCAAACCTTCAGAATTGCCGACTACCCTATCAACCAAGCCCTCAAATCGGCGCATGATTAGATCAATGCCTTCCTTGGTCTTTATCATTTCCGGCGTGACGCCCAACATCCCGGCCTGCATCATACCTTCTGGTGTAGCCAAGTTGGTAACTAGCTTCTGAAATGACCCTACGCGCCCAGTCACTTCTTTCAGGGCTGCTTCATATCCACCCAGAGCTTGAACAACCTGCGGTAAATTGGTCTGTCCGGGCGTAATCACACCCAGTGCCCGCTGCAGCTCAACACCTAGATTCTTAACCTCAGACGCCGCCAACGCCGTCTGATCTACGATTGTGGCTACCACATCAGCCACTTCTTGGAAACTGGCCTTGGCGTAGTTCTCTGTTACCGCTGCCAAATGTGCAGATTCTTCGGCTGTAAGCCCAACCGCATCATGCAGCATGACCACAGTCTTGAGGTTAGCTTCGAAAGAAGACTTGTTTTCCAAGCCGTAACGAACAAGTGCCCGTGTCGAATTGACTAAAGTTGCTTGCGCGGTACCTGTGGCTACCTGAACTCGACCCATTGCCTGCATCAGTTCCAAACGACGGAAAAATGTCGTATTGGCTTGCAATAGAGCCTCGTTGTATTGAACTGTCGTGTCCAGTGTCTTAATCGCAGTGCCTGCGAGAAGCGCCGCAATGCCAAGTGTTCTACGACCTGCTATTTCAATCTCTCTAACCAGCTGAGATTGAGCCTTAAAAACGTCGCGATTGACTGCGTAAAGAAAACGAGCATCCCTGTATTGACGCAGGCTAATCTCACCTGTCGCAACCTCCGCACGCATTGTTCTAAGCTTTTCGAGTTCCGACATGCGCTGTTGCCGGAGTTCATGGCCAGAAGTAACAATGGATCGTGCCGCAAAAGCATACTGCGACACGACACCACCAAGCAAAGTGCTCAAAAATTTAGTAGCAACACCTAATGGAACCAGTGTATTTACCAAATTTTTAAACTGGTCAACCATGCCTGTGGCACTCTCCCGACTTTTGTGCATGTCGTCAGAAAGCCGGTGAATACCTGCGGTCAGCTCATCTATAGTCGGTGCGGCCATTTTTTTATGTTGACAGTATTTCTGTCAGTGTGTACGTTCCAGACACTATGTTCTGGATAGTTTTACTCGGAATTCTGTTCCCTCCCTTTGGAGTGTTCATGCTGGTTCTCTATTTTTTTTCCGAAATTAAGTTAAACGGCATGATGAAAGGCATACACCAAAGGAACATGGCACAAGGTAACGAATGCTCCTGCAATGTGTGCTGTAAGCATAGAGATAGAGCCCTGTTGGGTCGTCCGAACGATAGCAACAACAGCGCCGACGCCTTCACCTCCTTCATAGGAGTCATAATTTTCGTCTCTGTCGTAGTTGCTTTCGTAGTCTCAATCATGGCTGGCATCGACTGGATAACTGACCCGAGGCACTGGCCCTTTTAACCCAGCAGCGCCTCCATGATCTGTTTAGCAGCAACTCCCGGCACCTTCGACTCAATGTGCTTGCCAGTTGTAGTCTCTGCCGCGCTTCTATTCTTGAACCCCTTCATCTGGCCGTGCTTGGTATTACCAGACAGTTCACCAGCTGCTTTTATATAAGCCTTGGGCTTCCAGCCGGGCGTCATGGCCTGCTTGGAAGTCATGTTGTGGTAAGCACTGGCTGCTTTACCGCCGAGGTTAACGCCTTTGCTCAGCTTCACATCTGTTGCGTCCTCTTTGACTGGAATACTGGACTTAATTGGAATGTTGGCTTTGTAAAACGGGATCTTCGTTTTTAACGTGTGCCCCCCGCCGACATTCTGCAGAAAATCAACAGTCTCCGGCTGGCCTCGTTGAACCTGTGACGTCTTACGCTGCTTGTCGGTCTTGTTCATGTAGGGCTTCTGCTGGATGGAAGCTTCGCTAACCTCCGGTTCTGACGGCTCGTCCATCTTCTTTTCTTTGGCCTTTTCATCTTCTTTGGCCTTTTTACCGAAGGAGCCTTTATTCTTGCACCATCCACAGGTGCAACCAGATTTGTGGCCTCCTTCGCCTAAGAGGGTTCTCCCGAACAAGTTGGCAACAGCTTCTGTGCCTTCCTTTACGTGTTTAGGTAGATCGCCGGTCTTGGTCGAAGCGAACTTCTTGAGTTCACCCTTCCCGGCCATACCCTTGTACATTTGCTTGGACGCGCCCTTGAGCGTGCTCTTAGGCCGTTCGCCCTTTTCCACGGCGTGGGCAATGCCCGCTGCCGCCTGCTGTGCTTTCGATAATGATGGCATATCTTACCCTTAAATACGCCACCCCCTGTCCAAAACCAAGCAAAGACATCGCTAAAAATAGTTTCAAAAATCCATTTTTTCTAGTTGACTGAACAGCGGAGTATGTATACTTTTACGAATATGAACGAAACATTAAACGCTACAGCAACTGTAACCATCATCTCCATCTGGTCCAAAATAGAAGGAATAGAAGGCGCAGCCCTTGGCCGGGACAGAAACTTCAAGTACCACGTAGAAGTTCCCTGCGAAAGCTCTGTCGAAGCCACCCTCGAAAACGCTTTTTGTGCCACCAACATAGATGAGCGTCCTAACGGCTCACAATGCTGCGCTACGACTACAGGAGACATCATGGTGCTCAATGAGCAGCACTACCTTATCGAACGCAGCGGCTATTCCGCGCTGAGCGCAGCTCAATCAGAAGCCGTTCAAAAGCTCACCAGCCGGGACACCAGCTTTGGGCTCGCGTGGCTCATTACGCATAACTTAATTCCAGCCGTTTAAAAATAAGTGTTTTTTCTGGTTGACTAGCACATAACGATAGTACACACTTACGACACATGAGCAAAAAACACTTTATCGCACTGGCAAAAGAAATCGCCGCTGAAGCTGACGAAGCCAAACGCAGGTTCGCCTGTGAAGTCATCATCAAAGTTGCCTCACAAGACAACGCCCTTTTCGATCCGAACCGTTTCCGTAACGCCTGTAAACTGCCCTTAAAACTAAACTAACCAAAACTATGCAAGGTCTAATGCTCCATTGCGGTGCCTCTAGTGTCACCCGCGAACAAGTCAACGAAACCAAGACTCCAGCACCGACAAACAGCTGGTTTCCTATCGCCCACAGCACCCTCATCAACCGCGTCGAAGAAGCTTTGACTGCGTTGAACATGAGGGTCGTGGAACAAGCCCACGGGCTCACCAAGGAAGGCAACCGCTATTTCGGGCTGCTCCGCGTGGCCAACTGCCAAAAAACCGCTGATGACTACGCCTACGTGCTGGGCCTCCGCAATGCCCATGACAAGTCCTTCACAGCCTCATTGGCTGTTGGAGCCAGCGTATTCGTTTGTGATAACCTCAGTTTCTCTGGGGAAATCACAATCGCCCGCAAGCACACCCGTTTCATCGAAAAGGACCTCCCCAAGCTGACATGTGACGCAGTAGCAATGCTCGCCAGCACGTGGTCTGTAATGAACGACCGCATTGCGCAGTATAAGCAAGTCATGCTGACTGATTCTGTCGTCCATGACTTTCTTATCCGTGCTGTGGACCTGAACGTGTGTCCTATCCAACAGGTGCCGCACATTTTAACCGAATGGCGCACTCCCCGGCATCCAGAATTTGGTGCCGATAAGTCGGCATGGAGACTGTTCAATGCCTTTACTGAAGTTGCGAAAGAGTCATCCTTAACCCTTTTACCTCAGCGCACCATCCGCCTGCATGGCATGATGGATCATCAAGTCGGCTTTGGCGTAACCTCTGCTCCCAAGGTCACTACGATTGACGTGTAAGTCACATCTGATTGGGGCTGGCCACACCAGCCCCTCTTCTATCCATGAACAAAAAAGCCGCCAAATCCAAACACAGCACCGTAGACACGTCCGTTCGGAAGTTCGTCTTCTGGGCAAGTGACGAGTTTCCATACGTTCACGGCGGAGTCGGCTTACTGGAGGCTAATGGCATGGCCCGCATCCCAACGCAAGGCGTCTATGTAGCCCCTACAAGGATCATGGAAGTAGCCGAAGGCGAAGCCTTGGCCAGCGAGCTGGGCAGACTCAAACGCGAGAACGAAGCAGCACACATCGCTCTTAACGAAGGCTTCTCTGCCCGGCTGAAACTAGCTGCGCCATGGGTACGTCCTCCAGCACCCAAGAAACCAAGTCAAGTTGTGCCCTACCCTGTGTCACGACCCTTTAATGCATAAACAAAAGCCATGGACATAAAACCCGACATCACTGAAGTCAGCTGGGGCAAGACTATACGCACAGGCGACTACGAAAACGTAAGGCTGGATCTTACTGCCAGAGTCAATGAAGGGCAGGATTGGAGAGAAGTCCTACGAGCAATACGCCACATCGTCCGGGACTACGAGACGGCCATCCGCGAAAAGCAGAGGCCGCCTCTGGAGGAAAGATGATCTTACAAACCGTTAATGCTACGACGAGCACCAGCGACATTGGGGCCACCGTTCGCACGGCTGACACCAGCCGCGCTAAAGCCCACACGCTGATGCGCGTAACCCAACGAGCCGTCAGATCCCAAACCATTCAAAACCACGTACTCGCTGACAGTTTGAGACAATCCGGGTTGGTAAGTCGGATTCGGGGAAACATTTTGAGGACAGCCGTTACTGCCAGCTGCGTTCGGCCCGTTGTCATACCGAGCGTTCGGATTGTAATTCAGTGTTGCCATAGCCTAATGCTTTGTTGGACCGATATTACCTACTTAAATGCCGTTGATGCTGCGCGGAGCGCCAGCCACGTTAGGTCCACTGTTGTCACGGTGGTGCCCGGCGGCATTGAATCCCACACGTTGATTCGCATAAGTCAAAGTGTAGTCGTGCATCAAGCCGGGAGAGCGATCGTCGGACAGACCGGGCTGATACGGATAACTCGGGTTGATATTTTGAGGACAGCCGTTGCTGCCTGCAGCATTAGGGCCATTGTCGTAACGAGCGTTCGGGTCGTAATTTGCTGTTGCCATAACTCAAGTCAATTTAACTGTTCACCCTTAACTACGGTCTGGCAAAATTGGAACCGTATATCGGAGCATCGGTTCCATGGCTCACGACGATTATCGTATCAATCTGCGGTGTCGAGCTGGGCGGAACGGCCCCGGCAGAACCCGGCCCAGTGCAAGGTATCCTCAACGGTGGATTCGTACCGTTACTTGTGGTCATGTGAGAAAAATTGTAAGGATCATACCGAGCCTCGATTCTCTTTTCGTAAGTCGGTTTCTTCCGAGCGGCACTCTGCCACGGTGTTGGTTCAGCCATAAAATAAATACCATGAATGAAATATCCTTAGATGAGAGCTTTAATGAAGCCAGTACAGATGCAGAACGTATCGAGCTATTAACACGAAAAATCACTGAACAGGAACGCGCCGTATTTGTCATGCGCTACCAGCTGACGGTACAAGAAGGCATTCTAGAAGGCTTCTTGCGTCTGCGCGAACAGCTGGGTGCCCCTTCCTTAACTCATAAGCACACTCTGCGCGGACGGATCGCCAAACAACTGTCACTTCAACCAGAGATGACCTGTACGGATCTTTCCAACAAGCTTAGCGTCCCTGTCACCACCGTAAACATGTGCCTTCACCGAAACAAAGAGCTGTTCGAAAAGAATGCGAATGGGCTATGGACAAACAAGTGTACACAACCGTAAAAAATCTAAAACCAACACTCCAACAGTATGCATACAAATACGATAAAAATAGCAAGTAGGTATGAAAAGCAGATTCACGCTTACAAAGACTTTACGGCTGAGATGTACAACGCTGATTACAGCCTTGCACTAACTGGCCGATTTAACCTCATATTCACATCGCCGCCGTACAACATAGGTTCCAGTGGGCCAGCTAAAATCAAAGGGTTACGCAGTATCGGCATCTTTGATCCGAAAAGTTTTCGAGGTGTCACTGACTATGCAGACAGCCTGCCTGAAGGAGAATACCAAGAACAACAGCGTAACTTCTTAATCTGGTGTTCAAAGCATCTGCTGCCTAGCGGCGTAGTCGTTTACAATCATAAGGATAGAAGAAAAAATCGCCGAATGATTTCGCCAGAGACTTGGTTCCCAAAAGAACTAACACTGGTTGATCGCGTAATTTGGAACAGAAAAAGTACGCATAATCACGATAAAACACAGCTCTGGGGGCATACTGAATTTTTGTATGTCTTCAAACGACCTGAAGACTACCGATATTATTTTGACAACGCAGCTGATGGTGACTCAGACAGCCGCAGCAACTTATGGACAATTCCAAAGGAAAGGAATTGGCATAATGCGCCTTTTCCCACCAAGCTGGCACAACGCGTTGTTCGCAAATGGTGCCCTCCTCATGGCCACGTGTGCGATCCGCATATGGGCAGCGGAACCACTCTTATTGCATGCAGCGATTTAAATCGAAATTTTACAGGTGCAGAAATTAAAAGCGCGTTCTTCCTGAAATGCGTGGAGAGATTAAACGCTCACATGGAAACGAAAGAAAGAATGTATGCATACGACACTGACAGAAGAATCGCCGCTTGCTAATACCACAGGAGGAGCACAAGACAGGCAGAGCCAATGCAACCGTGCGCATAACGGCGGATTAGACATGCTGAACAGCGCTTTTGTTAACAACCTAAGAGACGTTCGGTGTAATGGTCACAACGTTACGTTCAGGTACTCTAAGCTCACCGCTCAAAAAGGCAGAGTCCCTTTCAGATTTAACATGCCGGACGGAAGTCTATCCGACATAAAAATAGCAGGCTACAGGGAACTTTTAGAAATAAGCGCGACTGCAACGGATGTCACAGGCAGTCAAGCCGCCCTCTGTGTGAAAACAATTTTGGTGTCGCATACTACCGTACATGAGCGATACCTAAAAGAATGCGCTTCTATCTTCCAGATAGCCTTAGACATTCACAAGTTGCACCAAAAACAAAGACCAAGCTCCACGGCAGCGTGTGACATGTTCGATTGCACTGTGCTTAAGAATAACTTGAGTCCATACGTCAGATTCGTGCTCTATGTTAGAGGCGACAACAAAGATGACAGACTCTGTAAAAGCTGGTTAGCTACGCACACGCTTATGGGTGCGGAGCTAAGCCGCCTCATCTTTGACTTTTGGTACGGAAGTATCCAAAAGCTTACAATAGCGCAGTTGATGAACAGTATGGCCAAACAACTTACAGCACGCTTATAATGGCTACGTACACATGCTATCAAGGTACCAATGCTGACCTGTTTAAAGAGGTAGCTGCAATGTATCTCCGACCCGGCGCACTCGTATGTGATCCAACTTGGGGGAAAGGTGTATTTTGGAAAAAAGTAGACCTCAGCACGGTTGAAATGCATGCGTCAGATAAAGTCACGTGCCCCGGCAAAAACTGGGATTGCCGACACTTGCCTCACGCAAACGCCACGTTTGACCTAGTTGTGCTGGATCTCCCCTACGCACACAATCCGGGCCAAATGATTGTTGACAGCAGCTACCAAAACGCGAGCACAACTACAGGCATGTATCACAAAGACATAATGCAGCTCTATTTTGACAGCATGACGGAAGCACGCAGAATTCTTAAGCCCTGCAGCCAGATGTGGGTAAAAACACAAGACGAAATAGAATCAAGCTTTCAGCGCTGGTCACACATAGAAGTCTACGAAATGGGCATCCAGCTTGGATTTTTTGGAAAAGACTTATTTGTGCTTCTACAACAGAACAGGCCCGTAATTCAGCACAAAGTACAAAAGCACGCACGTAAATGTCATTCCTACTTGTGGGTGTTTCAGCTGCCTACGGAAACCGAAATAAAACAGCTTAAAAAGCATAGCATATTCAAGTAGATTCCATAAAAAGTCGGTACAGACTAGCCTCTTTTCAGCCTGTCATTCCTTCAGGGCTGCCGAACACGCAGGCACTAACAACACGTTTTAATCAAGCACTCTTATTTTTGATTTTTTGTGCAGACCGCTGTTGACAGCTGTAAACTCTTTTGATAAATGTTGGTTAACCGGACCTGCTGGAATCAACCGGTGGGACTGGAAATAAAAACAAATGCTACCAATGCAAGCTGTGGGTGTATACACCCACGTTAATCGGGCTTACGCGCAATCAGAATCACATCAATGGGCACGGGAAGCCGTCGTCAATTCAATTCAAGCTGGAGCAACAAACATCCAGTTCGGCATAGAATGGCAAGCCGTAAAACAAAAAGGAGTCTATCGGCGTATCATTGCCGATGACGGGTGCGGCATGCCACCACAGGCAATGCCCGCGTTTCTGAACAAATACGGAGGTTCAGGTCGAACCATCGGAGACATCACCGGCAACTACGGCATCGGCCTAAAAACCAGCATCCTTCCGTGGAACTTTAACGGCGTTGTTGTCCTCTCTGTCGTGACAGATGCTGAGGGTGTAAAACGAGCCAGTATGATGTGGCTCCACCGAGGTCTAACCAAAGAGGGTAACGTAGACTACGGCGCACGAGAACTGGTCACTGAAGAAGTAGGCGGTGAAGACGATTTTATAGCCGATTGGACTTCCACTTTCGAAGCAGCAAATGAAGCACTGGCTGTCCTTCCTCTTGATCGTTTAACAGACTACTTTGAGGATTTCACTGTAGATGGAATAGACTGGATGAAAGTCATTCCACCTTTTGTCTGGGAAGCCGGGCATGGTACGGTAATCGTGCTGCTTGGTGATACCGGTGAAGACGATACCGTAAAAGGTGATCCACACCGCGAATCTGAAGGAAATTCAAAGTACGCCTTAACTGAATACCTTAACTCACGTTTTTACAGATTGCCAGAAGGCGTGACTATCACAGTACAGACACCGGAGTCAGATAAAGATTGGCGCAAAAAGGAATACTGGCCGAAAACACAACAAAGTAAGGGCGTGAACAAACGGACTGTCTGTGGCATGGAAAAATGCCTACAGCACTATGCTGAAATGGGACGTCGTAAGCAAAAAACGGCTAGCACCGATCCCTTCACAGAAACAGTCCTTATTAACGGAGATAGCACCGTCTCTGCCAACGTAACGACTTATCTTTTTCCTAACATAGGTGAAAGCAAACCCGGACAGGACAGCTGGACAGGCTACCAGTCTGGAGACGCACCATCTGTGCCAATCTTTGCCTACATACACGAAGCCCATCCCGGCATCATTGAAGCCTTCGGCGTTCAGACGCATGCTCGTGGTAAAACAGCACTATTTCCATGGGTCAATACAGACACCGTACGCCGTCGGCTCGCTATTGTAGTGGAGCCTTTAAGCACAGATGATGCGAAGGTTTTTCCTGACCCGTCTCGTCGAACACTGCACTACCAAGACCGAATCAAAGGTGGTGCTGACCTGCCTGTCGAAGAGTGGACAGCCAGCTACCAGTCTAAACGACCTCAATTCATTACGAATGCCATTAACGACTATTTTGCCGATTTCGCAAGCATGCGAGGAGAAATAGACGATGAAACACTACGCCGGGTTGGTGAACAGTACTTGCCCTACATGAACACTATCCTTGTAGAGCGATACAAAGGAACACGTCGTCGTCGTCGTCATGAGCTAGACAATGACAATGCGGGTGAAGCATATATACCGATTGGCACGGGCGGTCCCCGTATTCCCTCACAAGAAACAGGTCGTGGTAGTGGTAGACTATTCAAAGTTCCGTACGGCTTGCTAGAGGCCATAACTGTGGACAAGCCCTACGATCCAAAAGATAAGGATGCGTTGCCATTACAGCAAAACTCGGACCTTAATCCAAACCAAGGTCCCACAATTGAAATCCATCTGCGGCACCCTATGATTCAGGCGGCATGGCAAGCATGCAAACAGCGCCTAGTACAAAAGAATGGCGTACCAATCGAACAGCTCGACACGTTTGAACAAGCCTTCTACCAAGAGGTAGAGCTGCACGTAAGGTTAGCGACCACTCACTTGTGGACATTCGTCAAAAATGGACGTCAACATCTGCGCGACAAGCTTTTCAGTCCTGAAGCACTGACCAGTATCGTAGCAGGTATACGGCCTTTGCAGCAGGCGGCGCAAGGCATTTTTGGAACTATCAAAGCCGGTAAAGGCATTCAATAAGGCTTAACAGATCAACTCAGTCTTCTGTCACTTGGACAGAAGACTGAGTGCCTGCTAAATCCCACACTAAATTTTTGTGTGAACTTTTATTTGACAGAGTATACACTTCTGTAGTAGTCTTACCCCGCAAACGTAGAAACCTTATAGATACCTCAAACATATGGATAAAAAAATTAAGAGAAAAGTGGACAAGACCAAACCAAGAAAAGTGGACGTGAGAATCACAGAGAGCTGCTTTCTCACTGACATGGAAAAAATAGCCGAAGCGATCGGCTACACTGAAATGCCGAAAGGCATGGCAGAAGACGTCCGCGTAATGCCACGGCTCGAAGCCAAGATATTGATAGGCGAATATCTGCAAGCCATGGACAAGCGAATCAGCGCCGGGAATCAGGTTAAAAGCCTTAAAAAACGCGAGGAACACAAACCAAAAGAAGAGCAGCGCCAGCCTGCAGTCCTCACATGGTTCCACAAAAACGCTGCCAAGCAGGAACAGCTGATTAACACCGCAGTTCGTTACTGGGCCGAGCAACAGCCCATGGCCCGATGGGCGATGCAATTCAGAGGCATCTCGCACGGAATTGCTGCCGCACTGGTGGCTTACATTGATCCAGAAAAAGCCCTCACCGCAGGCGATGTCTGGTCCATTTTCGGAGTAAATCCACAGCAGGAGTGGTTGGGAGCTGACAAATCAAAAGCATGGGTAAAAGCCCAGAAGGGCACCCCGCTGGAAATTCTGGCACGTGCGTCTGAAACGTTTCACCGCAACTATCATTCGATGCTTAAATACGCCACCACCGATGCCAAGGGTAAACGCGTCAAGCTGACACGAGATCAGATTGTGAAAACTTTGGCGCTGCGTCCTTGGAATGCTCGGTGCAAAGTGCTTCAACATTACATCGGTGACTCATTCTGTAAAAATAAAGGTTTTGTGGACGCCAGTACCTACAGCCTTAGCTACGATGAGCGCAAAGCCTATGAAACAGCTCGTAACGAAGCGGGACTGTACGCCGCTCAAGCTGCTGCCAAGTTACGGGAGGTACCCGATCACGAGCAACGCGCCATCCTTAAGCAGGGAAAGCTAGCTCCCGGCCACATCCACAACCGAGTTTTACGCTGGGTGGCAAAACGTTTCTTGGCTGATTTTCAACAAGAAATGTACCGCCAACACTTCCACAAAGAACCTCCTAAGCCCTATGTTTTCTCACATCTGGGCCATGCCCACCTGCAAGATCCGTTGGGAAAAAATAAGGCAGAAGCACAGCTTAACACAGATGCGCAGCGTAACGCAGATGCAGCTTAAGCCATGATTAGGGAGAGCACCAACACCGATGAGCGAGCCATTACACCGGAGAGCACCAACTGACCAGAGCGAGCCAAGCAGGATGAGAGCACCAGAACCAAAGAGCGAGCCGCGCAAGGCGAAAGCACCAAACCGTAAGAGCGAGCCAGAATGCAGGAGAGCACCACTATTGCGGAGCGAGCCGAATTGCAGGAGAGCACCACCGAATGTAAGCGAGCCAGAGTGAAGGAGAGCACCGTTGAACGCAAGCGAGCCATACCAAAGGAGAGCACCACGGACAAAGAGCGAGCCAATGGACCAGAGAGCACCAAACAACACGAGCGAGCCACATCAGGAGAGAGCACCAGTCTACCAGAGCGAGCCAAGCAGGATGAGAGCACCAGAACCAAAGAGCGAGCCATTGCGGAAGAGAGCACCGAGATGCGCAAGCGAGCCACAAAGCCAGAGAGCACCAAAATAAATGAGCGAAGCATTAAACAACGCCATATCCAGAATGCGCGGGTCGATGATGGCCCGGCAACATAACCGCGCCCAGTTCCGACTGGGCGCACAAACACAGGAGTTGCGCGAATATATGACTAAACCAACAAACACAAACACTAAAACTAACGACAAGCAGTCCTTACAGGAATTGCTCACAACAACACCAGACGCGGTGACGACGTATGAATTTGTTAAATCGCGTCTGCTAGTTCCGACTGACCTCGGGGAACTTAAAAAAGCGTTCATACGAGGCATTAACCTTGGACATCTGGCATGGACAGCTACCGGAATTCTCTATGTCGCTTGGATTGATCGCACGCCGTCCGGACAACAAGCTGAAATAGATGCTGATATCCTTCGGAACTGTCCCAGCATCGACGCAGGTTTTCTGCGTGCTTTAGACGCGATTGGCCGTAACCGTATAAGCTATCAGTTTTTCACGTCCCGATGCCCGCTTTATCAGCGCGTCATAATGACAGAAGCCACCGCCGATACACAGGATCACATCCTTAAAACCAAAACTCTCCTTATCCCTAGAAAGGTGACAACGGATGGCAAGACTAAGATCGTAGTGGAACAGGCCGTAGACAAGGACAAGATCAGCGCGTGGCAGTCCAGAATCATCCTGCCGGGCAAGAAGCTCGTCCAAGACAAGGCTACGATTTTGAAAGAGGCACAAGCTACGCTGCAGGTTCAAAAGATCAAATCCTGCCGCTGGGGATTCAGTGACAAAAACCTGATCATCGACGGTACGTCCTTTGACACAGCAACCGTTGAAAATATCGTCACAGAGTACTATACCCACCTGAAAGACTACAGGGCACTACAGCGCCTAGTCCTTAAACTGAATGACCTTTTAGACAGACAAGCAACAGAAGCGAAAGCGAGCTAGACATGCAACACCACAGCGCATGGCAAGAGGAAATTATGCGTCTCATCATCCGGATTCCCATCGGAACACTCTTTAACTCTGATGATATCCGCATTAAGGCACATCAAAACCAATCTGCAAATCCAGCGCATCCCAACGCTTGGGGATGCGTTTTTCGACAAGCTAGAAAAGACAAATTGATTGAAAAAACGGGTCGATACGCACCCAGCCAAGTTCCTTCCAGCAACATGCGAGCAATTGCAGAATGGCGACGAATTTAAGCCAAACAGACGTAGAGCACCGTTGAATGCAAGCGAGCCATTACATACGAGAGCACCGTGATGCGAGAGCGAGCCACGTAAACGAAGAGCACCAAAGTCTAGGAGCGAGCCACCTCAAGGGAGAGCACCAGAGATGATGAGCGAGCCACAAAGCCAGAGAGCACCACGAAGATTGAGCGAGCCAGAAAAGGTGACAGCAACGTTATAGATGAGCGAGCCACAAGAAGCTAGAGCACCACATCAGGAAAGCGAGCCAAGGACGCATAGAGCACCGTAGAACCCGAGCGAGCCAAAAATGACAATAGCAGCACAGTAAGATAGCGAGCCAAATGGCAGGAGAGCACCAAAAAGAATAAGCGAGCCAGAGACCGTGAGAGCACCAAAACAGTAGAGCGAGCCGTGCCGACAGAGAGCACCAACCAGCAGGAGCGAGCCAATCCGTTGAAGAGCACCGTAGAGCGCGAGCGAGCCGCCATGTCGGAGAGCACCAAAGACACAGAGCGAGCCAAATCGCCAAAGAGCACCAAGCAGGAGTAGCGAGCCATTGAACCCGAGAGCACCAAAATGCGGAAGCGAGCCTTTGAAAGGAAGAGCACCAAAACGATAGAGCGAGCCATAGCCTAAGAGATTACCACAGGAAAGAAGCGAGCCATTGCGAAGTAGAGCACCGAGATGAAAGAGCGAGCCGGGGCCACAAAGAGTACCAAAGCGACTGAGCGAGCCGCAATTTCAGAGAGCACCGATGAAATAGAGCGAGCCGGGGAAGCTGAGAGCACCAAAGATTACGAGCGAGCCATAACCAGCAAGAGCACCGATACTACAGAGCGAGCCAGATAGGTAGAGAGCACCAACGTAAAGAAGCGAGCCAGAGACCGAGAGAGCACCAAAACTGAAGAGCGAGCCACAGCCGCGAAGAGCACCACGAGATGTGAGCGAGCCGTCACACATGAGAGCACCGTGATGAACGAGCGAGCCAAAATAAGTGAAAGTAGCATTATAGATGAGCGAGCCAGAGCGAGCAAGAGCACCGATACTACAGAGCGAGCCAGATAGGTAGAGAGCACCAACACGTGAGAGCGAGCCGTGCAGGGTTAAAGCACCATAGGTTATAAGCGAAAAAGCCCCCGGAGGAAACTCCGGGGGCTTTTGAATTTCTACCAAACAGATTAGCCAATAGTTTGACCGAATGCCGTTGGACTATTCTGAATGAGGCCGCGACAGTACATCTTCGCGTTGATCATCTTACGAGCGAAACTCGTAGCAAACCCGCGTTGATGGATGAAATCAGGCAGAACGATATCAGGCGTGGTGTACAGCTTTTGGTACTCAGCCAACACGTAGCCAGTCGTCAAGAACTGATCGCCCTTGTGACCAACCAGAAACTCGTTGTTCGGATAGTGAGGATCAGCAAAGACCTTCTTGTTTCCGAGGTCACCCAAATAAGTAATTCCTTGCATTTGGGTGCGAGCATTCTTGGGTACGAACTGAGGCAGCGTGGCCACAACAGTCGCAGCTTGGAGACCAAGCAGCAACCAGTTACCAGCAACCATGTTTGTACTTCCAAAGATGAAGTTCGAGGCAGTCTCGAAGGCATCAATGATGGAGAACTTATGCGTCTGGTAGTTAACGCTCGCCGGGGCGATAGCGTCCCAAACCACGAAACCTGCATCAGCCTTGGCACGCAAGTCAAAGATGACCTGACGATGTTTCTGGTACTGCAACGCATTTGTCAGAGCATTGAGCAGGACGCTCTCCGCCTTGATGTTATACATCGCTTGCAAGTTTTGATCGGCTTCTTCCGACCACAGCGTTTTCAACTTCATCACCTTTGCGGTGACAGGAGTCGAACTGAGCTTCATTTCGTAGTCCTGAATGGCGAGGTTGCCTTCAGAATTGAACGCATACGTCAGGCTGTAAGCCGCGTTCTGGTATGCTCCACCACCCAAGGTGAAGTTAACTGCACCAGCGCCTGTGCCCTGATAGATGATAGCACCCACAACGGCGTTTGTAGCGACGTTGATCATGTTACCATTGCCATCGTCAGCAACAGAAGCTGCACCCACGGTGCCTGTAACAGTCCCGGCGCGGATAGGAGTCCATTCCAGCACGAGTACGCCAGAACCGTTTGTGGTTCCGCTCTCGTCCTGAATCAGCTCATCAGCGTCGTCGTCACGGTCAACCGCGCCCTGCAGAGCACGCCACATGGGCGAACCAGCCGGGGTGCGACCTTTTCGGCGACCAGTCACGATGTCCATGTAGACGATCTGAGAGACCGGGCCAGCCATAGGCTGGAGGGCAATCAGCTGGTCAATGACATCATTCTCAGACATGTTGGCGATAATGGGGAAAATCCATTTATCGAACGTGCCGAGTGAGGTCGTGCGGGTCACTTCGTCGAGACGACCGAAGCGAGACCGGCAATTTTCGAGCATGATGGCAGCGATAGGCCGTTTGTGCTCGGGCATGTGCGCCACGAACTCTTTCCAGCCACGCGCTTCCCATAAGCCACGAGGATTCTTCTCAGGGATGCCGACAGGCGTTTCCGCCAGACGGTAGCCCCACTCCAGAATGTCGGTGAAGCGGCTGATATGCCCGCCATCACTCGCCAGAACTGGCCGTCCACTTTCAGAGAGGATTACCATATGTATTTCTGTTTCTTTGGGGTTTTGGTTTGTTACTTGGCGGCTGTGCTCAGGCGCTTCACGAGGTCTACGCTCTCATTAATAGAGCGTGGGTCGCGGGTGCTGTACACGAGCTTCGCACCTGTCTCGTTGACAGGCTGTTTCTCTTTGGATTCCACCAACGGGGTAGTTTCCGAAGCCGTTTTGTCTTTCGACTCGTTAGTGACACTGCCGGGTTCTTTGGCAACGCAATCGCCTTCACCCTCTTTCTTCTTGTCACCTGTCTTCTTCGCCATCGTCGGATTCTCTCCGTCCGCAGGCTTGCCAACTCCAGCGGCTTTCTTGCCTTCTTCTTCAGTTACCACAGGAGTATTCTTGCCTTCCAACGTCTCGCGAATTGACGCGATATGACGAAGGCGAGTAGCTTCCTTGAGCGACTTCTGGATTTCAGGGGCTGCCGCCTTTTCCTTGAACTCCAGCACAATGAGACGTCGAGCCAGCTCAGTGGTATCTTCGTGATACCGCTTCGATATGGCATCGAGAGCTTCGCAGGAGTCAGAGAAGTCTTTTTCCAGCACCGACAGCTTCTGGCCGCGTTCTTCAGCAACGCGCTTCCAGCCTTGTCCCCGGCGGGTAAGTTCTTCTTTGAGTTTTTGACCTTCTGTCGTGGACTTCATGGACTCGCCGACACGCTTCTTGTAGGTCAGCGCAGTTTGTGCAACAGCGTTGATGACCTTCATCAGCTTCAGGTTTTGTTCACTGAGGCGCTTGGCCTCTTTAACAGGTGCCTTGATACTGTTAGTGAGTGCTTCACTAACGCTCTCAAGTTCCTTGTGGAGCTTCTGAGCCTCCCACGAACGGGTAGCGTCCGTAGCGGCCCACTGAGCTACACTCTGATGCAATTCTTCGACTTGCGCCATCGACTCAGCGAACCGTGGCTTCGCCGGGTCGATGTTGCGAAGGGCATCAACGCGCAACTTGATTTCGTTCAGTTCCATATGGTTTGTCTTTGTTTTGGTTTCGCTGGCCGGGCGTGCCGTACCAGTTGAAGGCGTCGATTCCTTCAAATTTAAGGTTTCGGAAAATGAAATCTCCTCGTTACCGCTACCGAAGGTTGGGATCTTTGTAGCTTTATTTTTACGCCAAGCCTGTAGCTGAGCCAGCAGGCTCGCTTTCACGTCATCAGGCATCTGCTCTATCGGAATATTGGCCGGAGGTTTAACGAAGGTGTGTCCACACGAGCAGCGATTGGTTTCCAGCTTGTTAACAAGACCGCATTCAGGACATGCGCTAGGATCAAACTTGGAAGGATCTTCAACAAATGATTCAGCTTGAGGTTTAACAGGCTCTGCCATCGTTGCTGTAGTAGAGCTGCGATCCGGAATAAGTTCAGCTTGTTCGAAAGAAGGCTTAATCACCACGTCCCAGCTTTCACAGACGTAATCCTCCTGAACTTCGTCCACACCGTCACCGGCGCGTTGTAAAGAGCCGTAACCACGGCTTGAAACAAGTGGATTGTAGCCGCCCTCTATGAGCGCCTTGAGCTTGTTTCCCTCGACGGTATCCAGAAGCGTGATTTCGCCGACGACTTCACTGATAGACTTTCCAGTCGAGTCTTTGCCTTCGACCATCTGTGCCATCGTGACGTGGTGGGATATGGGAGAAAGCAGCGTTACTATTCCGTCCTTGGGATGTTCCAGAAGTCCGAATGCAGCATTGCGCTTAATGGACCCTTGAAGCAGAGAACCGTCCGTCAAATTTTTCTCCCAGACCCGGCGTGAATAACGCCGGTTATTACCATTCACGCAGTCACAGACTGAAAACCTACCGGGAATACGCGTTAAAGATCCACCAGTAGGCTTGCTTTCGACAACCGGAGGTTTACTCCGGTCTACGATGAAAGGAAATGCGCCTGTAGCGCCTTCAACTAGGTATTGTCGCATGATGTTTACAGCACTTCACTGCTTGCTGTAAACTATGCTGAAAACTCCTTAGACCATGTTAGAGACGCGTAAACCGCATCTAAGAGAATTGAAAATCAATCCAAACACTTTATAAACGAGGAGCGTATGGCAGGGGAGGCAGCGAAGGATCTTTAGGATTGTCGATAATGACTTCGCATCTTTGGAAATTCCAACATTGGTCAAGAGCCTTCTCGATAAGATCCATATTCGCTCCTCGCTGCTTAAACCAAGTCCTAGTATCCTCAACTTCAAGCTCTTCGGAATGACCGTTGTCAAGTGTAAGCACGAAAAAATCAGACCAAGGCTCACGAGTTACCAAAACGTGTAAACCCAACGGCTCGATCGGTTCAGAAAGTTTTTGCTCTACAGTAGTTGACACAGATGTAAACGCCTACAATTGCTTCCCATTCAAAGTGAGTAATAAACGAATGTATACAAATCAGATCCATTTACGAGCTGCCTCACAAACTTTTTTGATGTCTGCAGGCACGTGTTCCGGCATCAAACTGCCGCCTGTTGGATCAGGATTAGCAACCAATGCGGCTGAAGCTTTTGCAGCCGCTTCTTCTACTATAGCTGGATTTTGAATGCCCATGGACGCCAATGCCGCTTCTTCGGTAGCAAACTGACCTGCGGCTGCCATTTCCGCTGCATCCACCGGAGGCCGCCCAGCACCACGATTACGTCCAAGCAGCACGTCCATGGCGTTAACAGCTGTATCACCGCCAGTAGAAGGTATTACCGTTTCCTGCGGAGGTTCTGGCGCAGCCTTCTGCAACTCCGACCATGAAAACTTATTCGGCGACGCCATGCCCGGCACTTTTGACGGGTCCAACGGCGACATTCCCTCTGGTGTAGCATCTGGAGCTGTAAGCGCCGCGTAGGGTGTAAGCAGCTTTTCCTTCGCACCAGATGGATAAGATGGCTCCTGAACAACGTCCCTGATAGGCTTAAGCCGGGTCGTTATGACGTTCGTTGCGCCGTCTATTTCTTCGGCACCATCTGGTATGATAGATTTTGTGTCACTACTCGATTCTTCCTCTGACTCACCCACAGCAGCACGCAAATCAGCGTCCATACTATCTTCCTCGCGTTTTTTGTTAGTTTCAGTGCCCTCCGGATCACGACGCAAGCGCTGTTGTTCCAAACGATCTCGATAGCTGCGACGCGGCAAAGCAGCACAAGGCACTGGCACATCCTCATTCACACGAGGCTTGCGCCCCATCACTTGGTCAAGAATTGAATTGCTCATGGTGCTGTATCAAGTTCAGGAGAAGATTCACCAGCAGGCTGAATTACCGGTTTCTCGGTTCTACGATGCTGAGCAACGCGGGACAAAATTCGCCCGGCACTATTCCCTTGATCGGCTTCAGGTGGTCTGCCACCGCCCGGCTGGTCTATACTGGGCTGCACTTCAGAAAGCTCGTCAAGCATCCCGCCCAGTTCCACGCCAGCCTGCTCACCGATCTGAAATAGCATCCTCACAAAATCTGTGTAACTTACCGCCGTATACAACAGCTCAGAGGCAACGTCCATTTTACTGCCGCTCTCCCAAGCTGAAACCAAGTGGGCAACAGTTTGACTGATCACGGTGTCGTCTGCGCTCGATTCCGCACCGGCTTCGATGTCGGCGTCTACAGCTGCTTCAGGCTTATCGGTAGCAGGTGCAGGTAAAGGCTCCTGTTTAGGACTTTCCTGCTTATCCTCGGGTTCAGGACTGTCAGCCTTCTCGTCTTCACTATCCTCGGCTTCACCGAGCACTTTAGTCAGTGCAGACACCCTACGCGCAGGCACAGATTCGACCACGGCCTGTCCCATGACACGGCTTAACCATTTGTTTACCATATAGCCTAACTACACGAGATCCACTACAAGGTTATAGTCGTAGTCTAAAAGGCGCGAAACCGAGATACCTCCTCCACGGTACCCGCCCGCTTTACTTGGCAACTTCAACCGAAACGGACGATAAAAATGCCGGTAAGCATACGATCGTGCTGCCTCCTGCATGACCCGGCTAGCTTCTTCATCTGCCATCTGACGTTCTACGCCCCGTGGCATGGATGTCTCAACATCTTGGTGTCTAAGCCTCGCGTGCTCGACATCGAGGCAGTTCATGTCTTGATTATTCAACCGGATGCCACCGGCTAAACGACAACGGATAGTCCAATCACAGTGCTCCTCACCAAACTGACCGAAGCTCGCGTCAAAGTAACCAGCAGCCTCCACAGTCTTACGTGTTACAGACATCATTATGCCTGTAAACCGAGGCAGGAATTTCACATTCCACCCTCGCACCGGGTAAGTCGTCCACTTGTATGATTCTGGAGCACCTGATATGGCAGGAGAAGCCTCCGTAAAATCACAAAAAGCGAACATGCCGACGCCCAAATCTTGGTGTGCCCGTGCGTAAAGATCAGCGAAATCGCCCAGCACAAATAGGTCGTCATTACAGAGCAACAAATGATCGCAGTCACCGTCCAAAAACCATTTGAGTGCCCTGTTAGAATTTCCAGCCACGCCCAAATTACGATCACCCATGTATACATCCACGTTTGGGTAATTAGCCTTTTCTGAATCCTCTGGAATCCACTGGGTCGCCATCAAATGCTTTTGAGGTTCAGGTGACCGCCCAGCGCACAGCATATCCGCTGTGCCATCTCGTTGACCACAGTCTTCCATTATAGCTGTTGCATATTGTGGACAGTGTTTTTCGACGCCTTCGAGCATGGTTTTGAGCGCGTTAATTCGACGATACGTGAGTATGGCAATAGCTGATTTCATAGTATGTAAGAACGAAAAAAGCGGTTCGCCGGGAGAAACGAACCGCTTTAGGCTTGAGTTGCCGACCGCCTACACTGAAGGATTGAGCTTAATATCCAGTTCCTTGCCAACTCGGAACCGAATCACCTTCCGCGCAGGAATTACATAGGTACCCGCTTCCGGGCACTTTGGATTCCTTCCAATTTTGCTTTTGCGAATTTGTGGCACAAAAATGCCAAAACCGCGAAATTCAACTTTTTGACCTTCAACCATGACCTGAGCCAAACGATCAATGATAAATTCCACTGTAGGCTTTACCTGACTGACTGGTAATTTAAGGTGATCAGCTAAGTCATCCGCGAGGTTATTTCGTGTGTAAGCTTTCATTTTTTAGTTCGACCTTCGTAGTATCCGAGCACAATGCGTGAAGCAGCCTCCGGGAGTAACATGATGTCCGCGTGTACATCCAGAATGAACACGAGCACCCGGTAAACCAGCACAATAAGCCACGCAACAGCGAGTAACAGCGTTATCAACAAACCAAACAGAATAATACTGAAACTGGGTTCAGGACGCAGAAGCCAGTAGTAAAGGACACTAACCCACGTGAACAGTATCAAACCGAACATGGTGTAGTCCCATTTGGCAAATAAACCAAGACTACGCTGAGCTTCAAAACGACTGATTGGCTGCATTGGCTGTGCCTGCGCCGTGGGCGTTGCAGGCGACGTTGGTTCAATAGGCTTAGCCATTAAGATTATCCTTGGCGTGTTGATCTATCAACGCAGTTATGGCCGCTGTAGGCGTATTATCTGGCGCAAACCAGCTTTTGCCTTTAGCGACCAGTTTCTTTTTCAGTGACTCACTTGGGCTGCAAAAACGAATCACAAGCGGACTGGTCTGAGCACCAAGACAGAACAGGAGGACCTGCTTATCAGCATCCTCGGTCGGATGGCCGTAGTAGATAGTGTCACCCCGTTTGAATCTCTTGAAGTACTCGTCAAGATAACTGAGAATCTCAGCTTCGTCGTAGCTGGCTGCGCCCGGCGTTTCTTCCCCTTCAATAGTCGGCAGTATAACTGGACTGCGCTGCTGGCGAGAGCCGAGCAACAGGGGACTGAGCGTTATCTTAGTCAGCCCAAGATTGGAAGCCTCTACAAAACAACTTTTCTTCAAACCACAAGACTGACAGCGGCGATCGTAGGCTGTATACAACACGCCGTAACAAGAGATCATGTCCTTGTGTAGACGCGGAACTTTTGCACCAATGATTTCCAGCATCTCAGCAACCTGCTGGTTTACCTTTGTATGCTGGTCACGCGCTGCTAGTGTAAACAATCGGCGTATAAGCATACTGTCCGCAGTTGGTGGAATCTGCACACCAAATACAGACTTCAACTGCGAAATCACTGCGCTTTGACGCGCTTTGTCTAATTGTTCTGCATCAGTCATAGCTTGGTAAGCGGCAATCTTCTTCTTAATCCTTAGAACAGTTTCTTCAAACAATTCTAAGGATATTTCTAGTCCTTCAGCTAAATGACTGTGTTTTATTTTAACAGAAAATTTTCCGGACATCCGTTGAAAATGAGCGTCTACAAAGGCAATACAGCGAGCTTTTTCATTAGGCCAGTAAAGCTGCCTAAACACAACTTTCTCTACCTCGCCTAGGAGTACCTCGTAATCTTCTGCAACTTCTCGCAGCTCTGCTTCATCATCACTGGTATCCGCGACTTGAAGATGGAGGTCCGTATCGTCTAAGCTCAGCTCGACCTGCTTATGATAAGCTGGGCGCTGCTTTTCTTCCTCCTCAGAAGTCACGCCGGGAAGGGTTACAGCGAAGCGTTCTTTTCTAGGAGGAGGTTTTACCCCTGTGCGCTTTTCAGTGAACCTGTACTTTTGAACTCTGGACTTGGCATGATTCTGAAGAGATGCCTTGAAAAATTTGAAAAAATTACTGCGGGTTGGCTGCTTCATCACATGACCCTTGTCTATGATCTCAGCTAGCTTTAACCGGCCTTCCCCAACCATTTCCTCAAACTGCAAATGGGGGCTGCTTTGGTCAGAATAAATTTGAGCAACTGAATGTATCAGTCGTTCACAGTCAGGCATCATCTCGTCCAGCACTGGTGGGCGCAGGTTAGGTGCTTGATACAACACCAACCTGAAATTTCTGTCGGTCAGTCTTAAAGATGACCACTCAATTGTCGTCTCCGTGTTCGTAAATTCCATATTCTCCCGTACGGTTTGGATCTAAAATTTTCACCATATCGTTAAATATTTCTTGCGCTGAACGGGCAGTGCGTTTCCGTTTCCGCGCTACTTCCGCGACAGCATCCGGATCAAGGTCGCTTCTTTCAATATCTCGATGAATCGCGTAGTTCTCATGTATCTTTGCCAAGTAAGCAAGCGTAGGGAATTTAAGCCGGGTCCCTTGATAGCGTGTGATGATTCTCTTTAGAGTGTCCCAAGACACGTATTCCAGTAGATCGACCACAGGCTCGTAAGAACACGCTGCCCGAAACAAGTCTTGCTCTGTGAAAGGCACATGAATTTTGCTGTACAGCTCATGGCGCATAGCTGCCAAAGTCCAACCGTAGAAAAATTTTGAACTCTCCAGACTCAATCCGTAGGCATAAGATGCTCCTCTAATAGCACCTTGTTTGTCGCGCTCATCATCAACAATGCAGTCTATATGGTATCGAATGGTAGCTATTTCCTGTGGATCTCCCCAGCGACAAGTCATCTGCTTTAACTTGTTTTGAAACTCTTGAGCAAGATCATGCTTGTCGATAGCATGATCTTCGTGACCATAAAATTTTTCTAGATTGTCGCTCGTGACGTGGTAGCGCTTACGGTACTGAATCACCTTAACCAGTTCGGAACGATAAGCGTTTTTAGCGCACTTTGAAAACCACGAGAATAAACGACCCTTCTTTGGCTGCCACTTTTGAAGCCACTTTACCACCTTCTCCTGCGCAGCGCTGACGAGGATAGGCAGGTCAACCGTATAGTGAAAGTCTTCGAACTGGGCCAACCGTTGAAACATGGCAGTTGATCCCTCGACAATTTGCTCTAAAACGAACATGGCCTCTTTATGCCGCCCGGCGGCGGAAAGTTCCTTCCACCGGACAGCAAGAGGCGTAAGCTGAGAGGCTGGGAAAATATGTTCCCCCTCTGGTGACGGACTAAGGTCATTTGCTTTCTTAGGCATGTGGCTTAAACAAGATCGCCATACAGTTTAAGAATGGCGATCAACGCGGTTACTCAGAACCTGAACTATTTTCTTTAACACCCTTTGGAATTATCGTCAGAGCTTGGTAATCACGTATCAATTCGGCCAATTTCTGCTGACGTTCCTTACGACCGGGAGAACGGTCATGAGCCTCTGCTATTTGATCTGCCGTCATCAACAAGGTTGACATGCTTATCCCATAAGCGTACGGAAGCGTTGGATCAAGAGTGGCCATCCTCTTAATGCCCTCTATCAGTTCCGGACGTGGAGGTCGAGTTAAATCCTCTTCGGTTTTTGGAACAACTTTGTCCTCTTTTTTAGCAACCGGACTCTTTGTAGCAGCTGTCGCTTTTGCCAGTCCTGAAGCAGCCTTTTTAACAGCTGGCTTTGGAACATCAGGACTCGGTTTTTCAGGCTTTTCTTTCTTTGGTTCTGCAACAGGCTTGCCTGTTTCAAGCGCAGCAGGTGGGTGAATGATATCAGGGACTTTAAACACACCGTCACCTTCCTGCATAAGTTTCAACGCGAGCTTCAGCACATCCGTCCTACTGGTCGTATGGGCATCTGCGCCGTTGGCGTGTAGCGTCTCCGTTATGTAAACAACGGGCTTAGCGAAAAAAACCTTTTCATTGCTGGGCGGGGGTCGGCAGACAATTTGAGTCTTTGGACCTAGCTTGGCTTTAATCGCTCGATCCGCCTCTAGAATGGCTTCAACCTTTTGATATCGGCCAAAAGTTATTGGTTTACTGCTCATAAAAATTTGATGTTGCTAGCTCCAAGGCTATGCAATTGTAAACTTTTGACAAGATGGATAATCAAAAAATATTCACTATTTTTTAGGCACAGTTTTTACCTTTTGTTTTGACACTGGAACTTCGTCAGCATCTTCGGGCTGTTCCCCCGATTCGGGTGCTTGTTCCGGATCAGAATCATCGGCAGATGACGCTGCCGGGGTAATATCGTCTACAAAGTCTTTCATTCGTTTTCCCACGTTTTTCATGGCTTCACGAAGTGCCAGTGTAGGGTCGTCAAATGCGCCAAACAGCTCAACAGTTTCAACGTGTCGCACTGTAACAGTCGCATCACGCTTTTTGAGCTTCAATCCTGTTTCAGACGTTTCAACCTTGATGCCCATCAGTTCATCGAACAACTGAGCAGTGTGCTGCCTCTCATTGGAGTTTTTCCAGAAATGATAATCCATCGTCAGAATGTAGTGCGCATTGCCCTCAACGAACAAACGCTCCAAATCCGACAACTTCTTGAGTTTAACTGGACAGCCTTTCGGTTGTTCAGTTTCACCATTATCATCCATGCGAACACGCATGCAGCAAAGGATAACCACATCGCAATCACGAAGTGCCTTAAGCTGAGGAACGGTGGTAAGCAGCTGACTAACAGCATTAGTCAGTTCTTCATCTGTTACATATTCAGTTTTCTTTGCCATAATCAATCTTCCAATTCAGGTAGGACTGGATTGCTGATTAAGTCATCAGCGTCTATTTCTTCGTCAGTTTGTCCGTCTAGTCCCACAGTTACGAACGCACCGGTCACGGCAGCTTTCCAAAGCAGATCACAATCAGCCTGATGCTGCGCGTAGAACGCAGGCCAATCCGCACGATATTTGAAACCAACCTCCTTCTTTTCACGAGGAGCGCCCCGGCGTTTAGGTTTATCGTCATCTTCGTCTAACGAAGTATCTAGCTGATCCGGGTCAAAGGTGGTCGGCGTGATTCCGCAAGCCGCGAATTTACAGACAAAGTTGCAGCCCTTTTCCTTCGATTTAACCTCAATGGCCTTTAGCAGAACCAAGGTTTCCAGCATGCTAAAAACAGGATGAAGGCCACCCTGCTCAGGATCAAGCAGCAAAACCATCTTCCCGTCGCGGAACGGCATCTTGATGCGATTTTTAACGCTGTGGAAACCCACCACGATACCCGCAGCAAACTGAGCGCTGGGCAACAGTTTGTACTTCGCCTGATTGGCATGCATAAAAATGCGATGCGTGGCGTAAAAACGCAATGCGTAGCCACCGTAGCTGGTGTACTCAAAGCTACTGGTGCCAGACAATTGGCGGCCCATTTGCTGGGCCTGCTGAGCTGCTTTGAAGTTCACGCGAACCTGATTGGTGCAGATAAGACAGACGTTGTGACTGTTAACCTTGCTCATCAGCTTGCGGAAACCTTGGCTATAAGCCTGCGGAGCACGGTTAAAATCAACCTTACCCCATGCCTGAGCCTGTTCCTGTTTATTGCTGGTCGATGCAATTGTATCTACCACGATGACAAGGAAATGAAGCTTCTTACGCCCAGCCACAGTTTTCTCCAACGCCTCAATAGTCCCGATGGAATCATCAATCTGCTTGAACAGCTTATCCACTGTATCACAGTAGGCTAAACCCACGTTGATACGCTGACCATCGACAATAAGCTTTCGGTCATCGTCTAGTGATCGTTCGTTGTCAATGTAGATAACGCCGACATCGAACTCATCGGGGTCAAGCTGACGGTATGTTACGTTGCCGTCCACGTCTCGAATGATTTCGCTGACAAAACCACGCTCAGCTCGCCCGGCGCAACGGATAGCCAACGCCGTCTTTCCACAGCCTTCCAGTCCATAAACCTCGACGATTCTACCAAAGGGCATCCCGCCCACGAGTTCATCGAAGGCAGGATTACCGGTTGTTAAAACGTACTGGATTTTAGACAAAACTTGTTCATTCGTGCTACTGATTTCATACACCCCGCTGTTCTCACTGCGGGGTGCATGTTTTCGCAGATTAGCCAGAATAAGCTCTTGAAAAGTGGGCGGTGGAGCCTCGATCTTTTCTTTCTTACTCATAAGCCACGATTTTTTACTGCGTTAATCTTGTCTCTGATAGCGCTACCTAAAGCAGCGCCTTTGCGGCTGATTGTAGGAGGCGCAGCAGCAGGCTCGCCTTCGTCTTCTACTCCATCCAAGGGTGCTGGAGGAGCTTGATCGCTGGTTTCGTCCGGAGGCAAAGGATCGTCCTCGGCCTCGGGCTCAGGTTGTGAAACAGGCCGACGAGTAGCCACAGGAGCTGCGGGACGAGCCGCAGCACGCCCGGCTTGAACTCGCGGTGCAGGTGCTGGCTCGGGCTCAAAGTCCGGATCTTGTGGTTCAGGCTCAGGCTCCGGTTCGGGTTGAGGAGCAGGGCGGCGCGTAGCCGGAGCTGAATCTACTGGACGAGCAGCTGCGCGAGCGGGAGCCGGAGCTGGAGTTACTGGACGTGCGGCTGCAACTGGAGCAGCTGCGCGAGCGGGAGCCGGTTTGGCAGGCATTTCAGCGCCGGGAATCTGATCTTCGTCTTCAGGGGCTGGTTCGGGTTCTGGTTCGGGTTCTGGTGCTGGCGCTGGCGCTGGACGGCGAGCGGCTGGACGGGCGGCTGCAGCAGGTGCGCGAGACGGAGACTCTGGATCATCCACGTTCTCCTCGTGCTGAGGCTGCGTTTCTTCTTCTTCAAGTCCAACAGAAGGCTGGCCCCGGCGAGCACTGCCGCGAATACCACGGAGCTGGTTTACCTGTTCTTCTAACTTGATGACAAACGCTTGTAGCTCCTCGTCTTTGGGCATTTGAACACGAGGATTTTTAAGCTGTTCCTCGATTTTCTTAATCCAATCTACGTATTTTGAATCGTTAGAATCAAAAATAGGCATTGAGTCCTGCTTATCGAGTTTGAAGCCTTTACTGGTGCGGCTGACTATGAAGTCGTTGCCCAACTTGTAGTCCAACACGCTGAGCGGAGACTTTTGACCGCCTGCCATGTAAAAGGCTTTCAGTTCCTCCCACGTGCTTTTGTACATCCAATGCTCGTAAGGCACAAGCACCTCCTGCATGGACTGCTCAGAGCCGTCCTTTTCAAATACGACACAGTAAACAAGCCACTGTGGATTTGATCGGCTCTCGTAACCAAGTTGACTTTCTGCTTGGTTGGTACTTTCATTAAGCTCATGGGAACGATCACAAACTGGACAATACGAATCTGGATCACCTCCAAAAGCGGGTGAGGTTTGCCGGGGACAAACAACAGGCTTAGTTGCCAACCAATGTTTGGCAATACGAGCGAAGAAAGTCTTTTTAGGACCCAGCTTCGCAGGCAGATAACGAATACGCCACATTTTGCCTTTTTCCAATTTGACTTGGCGCTTGGTGTTGCTAATAGACTGAGTGAAGTTCTGCTCATAGTGCAGCTCACCCAGTATTTCAGGATCTATTTTACTTGGTGCGTTTCTTTGCATTTTTAGTCTCCCGTTTGTTGGTTTTGTGACCGATTTTCGAGTTCTTCGTCCGACGGTAATTCGTGAGCAGCAGCCTGCCGCGTCGTTGCTTCACCTGAACGAACTAACTCTATTTTGTATTTGAAAGCGTCAATCTGAGCGAATAAGTTATCGACGATACGCAGGCATTTTCCGACACGATTTTGGGCATCAACCACGTCAGGGTGAACAAGCACCGCTGCTTCAATTGCGCCTTCAGTCGGTTTAACACCGATGTAACCATCGCTGTCCATTCCCTCCATTTTGTACTTGAGCGTCAGCCTAGCCTTAATTTCCTTGACGGCCACTTCCGCAAGGTACTGTTGCTCCCTGTAGTAGCTGCGCTGCCAGCCAAGGTATGACATGGCTGCCGGTAGCACCTGACTGGCCTCGCGCACATCCGAATAGTCACGCTTAAGAAGCGCGTCAATATCCATCTCGTCGTTGCCTACCTTGAACTTCTTTAAGGGTGGAATTAAGGTATTCATTTAGTTGTTAGACCTGTGTCTTTTTCCACGTCATCCATGACCTTGAGAACTTGATCTGCCTCGATATTTTCAAAGCACTCACAAATTTTTTGCTTTGGCCCATCTGGACACTTATTTGCTGGAAATGTCGAGTAGGCATAGCAAGGAGAACAGTTGCAATCATTGCGATTCCAGATGGCATAACGCATATAATTCTCGTCATATCCAATGCGCACGCCGGGATCATGGCTGCCCCACAGAGAAATAGCCGGGGTGCCAACAGCCTCGGCTATGTATAGTGGAGCCGAATCTAGGCATACAACGGCTTTGGCACGTGCAATAAGAGCCATCAACAAACGCACAGAGGGTGTCCTGTCTACTAGGTTTATGACGCCGCTACCGCCATAGTTGTCCAGTGCCTGCATAAAGGTTCCAACGCTCATGTCTGTATCAGGCAAACGCATTGTAGACGTTCCAATCACGACTACCGGACGACGCTGAGACAGCTGCTTGATAACGTGCAACCATGTAGAGTACTTGGCGCACCGCAGGGAACTGTTGGAAAACGGTGCAACCACGTAATAGGGCATACGACGCATGTCCAATTTTTTAGCGTCGAAAATCCACTTCAAAAGCGCATCTAGGTCTCGGTAATCTGAAGGTACCAGTGTAGCCGTAGGCTTCTTCCAGCGAGCGTCAATAGTATCCGGTTCAAAGCCCAGTTGCTTAAACAAGGCATCGTACACATTAAGTTGATCGCCCTCTTCATCGCACTCAGTCACCGAGCCTACAAACCAATGGTAGTTGTACATCTTCAATTGGTCGTATTCAATAGGCCCGCAATACACTGTTTGATTGTGCAAAAACGGTGCGTGTGTCAACACCAAGCCCCGATCACTGAAGGCGTACACATCAATCTCGCAGTTCGCACCTGAGCAGTGATGGATGTAGCTCAACGGACCTGTCAGAAATAGAAGGTCACCAATGCCCCGTTCACGAAAACGCTCAACCAGAATCTTCGCACCAGTCACAGCCTTACCAGCCCGTAAGGGATTGAGCATTGAGCTATTGTCTAGCTCTGAAACTGACTCAATAAATGGATGAATCGAAGGTATCCGAGAAGCATTAATAATGTAACGCCGGTTAGGGTTAAACAGCCACGTTTCGTCATCTGTCTGCATGAACATTACCGGCTTGTTCACTGTAACGATTACGTACTGCGAATTGGATGGTAGTTTAGATTCTTGCACGTGATAAAGAACTTATTTTCAGGGAGTCATTCCAATATATTTTCGAACACTATCCGGTATGGCAGCAAGCTCGTCAGGTAGCCACTCACGAACCCGAGGCCAAATTTGTTTTGGCTGAAACATGTGCAGACCTTCGATGCCGTTAGGCCACTTGTATGTCCAATTCGGCTTAATGTTAGGCAACACGTCTTTTATCCAGAGATCAAAGAGGTAGTCCTTATCATCGTAGTGACCAGAACGAGTGTGCTTTACAATAGTGTCCTCCATTGTGCGACGAGTGCCCGTAAAATGAATCACCAACGGTGCTGGCACGATAACGAGACGCCCCAAAGGTGAGCGACAGCACTTGAACAAGGAAGTCCCACCAATGTACACGACAGCAGTGTCTACAGCTTCGCCCACGGGCCAGCCCGGCAGTCCAATAACCGGAATCATGTATGTCAACACAGCTGAATGACCTTGATCAATGTAGGGCTTAATAGTTGCCAGCGTACCCCGCTTCCACAGCTCGTCACCGTCTACAATCAAGATATGTTTAAAGCCTTCGCTGCGAATCCAGCGTAAACTGTCGTTCCTTACGCGGGTTTCAACGGTAATGCGAGAATCGCCGGGCATCCTGTTAGATTTCACGTTGAAAGTACGCCTACGCAAATTAATGCCTACTTTCCGCACCTGTTCCGCTGCGGCGTCCAGCTCATCTTTGCAGTTAGGTTCCAAAGGTTCACCGGACCAGTATTCGTCAGGCTCTGCCCAGAAGATGTCATTAACACCTTCCTCCTTCATTCGGTTACAGACCTCAAACAGGCATATGTCATCACGCGTGACCTGCATGTAGGCACAAAAACCAGTAGTATCAACTTGCTTAGGCGATGCGATCGGCGCTCTAACAGCCTTGGGACCGTCATCAATAGGGAAGCCAATAGCACGGCGATAATTAAACAACGTTTCGCCAGTCTGCCAGCGCGTCTGAGAAGCATGCTTAATGTCCTGCTGGTCACGTGGACGCTTACCGCAGTCCGGGTGAAGATGCTCGAATAAAAGATGCATGGCCTCGATGACGACACCATCCCTGACAGCAACTTCACCGAATTCTGTGTCAACAAACATACTCTCGTACTTGGGGTACCAAAGATAACCAAACCGATCATAGCGCTTGCGCGACAAGATGGCTAAAGTGCAGAGAGATTGCACGTATCCGTCATTTACGTGGATGACGTATTCCCCATCCTGTTTGCTCGGAGGCACAGCCGAAAGAAGCAAGTCATCCCAGCCTATTGGCGGATTAAAATCATCCGCCACAGCGATGATGATTTTTCCAGTTGTATGCTCAGCTGCAACGTTCCACCCGGCCACGCAGGTTTTAGCTCCGTTATTGATGCGGACCTTAACCGCCCCACACTTGGGCTCAAGAGGCTCAGCCAAAGGCATACAGGACATAGCCGCAGCTAGAGATTCAGCGTCACCTTCGTCTACAGATATCACCCACTCAATCTCAAACGGACGCTTAGCGCGGGTGGTCCAAAGGTTAACCACTTGTGGAATTAAAGCCGGGCGAACAGAAGTGTACGCCAGTGAAAATGTTGGCACGTGTTCCGAATTCATTGTGTTCTCTAAGAACAGAGTATTTATGACAACTGAACTTGAAAGAGAACACTTGGCGTTAAAAGCTGCTGCAAATGTGACAGGACAAAAAGCAAACATGCTTCTAATCGCCTGCGAAGTCATTATGGAGCAGCGTCAACTGACCAACCGCCTGCTGGAACACGCAGACAAATTGAAAGCCAAACTGAATGAAGATTTTAAGCCAACTGGTGGAGCAATTCCGAGCCAAGCACAACCGGATGCCAAGTCGGATATTCGTTGATCCGTTAGCGTTGGTATCTCTGGGATTACGACGCAGCGTTGCGCTGGTATGGAATGGAATCCCAGTGGAATGCCGAGAATTGACGCCTACACCGCCTAAAAGTACACCTACAGCACTAGGCGTACATATACACGTGGACTCGAAAGACCCGAAGATAGCTTACCTTGAGGGCTTTGAGATGTGCCTTGACTCATAACTTTCCAAACAAGGTTTCTAAATATTCGATGAGGTACTTGGTGTAGCTTAGCACGTACTCATCCCCTTCAAAAAAGAAGGAATCATGCTTGGTCTTAGTCTTGCACTCCTCAATGTAGACAGCTTTAAGCCGTCGAGCTGACTCTAGCGTGAAAGTAACAGGTGTAGGCTTGGTGCGCACAGTACTAGACGCAGGATAAATCATAAAAATTAAAGTATACAAGTTTTGAGATGCAGTCAACTGGAAAATAAGGTGGCTCACTTTAAGCGAGCCACCTTACTTCAAAATTAGGCAGCCACCACAGCAGGAGCCTCAATAGCCTTAGAACCCCAGTCTAAACCAAATTTATCGGCACACGTAGGACCGTAACCGACGTCGGTGCTCCGGGCATCTGTGAGCTTGCGTCCGCAGAAGCAGCAACAACCAGTCATGCGCCCATATCTAGTAGCCAGACCTTCAGGATCGGCGGCAAACTTCTGAAGCTCACTTTCAACGTTGCGAGGACAGTCTTGGGCAGGGAAGAAACGCCCTTGAGGAGTAATTTTGCCAAGGTAGGGCCGGGTGGCACCCTCTTCATCGTTGTCTACTTTCTCACCTTTGACGTAAATGCAACCCGCATTCTTGCTGGCTGCGCCCGCGAGAGAAAGCTGGTATTCGTTACGACTATCGTCCATGAGGCGAATAGCCGGGAACTTCAAATTTTCCTTGGCCTTACTGAACATGCCGAGAATGACACTCAGCCCGGCGGTGTTCAACTGCGTGGCCTGCGCCTTTGGCTGAGCACGGCGATAAGCCTCAATGATGTAGGCGGCGACCCCAATCATTCTCGGTTCGATGGCTTCGCAAGAAGCTACAATGAGCAGGTTATGCTCGAAGTCACTGAGGCTATCGTTGCGATTCGTCACGAAGTTGAGCAGAGCGGATTTGAAATCGGCGTCACTACCTGTTTCACACAAGTGAGGCGCATACTTGCTGATAGCCCACTCACGAGCGTCTGTAGCCAGCTTTTTAGCTTGCGCAGTCCAATGGGTAGGGTGAAAACGGTAGGTATTGAACATGTTCATGGCTGTATCGGCTGTAGGTATAAGAGGTGTAGCACTCTCTCTAGCCATCTTACGCGTAATGAAGCTACCAGAACGCAAGATTTCAGTAGCGACTGCGTTCAGGTATTCTGGCAGATCAATACGGTAGGTATCGACCGATCCATTACAACGACCGGTGTGGGAGGAACAGACCTCAAACGCGTTCAAAATAAGTTCAGCAGCCGCTGCAAGCTTGGATGGATCGGTGTGACCTAGAAAGTCTTTGAGGCAGCTCGATCCAACCTGTTTGTGGGTGCCGTCATCGTGACGGACGATGTAGGTGTCCCGGCGATTCCGGTTACACTGGCAATGATCACACACTGGCTGGCGGTTACGGAGCTGAACAGGCACCTCAACGCCGGGAATGGCGCGAATAACGTTGCCTTCAACCGTATGATTTAGCGTGCCAATGAAAGACCAACCATTGAACTTCGGCGTTTCACCGTTCACGCTAATGCTGACTCTGCGCTCAACCCTGCCGGGCTGGCCATCCACAGGCACGTCTTCGTGGCCGAGGATAGTCCACGTGATTGGAGCCACACCCAGACGAGCGCAGCGCTTGTTCAATTTTTCAAGTCGAGCAATGAGTCCAGCGACGTTGGCTTCGTAAAGCATGTAGTTCATGGCTACAATGTAGACTACGCCAACATTGTCGTCAACCAGAAAAAATGGATTTTTTAATTGCCCTCGACAGCCCGGATTGCCTCAACAAAATGGTCATTAATCCAACTGTCTATCAGTTCCAGCACTTCAGCGTCTTCTCCGCCGCTTGGAAAAGTGTTAGGATTAAGAGATACGTCTGTTTCAATGCCGGGAAACTGATACGTAAGCATCTCTGCCATTTTCTTGGCATAAAGCAGGCACTGTTCCCAGCTAGCTTCATTCCAAAACATAGGATCGGCACTGATGTGGACCTTGTAGCCGTCATACTCCTGTGGCATGGACATCAAGTATTGCTTGGCATCGAAATCGTCTGCACCTTCACCGATTACTTTTCGGACAACCGGGTTCATAGAGACGTACCCGTGGTGTCTCCAATCACGAATCCTTTAGGCGGTGGGGCACTCGGGAACTCAACAACGCCGCCGCAGTTGTGACGCATTGTAGCGCCCCCGTCCTCGCTATAAGTGCTTTTCTCGTAAATCTCTTTGTGACAATGTGGACAGACGGAATAATCCTCGGAACGTTGTTTTCTTATAACGGCGTTCTCGTCGATACTTTCGCCTATAATCCGTCGAATTAATGGATTCATAGCATTTTAATCTGCCAGCCTTGATCTTGGTGTTTCTTAACCTCGCGTGCTACAAGTCTTTTAGCCTGTTCCGGAGATCCAACCTCATGACATATCCCTCGCAAGAGCTGTCGCGATTTTCCATAAGCAGACCAAAACACTGAGAGGTAATAACCCCGAGAGACGCGGCCTTTATACTGCTCTTCTTCGAATCTAAACTCTCTTTTATCAGTAGGGTCCTCCGGACGAATAGCCACAAATCCTTGAGGATATACGTCCGCCCAGTGCTCCGGATTTTCCTGCTCACCATAGTCAGGAAAATTGTAAGCTTCACCCATGACTTTTCGGACCAAAGAGTTCATTTTGGCTGCCTAGTCAATCATAGCCGGGACGCTGCGCTGCATACCTTTGAGCTGCTCCATCAGCATATTCATTTCCTCTTGGGCTTTGTCACGCTTACTCACGTCCAGCTGAATATCCTTAACCGGGCCGGGAATAGCACCAGAGTACTTCAACCAAAGTTCACCCTGTAAAAACCTTGCTTTGGCCGTCGCATAGCGCTTCACCCAATCTGCTCCAGTGTAGGTCAAGTTCTCTGTGCGCTCGTGCGGCCAGTAACAGTAAATGCCTGCCTGATAGCGCTCGATAGGATTGTGGATGTAAAGCGCCTGTTCCATCTCATCGTAGAACCAGTCTGGCCGTATACTCGTCACACGTGCCCAAGTTTTGCGCCAACGAAGGAAAGTATCGTACTCATCCAATCCAGTACGAAACAGGGGAGCCGGGTTAATGAGGTTCCCATATAAAAAATCTCAGTTGGCACAGGGTTAGGTTCGACAAAGTCTATTTGAATAATACCTAGACCCATGTCCTGTCCCTGAAGATATTTGAACTGGCCGCGAACCATCACCACATTGCCAACTTTCAGGTTAGGCACCCACTGTGAGTACAAACCCAATGAATCCTGTATACAGTCCAAAATCATTTGCTTGCTCAGCTCGACATTCCACACCGGCCCGCCGAGCTGCCGTATTATGTAATTTGAGAGTTGGTCGCAAGTGTAGCCTCTAATAGGCAGCGTATCAGGGCTGTCTGCACTGGTCTTTACAGGCGTACTGCTATTACTTGTAAGCATATTTCCACTTAACTACACGTTCAGCCCAAGCTCTAAGATCCTCCAAGCTACCGCAGCCTTTAGCGTTATTGCAATCCCAACAGCAGGGTACCACATTTTTAAGGACGTAACCTGTACGATTATCCAGCCTGTCTATGCCCGTGTACAAATCTGGTTTCGATTCTGAGATTTTACGATGAGCAGGTCTACCGCAGTACCGGCAAGGAGATGAAACCAAATCCAGAAACTGAGCTGGGTCGATTTCAAATACCAGATTCTTGGACTTAGCGGTATTCCCGTACCGTCGGTACAAATTCCGATAAGGCACCGTCATCTGTGCGGGTGTAGATCGTGAATCTTTCTGAGGCGTTACCAGAAGTACAACCCACTCCAAAAATTCTTTCTCACTTTTTTCCGACTTTGCACCATTGCACATCCAGCAAGCAGAAACACAGTTTTGCACAGTGTAGCCTAGATTGTTGTCGCGCCGATCAATGCCATTGTAGACATAGTTTCCAGCAGAACCGGGAGTACGTTTGATTTGAGCGGGCTCAACCCCGCAGTAGTAGCATGGCTGCTTAGTCAGAGCTCTAAAGTCGTCCGGCGTGAGTTCAAAGACATGCTGTCTCAAACTTGCTTGCACCCGGTATTGCGCATAGAGGCTGTTGAACGCAGTTTCCCCGGCTGGCAACATTTTAGCTTGAGTCATCACCTGTGCCTGCGTTACGCGTAGACAACCGCAGCTGCGCACGTGACCAATACGCAGCTTCTTCGTTTCTACGCGTACCTCCTGCCCACAGACACAACGGCAAACACAGTATTCCCCTTCTTGCCTGAGCACAGTCAATCGGTCAAAACACGTGCCGGGAGTCACAACTTTAAGCGCCGCTGCCCGCGCTCTATCTTTCTGATAACAACCGCAACTCTGGGTGTGCCCGGTTCGAAGTTTTGTGGAAGCTACCTTGACTATATTTCCGCACGCACACTGACATTTGCAGCGCTTACCCTCGTAAGAAACAACCGTCAGCCTGCCATAGATAGTCCCGGTTTCTATTGTCTTTACAGTGCGTTCTTTAAGATCCTCCACGCGCAGACATCCGCAGCTGCGCGACGCGCCCCTCTTGACGTCGTACCAGTTCTTATCTACCTGTTTGCCACACGCACAGACACAACGGCATTTTCTTCCTTTTCGCTCTAGTACCGTCAACCTGCCGTAAATTTCAGACATGTCTTATCTTACATTAGGCACCCGATTAAGCAACACAAAAGCTACACGTGTTTAACCGGGATAGGGAGCTAGAATCGCGGTGATCTGTTCCGCGTGTTCGCGTTTAGCGTGCCCTACCAGCTCAGGCCGTAACTTGAAGGTCTGGCCACATTCCATACAAGCAAATTTGTTAGCACGAACTGGAACACGAGCAGGCTTAACTGTTGGCTGAGGAATCGAAGCTTGTTCTTCGGTATCTGAATCTTCCTGCGGAACTGGAAGAACCTCGTCAGCTCCGATATTTGGAGTAGGCAACGCATCCGTTTCAAACACCTGCTCTTGAGCTTGCATAGCTATTTCAGGTTGAGCGAAACCCACGCCCGCAGGAATGTTCTGCATAGCGACGTTCATGAACCCAGTCTCACTATCCAGTTCCTTGGTCTCCACGGCTCCTCTCCTTAGTTGCTCTTGCATTTGCTTACGTGCAGCAGTCTTGGCAACAGGAACAGCAGCAGGTGGAGGTGGAGGCTGAATCGGAAGAACTGGAGCGCTGGGACGCGCAGGCTGGTCAGTATCCATTGCAATGCGCAGAGGAGGAGGCGTACGAGGCGGTGTAGCTGAGCTGTTGTCCGGTACACCGTAATCTTCCGGCACTTCTCGAACCTTACGCACCAAACCCATCTTCTTTGCTTCATCCATGGACATACCAACGTAGGCTGGCTTGTTGATAGACTGCTCAGTAGACGGTTTAGGCTGCGGTATGACTGGCTGCTTTTGACCTTTGGAATCTGTCGTAAATTCGGTAACCGAGCGCACAGACTGACCATCGTTGGCTGGACCAACCACCGGTGTTGGGATTGGCACATGCAAAATAGGAACGGGCTTATCAGAAGTTTCGCGGGCGAGCGTGCCACCTTTCACGTAGACCTCGAAAAATGGGTCGTTAATCTTGCGCTTTTGTCTATCTCGCAAAAACTCGCCGGGAGGCAAGTACAGTGTTACGTTGTATCGCGACACCACCAGCTGAATGGGCCAACTTTTGCTGTTGTAGTATCCAGTTGTATACGTTTGACCTTCGGGCGCTTCTTTTGTCATACACCCTAAAGAACAGAAAACAGGTGTACTCCATACGAAATAAGTAAGCATACTAATCCCAATTACGCTTTAACCAATCAGGACTAGATTTGTTAGGACCGTTCTGAAACACGTAAGGTGAGTTGGATCGCTTCAGTATCACACCTTCAAACTTTGGCAAGTTAGCACGCCGCTTTAGCAGCCATTCTTTAGAAGGTGTATCAAAAATCCACGGCTGGTTAATAAGTCGCATTAGCATACAAGCCGCTGTCTCCCGCTCATCTATGGTAAAAAACGTAAACAAGTTACCACCCACTGCCAAGCATTCAAACGGGTAAAAGTTGTCTTCGAAAACTACACCATCCAAACACGTCCTATTCGGCAGCCCGGCATAAACTGAAACATTTTTAACCGAATGGGGGTACCATCCACCTTGATGATCCTGAATATAGACCTGTTTATCGAGCACGCCTATACAGGCCCGATCGCCATTCACATTCGGCTGGCAAATCCATTCACCGTCTTCAATCTCCGCATAGAGCTCGTTGACAGCCTTGGAAGTTCGGATCGAACGGCCATTCAAAGGTAGCATGGGGTAGAAAGGCATCATCAAACCGCGCACAATTTCAATCTTATCCATCCCAAGAATGTATACACACTGACGACTGCTGTCAACCTTAAAAGTCAATAGTCGCTCAACTTGTAGAAAGCGTGCTGGCCGATCACAGCCACAGGCTTCTTGCCTCTAGCCCAGTAAGGCTTTTCTCGTTTCCGCGTATAATGCGTAGCCTGATAGGTACTGTTGCCAAGACTTTGTGGATTATGCACGAGAGTAGCAGCTATTTTCAAAGCGTTGCCGTAGTTCTCATCCCGGCACCAATGCCTGTAAAGGCTGTCAGGAGTCTTGCCATTCAAACAGCTGAAAGCTCGTCGTTGCCTGTTACCTTTGGTCACAACCTGCAAAGGTGTTTTACTCGTGTCTCTAGATCGCTGCCGGATAACCTCCGCTACAGCTTTCATGCCACGCACGCCTTCGCTGGAAGCTTCAGCAACCAGCACAGCAGCCACAACCTTCTCCTGATAGGGCTGAGCGTACAACACAGGGTCGAGCAACATCAATAGGGCTAAAATTAAAAATTTCATCGGGTACCAAACGGAAGGACTAGAACAGAATCTTCTTTACCTTTGAAATGAGCCACAACCTGCTTGGTAGCCGGGTGTGTCAGTTCAATCGTATCGCCTTTCAGGCGCAGCGTGAGACCGTGCTTTCGCGCCTGCCAGCGCAATTCCTTTTCAGAATAGCGCTTGGTCCTGCGCCAGAGACGTGAAAAGAAACGGTCTACGAGTCGATAGGTCATGCTATTGTGATAACCGCTTGTGTTTTACCGTGACCAACAGATAACAACGCAGCGAGGGGATCTACCTCGATCGTCCAGCCGATTGCTTCCAGTACTTTCTTGTTCATATAGAACAGCCCATCAATCTGGCCCTCTATGAGCACAAAGGCTTTTCGTTCCCGATCAAATCTGTAAACAGTTCCGTTACGGGGTATCTTCCATCCCGCTTTTGAGCTGCTGATTAGCCCAAGCATAAAGTCTATGGCTACTTGATCCGGTTTCCAATTTCTCCAGTAGTTCAGGTCGGCTTCAGTCATGCCGCACAGTATGTATACAAACGCCTGTTCTGTCAAAAGGAAATTTCGATGCGCCGTTTACGCATATCAATCTCAGCGTGGAGCGGCATCACACCCAACATGTAATCGTTACTACCGGCCTCCCGCGTATTAAACTTGGTTACGATTTTATAATCGTCCGGTCTTCCATAGTGCAAAAGCTCCCCGCGAATATCGCCCTCAGCAGGTGCTTCAGGTGCTACAGACGGAACCGTAATAACCTCTTGATGCTCTCTATCCAGCTCGTCTATAAGCCACATGTAAGCAGTGACCTTGTTCACAGTTACATCGAAGGATTTAATGCCGAAAGAGCGGACGTCCAGCTGTAATGACCACTCGATTAATACCTCAGCATTTCCGTCCACCCACTCCGAGCTATGATAGACATCGACTTCTGTGCGCTGCTTAAGCCGCGTCGTAAAAGTCATGTCACTCTCGCCCAGTAAACGGCGGACAATCTGTTCGCTACTCATGCCTTAACTATCAAAGGTAGTTTAAAGACAAAGGTTCCCCCACACTTGCTAGCACACCCGGCCTAAGAGGTCGGATTTTTAGTTTGCCATTACCGGACTCATTTGAGCCGATCTGGTAACAAGCGCTTCGTCCCCTTCCTCTTCCCGCTTTAAAACAGGAAAAGTTTCAGGTTGATTAGGCGTAAAGCCGCCATCCCATCCCAAATACCAGTTTGGGTGGCAGAGCTCGCACTGACAACCACGAGATGTTGCATTGATGTCCACGTATACAATCTAGTGTGTACAGACGAAACGCGCAAGTGACTTTTTGTGCCACTTGCGCGTGTTTACGTTTACATGTCAAACGTAGGTGAACAAAGCCCACTCCGGATGCTTTGCCTTAATCTTCAGGCATGCCTTGATAGGCTTAGGCTTACGCGGTGGCCGAAGCAGCTTTAAACCAGCCTCGGCAGGCGTCCTGTTGCTCTTCTTGTTGTTAACATCCCGGCGTGACCACACTTTGTTCATCCAGTCATTGGAGCCTCCTTGATCCCGAGGCACGATATGATCCACCGAGCCGATATGTGGCGGACAATGCTCACCTGTGTAGGCGCAAATGTAGTTGTCACGCTCCGCAATTGTTCGTGGCATCCGCTCTGGCATCCCTTCGTAAAACGCCACAGTGACACGTGGAATGCGCACAACACCTCGAATAGACCGAATAGACTGGTCATTCGATCTGATAGGGAGGGTAAGCCATTCAGCCCACAGGACGGCACGCATAGCTGTCGTGTCGATACCACGCAGAGATCCTTTGCACAGATTGCACAAAGCAGCCTCTACTGTGATTTCATCCAATGGTTGCCAATAGGCATTTAGCACCAAAACTGGTTGTTCCAGCATGTTCATAAATATTGCGCAACGGCGGGGTGTTTGTTCTTTAGTTAAGTATGAATGCAGATGTCGTAAGCAAACGCGAACTTTTTCGATTACACGCCGGGTCATGGGCTAGGAGAAACTCAGCCCGGCGCTGGGAGTTAATGTGTGAACTTCGCGAACGAGGTCAGAGCTGGGAACAAGTGGGCACTGCCATCGACCGCAGCGTTTCAACCGCCCAGCGCCTCTGGAAACGTGGATGGCTGGAACGTCAGAAAAAGAAACTAATTTGCGCTCACTGCGAAAGCAAATTAGACAAAATCATAACTTACCCTCGCTACATTACACCTCATCAGCCACGCGGTGTGTGGCGTCGCCGGTCTCCTTCGTGGGTCCTGTTCGGCTGCTACTGCAACAGATGTAAAACGCACGTATGGTCGTTGCCACTCAAACTGTATTCTTACGAAATAATCCGAGAAAAAGTTAGCCCTAAAAAAGGAACCGAAAACAGCAGAGTCTGGAACTATGAAATGGTGCCCCGCCACGGTAACGCTCCGTGTTCTGCGCGTTAAAAGCGCGCTGCATCACTTTAATGCTTGCAAGGCGAAAATTGGTGGGCACGGGGAGACTCGCACTCCCAAGGTTCTGAACTTCTCAAGCTCAGGGGTCTGCTAATTCCCTCTTAGCCACGTGCCCGTTGGTGGACCCGGTGGAGATTCGCACCCACAACCTCGCAGATTATGAGTCTGGTGCTCTAAACATTGAGCTACGGGTCCACTAAAATGGCGGAGGATACAGGATTTCCACCTGTGCGCCTTTTACGACGGCCTCGACTTAGCAGGTCGGCCTATTAGTACTCTAGCAATCCTCCAAAAATCAAACGTATTCTAGCACCACGATGCGTCGCTCCCCGGCTTCGCACCAAATGCCTTCAACTCGGGTACCTTGCGGAAGCTTTGTAGACTGCACTTGTTCAATGTCGCCTTCGTCGCCTTCGACATTGTTCCACTCGCCCATCTTAACAGCTGGCGTCAAAGAAACAGTGTAGACGTTAGGACGACGGCTGCGTGGATCGGTTTCTTTGCTGAATTTAAGATCAATCCCAGACGGTTTAGCGTCCAGAAACATGATCGGATAATTCACGGGCGGACTTTTTCTTTCACAATCCTGAAAACTTATTGATGCGTTCATACGCTTAAATAGAACAGAGCGCCCGAGCTTTCGCCGGGGCGCTCTTTGTAAACTACCTGTTCCTCTGTCGGAACTTAATCCTCAACCGAAACTTCTTCATCCATTTCAGCCTTTACGTGCTCACCACGGATAAAGTCGGTGACTACGTTCGGCACCGAGGTGTCGAACCCGGATACATCCAAACCCCACTTATCTGTAGGATCGTTAATCGTGAATCTGGTTGCAGCTGTAGCAACCACGACGCTACGCGCATCGCTGACAAAGCGCTCACGGTATTCACGCAAAGCCAGCGCAGGGTGCCGACCACTATTGACTTCGTTATCCGTCATTACGATGAATCCACCAACCTTGATGCGGTTATCAAGCGCAAACTGGTAAGCCAGCGAAACATCTGTCGAACCGAAGTTCGAGTCTTGCGCCCGGCGCGTTGCCTCAGCGAGTGACATACCCTTGCGGATACCCAGATCACGAAACGTGTTAGCAAATCCAAACACGTGAACCGACGGCTCCGTAGATGCCCAAACCAAAGACATAGCTGCAACAGCTTCCGCAGAAGATATCACGCTACCCGCAATTGCACTGGACATGGAACCAGATACATCCAGCGCGATTAGCATATCCTTGCCCGAAGGCACAACGTTGCCAAAGGTCGCGTAGAACGCCTCATCAAGCGCAGTCAGGAGTTGCGGAACATGATTCCACGTCAGCTTGCCCTTCAAGCCCTTGTTGTTTGCATACACCTTGGACGCAACAAGCACCGCCATCGGATGAACACGAGACTTCTTCAGGTAATCAGCGTCTCGAAGGCGCTCACTTACCAGCTTAGAACCTTCGGACATCGGCTTCAACAGCCCGATACTGGTCATCTTTCCGAGGTTACGAATCATGGCCGTGAGCGGCATCTTCTGGAGCAGTGCGTCCCAAACAGCGACGCTGTTCAACTTCTCCGTTGGCACGCCCTCACGAGGAAGACCATGGTCAAGGATGAGCTTGACCAGTTCCTTCTCACTGGCAGTCTTGGCCTTCTCAAACACCTCGATAAACTTTGGCAGATGTGCCGTCACGTCTGCGTAGTCATGTATCAGTTCCGTAGAACCGCACTTGCGCTTGATCTGACGGGCACCAAGGCAATCCATTCCAGCAACGACCCAACGAAACACCGCATCTTGAGCAGCGTCCTCGGCAACAGGATGTGACTTTCGCAGCAAGTCTGCCGCAGACCAACCATCCCGCTGCTGATACTTTACCATCTGGTAGGCCAGACGATTAGCGTCCTGACACGTAAACCAACGGCCCACTGCCTTCTTCAAACCACGACCCCAGCCACGGAGGGCGTCGCAGTACATGGCGAAGTGATACAGGTGAGTGCCGGTGCGACACACGTTAGGAACAGCTGCGTATGCAGCCTCTGTGGTCTTTTGATTTCCAAGATAGGTAGCCAGTGCCAATGCGTAGATAGCCGGATCGTTACGATAGGCACGTCCATTTACAGACACGTCTACGATTTCCTTTACAGTGCGAACACCGTGCGTATGAATGCAACGCTTTACGGCTTCTGTGTTACTCTTCAACAGTTCCGGCTCATTCACGTAGTAGGTGCCGCCCTCGACACCGAGAATAAGAAACCGAGTGAGCAGATCCCAGTCATTGGCTTGCCAGACGTAGCCACCCGTGCTGTTAAGCACTTGCCCCTTGTCTGGAATAGGCTGTTGAACTGAGAGGTTCTTGTTCCGCGCCTGCTGGCGGGAAGTATTTAACGAACTAACCTTGATAGCGCCCATAATTTTGCGCCTCCTTCTGTGCAGTCGCTCCAACTCGCGTAAGCCCCTGCGAGGGCCGTTTGCGGTTTACTGACCCGACAGGTAAGTTGGTGACCCGTCGGAAATTGGAGCCAATGGAGGGGGTTTCGCCCTCACTGCCGCGCTTGTCCAGACTTTCTCCGGGACGCGGTAGCCTTTAGGTTAGCTCACATTGGCATAGAAAAAACGTAACTTACTGCAAAAGAGCCTTAACAATATCACCTGCAAATTGTTTTCCTTCACGCGTTGACTCGAACACTGTGTCGTTCCACATGACCTGCTTACCTTCTAACTTTCTGTCTTCGAGCCATTCACGTTGTGCTCTTGGAAGATCAACCCACTTTACAGGTTCTCCATTTATGTACTTTTCAGCGTAAACTGTGTCATCATATTCTGCTACACGCACCCAGCCAAGCAGCCACATAGCAGTATAGGCATCTTCTGTGTCACCTACCCAAGAAGGACCGAGAATAGTTTTAGCCATTCCGTAGTGACTACGCTCGTCGATAGTCGGCATCCTTACTTCACCTGCTTTGCTTAGGTAGATTCTTTTCATAGGACTAAGCTATCGAATCACGTGTTTTCCGTCAACTAGAAAAAACGACAAAAAATGTCGAGAGAACTCGCTGCTCTACCACTGAGCTACATGTTCATTTACAGGCAGGATTTGAACCTGCGACACACGCTTCCGGCGCTGCTCTACCGCTGAGCTACTGCGAACACGGCTGGAATTGAACCAGCGACACGCGGTCTCTCGACACTTTTAAGCTCTTGTCAGGTAAGTGGTGGCAAAGGGCGATTTTTAGAGATAACCCTTTACGTTCGACCCGACAAAATAGCGCAGTCAGCCTGTCTGAAAAGTTAGGCTACACTGAAGCAAGAAACATGTAGCCAAAGAACAGGCTGACTGCATAAAGTATAGCGGATAAGGTTTACCGTCGGAAATTCCCTTTCGGGAAGACTATTGCTCTGCCAACTGAGCTACCCCGGCATATGGAGCCGGGAGAAGGATTCGAACCTTCGACAAACAGTTTGGTGATAACCAACGATTTCGACCCGCTAAATTTTCAAAGAGCTTTGTGGCTGCGTGTATAGTGCTGAACATAGTGAGTTAATAAGCCTATGTTCAACAACGCAACCACAAAATTTCAAAGAGCTTTCCCGCCGCGACCTCGTGACTTCGAGATACCGGCACCCTAGAGTTCGCTACGCTCCTATTCATACGGTTTTTAGGCCGTCGTACTGCTCTGTACTATGATGCAACGGGCGGGAAATTGATGGCTTGTTGAGGATTCGAACCTCACTTATCTGTAGCTGTAACCCTACAGCCGTCTTATCCGAGGACGCCTCATGATGTTGCAGCACCCTTAATAGCAATCCTACTCTTCTAGACCCACAAGCCTTAAAAATGGTGGAGCCGAGGGGAGTCGAACCCCTTTCTTTACGACCTCTCGCCGGTTACTTACACATGCTTCTCTATTTTTATACCTGCAGGCTTTAAATAGCTAAAAAGTAACTGCAGGATTCGATTAAGCTTTATCGACAAGCCCACCGACTGTGCTCGGTAGAACACTTCCCTGCTAGTTTAGCGATACAATGGATAGCAGGAGTCTCCACTGCACCGCCTACAGCACTTCAGGCTGCAGCAAGTTCCTGTTCGACAGGAAACTGGGCCAACACTTCGTCCGCGTTATTCACGATGGACTCTGCTTGAGCCAGCAAACTGTCGATGTTCAGGATATTGTCATCACTGTTGTCAGCATTTGACTTGTGGCTACTACTTAACGAGGCCGATAGCCATCCTCGACATGTCATAACCGTAAGTTTTCGTAAATCGAAACCATTACGGCCCCCATTTCAAAGAACAAAAGCGTGCTGTCATTGCTCTACTGTCCAGAATCAAGCTTTCGCCATTCTGGCGTCAGACACACTAACGGATCGTGCGTGAAGGGAGTTAGTAACCATGCCCGAACGGAACGACACAGGCTTCACCCTGTTTGCACGCTTCAAAGAACAAACTAAAATTGGGCTCATTCAGGGCTTTCACCTGAGTTACGATCTAGAGCTTAGACCGAGACTTTCGTAGCGGGAGTTGAACCCGCATTCAACGGTACGTGCCGTCGCCGCATCCACACGGCTCTACTACTTGTCTAAATCGAGTGTGCAGCGCCATGTGCGTTGTCACACAACGCTGCACTTTCGGGGGCACTACAGGTGCCCTCCACCAGTAGTTCAATGACTACATCTACAGTGCCTTTCGGCAAATTGATGATCTTGGCCCATGATTTACAACCTTTGGTTTAAATAGCGGAACGGTTATGCGCTTACCAAATAAAGTAAAATTGGTGGACGGCATCGGCTTTTCACCGACTCTTTTGCGCTCGTCCCTTGCGGGGGCGCAACGTGCTATTTGAATGTCACTAACCGCCCAAAATGGTGGTCTCAGCTGGATTCGAACCAGCACTGGGTAAAACTTCGTGGGGAAGTAAACCCCGCCCTACCGTTAGGCGCACGAGACCAAGCATTAAAACTTACAGGTGTCTCAGGTCGCTCACTCCTTACCCTTCCTCAGTTACAAACGGAGTATCCCCTCACCTCGGTACTCTAGGTTATGCCCTCAATGAACACCTGTAAAAATTGGTTGCGGGGACAGGATTTGAACCTGTGACCTCGACGTTATGAGCGTCGCGAGCTTCCGGGCTGCTCCACCCCGCGATACCGTAAATTGGTGTTCCGATGTGGAATTAAACCACGGCTCTTGGAGAGCTTTCGGAACATAGATTTCAAAGAACACAACCAATGTATTCAAACATGTTTTAACTGTCAACACGAAATAATTACTATTTTTCAGGTTCCAAAAATGGTCGCGCCGACAGGATTCGCACCTGCACTGTTCAGTTTTTGAAACTGCTGCCTCCTGCTAGTTGGGCTACGGCGCGTCATGGTGCCCCCGACAGGTCTTGAACCTGCACTTAACGGAGCTTAAACCCGTTGCCTCTGCGTTGGGCTACGGGGGCACAAATTGGTACCCACGGTCGGATTCGCACCGACAACAGCTAGTTCCTAAAACTAGCGCCTCTTGCTGTTGGGCTACGTGGGCATTTAAATTGGTGGGGATAAGAGGAATCGCACCTCCAAGGCTGTCTCAATCTGAATGAGTCCCATCTGCTATTCTGGGTAAACCACATCCCCAATGTGTAGTTAAATCAAATGAACTTTTTGGTAAAAAACCAGTACGATGGCAAACAGTACCCTGCTAAAGGACAGTATTGGCCAGAACATGGCTGGCACATTCAGGTTATGGACCTGTCACCGGAGGTGTGGGGCCGGGCTACTAACGGAGTTGGTGCTGGACCCGTCATAGACCAAGGTTTTCAAAAGGAATTAGAAAGCAGAGGCTGGATAATTCCTAACGAAACCGAAGGTAGCGACTTCAACGCCAGAGACTATGTTTTAAATCAAAAGCAGTCGCCCAAAAATATCAAAAACGAGCTGTTACAGAAACTCGCCAAACAGTTCACCCAACCCGCCCAAGAAGCCTTGGACCCTACTGTGCCCCGGCAGCGCGTGAAAATTCCACCGCCGCATTTCTGCGAATGTGGTGATCCCGGCTGCCCAGTCTGCCAAGGTAAATGCTACAAACCTGCTCGAACAACCGTTTATCGGTCAGACATGAAGGACGAAACAGGCACCCCTATGTGCCAAGGCTGTGCAGACGATTGTTTAGACAGCGGCATATTCTACACCAAAGAAAGCGCAGGACACATCGTTATGGACCTCCTTATAAACGAATGGGGCGAAGCTCCGAACTCACCTTTTGATGCCATAAAACTGGCCCCAGCTATTCGTTACGAATTTCGCCGCCTCGGTGACTACGAAAAAGCCAAAGAGACTGTACTAGCAAACATCGCCGATAATCCAAATCACTACGCTACTCTCCGTCAGACAGAGGCGCTTAAGCCCAAAGCCGACGTAAAGAACGTTTCAGACTGGGAAAAGAAAGCTGGACGTAAGGTTGAACGTGAGCACACCAGCGACCCGGCAACAGCTGAAGTCATACGCAGCCATCATCATGCTGAGCGGAAAGACTATTACGCCACTGCCAAAAAAGCCGGGTTGACTCCTGAGCTTAAAGGTCCGCCACCCAAAGCTTCGTTTTACCCAAGCATGGGTGGCCCGTCATCTCTGTAAAGTGGTACTCCCGGCAGGAATCCCACCTGCAACCAATTGTTCCGAAGACAATTGCTCTAGTAATTGAGCTACGGGAGCTTAACGTGTCATTATGCCACTCATCGGAGACACAATGTCGAGAGTATCCATCTTGCCCATCTTAACAGGTTGGACTTCAAGCTGAATCATAGGCTGGTACCAGCCTTGTCCGCCGTGTTCGCCTAGAAGCTTCACAATGGTTGGACCATGAAATGTCCAACCCTTTTTAAGCAGGCTGTTTATGGTGTTTTCAAACTCAGTAGCATCGTTCGAATAGACGAGTCTATACGCTACCGGCATGGGCTGCATTGGAATGTTCATACTCATATTCATTTCCTAAGAACGACAAAGCTGTCAGTTCATACTCATCTCCAAAGAACAGCAAGGCTGCCAGTTCACTGTCAGCAAAACGGTCTGGATGTGCCAACAGCTCTTCCCGAAGTTGTATACGATTAGCTTTTTTCGTTACGCGAGTCAGATAATCAATCTCCAGATTAACAAGTTCATGTGTAGTCATACTACTATATCCGCACATGAACCTCATTTTCTTCGCAGAAAATGAAAAAATGGTGGGAATGGTTGGTGCCGCCCCAACGACCTTCGGATTGTCTCTCCGCTGCTCTACTGTTGAGCTACACCCCCGTGGAGCCGATAGTTGGTGTCGCTCCAACCACTGCAAGTTTACGGAACTCGCATCCGCGCTGGCGGTATCGGCAAATGGTGCCACCCGTGAGATTTCCACTCACAACATTCTGGTTAAGAGCCAGATGCTCTAGTAGTTGAGCTAGGGAGGCGTAAAATTAGACTGTGCCAGAGTAAGCGAAATTCTGAGCAGTGTAAGGAGCCAGAACGTTGGTGTATACACGGTTTTCAGGCACGAATGTACCCGCAACAATGTGAACAGGACGAATTGTGCCGCTATATCCAGAATCTACAGATATACCGTAGCTGCCGTTAGAAGCACTCCAGAAGGTTGGTAACAAACCAGTGGCAAGAATAGCTGTGCTAAAACCTGTGCCGTCTTCAGCAATAGTGCCTGAAATAAGGATCGAAGCTGAAGGTGTAGGTGTGAAAGCGTAATCCTGATTAATCGCGCTGGCCGCAACATTTGTATACACTCGGAAAAGAGGTGAAAATGTTCCACCGATTCCAAGCGGAGTAGCCGTGCCACTATAGCCATCAGGCACCGTAATAGCGTAGTTGCCATCACCTGTCGTTGCAGCCGTGCCCACAGCAGGAAACACGAGGCCCATACCACCCATGCCTGTGCCGCTCTGTGTAAACCTCCCAGAGATAAGCCAGCTGAGCGCAGACGTAGTTGTCCCGGCTGTTCCGATTTCCAAATCCGGGTCCATTCCAGCTGCCGAAGGTCCAGCGTCAGTGTTTACGTAACCAGTCGGATGATAAGCCCAACTGAAAATGCTGGTTCTTTCAGCACCGGCAACATTCGGATTATAATTCGGATTCATCGTCTTAACTACGCACATTACCTTGAAAAAAGTGGTCGCAGCACCCGGTATCGCGCCGGGCTAGACGGCTTATGGGACCATCGCAGTCACTTGACCTGCTGCGAAATAAAGCCACGCACTGAGATCACACCAACAATATCCCGGCTACAGGCCGGGTCACACCGTGACGTATCCAATGCGTGACATCTGGAGCGGCATGTGGGTATCGCGCCCACTCCTCAAGTTCGGAAAACTCACGTGCGTCTATCAGCACCTATGCCGCATTAAAATTTCTAGTATATCTGATCCTTACGAGCTCTGCGCTCCGCGTCCTTACGCTCATTTTCTTTAGTCCATTCTTCGAAAGAAGGCACTGGATCTAAAAGCTCGTAACCGGATTTGAGCATCCCATGAGTCCACTGGCCATTTGCGTCTATATAGCCAATAGAATGATGCGTACCGGCACCAACATGACGCAGATCATAGTAGCCATTCCAGTTGCCTTTGATTTCACCTTCAGGTGTTCTTATGCGCACGATGCGACCGCTTCCTGTTGGGGCAGGAATTTTCTCATTTTCAAGAAGCGCTCTAACCACTTTAAAAACATTGGATTGCATAACGCGTGCGATACTGAACATGCCCTAAATACAAAACAAATTGGAAGCCCGTACTGGAATCGCACCAGCGTAATTCCGTTTTGCAGACGGATGCCTTACTACTCGACCAACGGGCTGACTTGGGGTGGCCGACGGAATTCGCATCCGTATAGGTGGATTCACAATCCACGGCTCTAGCTAAATTGAGCTACGGCCACATCTGGAGCCAGTAGGCGGACTCGCACCGCCGAATATTGGTTTACAAAACCAATCCTGTAGCTGCTGAGGCATACTGGCAAAATGGTATCCCGCGACGGAGTCGCACCGCCACCTTGAATTTGTAGGATTCAGGCACTTCTATTATGCAAGCGGGATCTACTGACTAAATCTTTATGAAAACGGCGTGAAGACCACTAGGATTCCCAGTCACGAGCTGTTTCACCTTTTCAGGCTTATCAGCCATGTATTCATCAACTGCGATCTTAACACCACTCAAAGCCTCCCAACCGTAGTCGTCAATGATGCAGGCTGCACCCGGCACCATCCGTGGATAAACGAGGCTCAAACTATCGCGAATGCTGGTGTAAAAATCACCGTCCAGATAAGCAAAACAGATGCTCTCTGGCAGATGCTCAGGTCCAACCTGATTAAACCAGAGCTTCCAAACAATCGGCTTGCGCAGATCGTATTTGGCAAAAAGAGCATGAATCTCATGTTCGCCGACAGCCAGCGATCCAGCTTTGAATGATTCGTGTGCTCCTACATCTTGTGGCGCACGCTCTGGCAACCCCTCAAAGCTGTCATAGACGTAAAGCGGCTTATCAGCCACTACCGCTAAGACTGCAGATGAACAACCGTTATAGCATCCAAACTCAACCATTGCACCCGGCAGTTCTGAGCACTGAAGAGCGTAGTGAGCAATGTTTACAGCCCTACCCGGATCTAGCATGCCTGCATCAGACATTGGTGTAAACAACGGCGTAAATAATTTTCGTATCATATACTGTTACTAGAAAGAACGGTAACCGTCTTTTTAAATACGATGGTGCTCGCGGTTGGAGTCTCACCAACGACCTCAGCCTTCGCAGGGCTGCGCTCTATAAACTGAGCTACGCGAGCAAATTAAGTTCTAATACGCTATGAAAACTATTTGGGCGATGACTGTCGCTTGTGAACAAAAAGTAGCCATTCAAGAATCAGTTGATCTGATCTACCGCGCATACCCGACGGCTTCAATCGTGCTAATTGCAGATAGAATTCGATCTGATCTAATGGACATAAATGCCCGATTCGTTCAAAGCACTCCCATGAAAAATCAAGCCAGCGGAGCCCTTTGGTGGGACCGTTTATTTCGAGAAGGCTTAAAGGAACAAGGTGAGCTCATCTTCAAAATAGATCCAGATGCTCACGTAAATAGACCGCTTAAAGTCATCCCTGCAGCTGACTGCTTTGGCACCCTACTGGGTAAAAATCACATTCAGGAACACATCCAAGGAGGCTGCCAAGGCTTCTGGCGCAGCGCCGCCGAACGCATTTTTAATAGCCAAGTTCTCCTTGATGACGCTTACAAAGACTGGCACACATGGGCTTTCGGCGGTGGCCACGCAGATACTGACTTCGGACCAACGGGTTGGGCAGATTACTTGTCTACGGACCGTATCAACATGCACGTTTTGAAACGACTCAACATGACGTGGGACAATCACCCAGACATGTCCTGCTATTACTTTATGAACGGTACTCCAATAGAGACCGAAAATATGACATCACGCACCCCCACAGACTCCCTTAAACAAACTCAGTCCCTTGCCGTGAATAAATTGGCACTCCCGGCTGGGATCTCGCCAGCGACATTCGCCCTAGGAAAGCGACGCTCTATAAACTGAGCTACGGGAGCACTAAAAATCTGTTCTGTATCTAAGTTATGAGTGATGAAGCCAATAACGCAGTAGAATTTGACGTAAATGTGCCAGAAATCCCAATGCCCGAAGAAGTCGCAAATCAAGAAATTATTGACGACTTTCAGGCTGGTTTCAAATTCGCCTTCATTGGCAGCGGCCAAGGTGGCTCCCGGCTAGCTGCCACATTTTACAAAATGGGATACAAACGCGTCTGCTGTATCAACACAGCAGAACAAGACCTAACCCATATCCAATTGCCAGCTGATCGCAAGCTATGCTTTGGCACTGGAGGCGCAGGTAAGAACCCGTCAGTAGCCAAGGCGCTTATGCATGAACGCAAGGAAGATGTCCTTGATTTTATGCGCCGTTCATTTGGTCAGGGCTTTGAGCGCATCTTCGTCTGCGTAGGAGCGGGCGGAGGAACCGGCGCTGGCACTGCAGTACACCTTGTAGACACCGCCGTCGAACTTCAGAAAGCCCTTCGCTGCCCTTCCGAAAAAGTGGGTGTCATCGTTGCCTTACCCAAGATTTCAGAAGGTAAGAAAGTCAGTGTAAATGCCTACAACACCTTAAAGGATCTGCTATTCCTCCGGGATAAAGGCGTCATATCCCCCCTCATTATCTGTGACAACGAGAAGATCGGAAAGATGTATCCATCGCTTGCCGTAGACCCGTTCTGGGACACTGCAAACATGAGCGTATGCAGCCTGCTTCACCTGTTCAACACGGTGTCTGTAAAACACAGCCACTACAGCAGCTTTGACGTGAATGATCTAAAGACGGTATTTGACTCAGGTCTCATTACCTTCGGTGCAACGCCTGTCGTAAAATGGAATGACGCCACGGACATCAGCTATGCCGTCCGCAACAATCTGAAGAAAAACCTGCTTTCCGGAGACGTGGACTTGGGCACAGGCAGCGTAGCCGGGGTAGTCATTATCGGCGGAGTAGGTGTTCTTTCCTCGATACCGCAGCTGAACCTCGATCACGCTTTTGATCAAATGAATCGCATGCTTAAGCCGGGAAATACGGTACACCGTGGCATTTACCGAGGCAACAAGGACAACCTGACAGTCTACACCGTCATCGGCGGACTCGCAGATCCCGCTCCAAAACTCGAAGAACTTAAAAAGCACGGCGACTTGCCAGACTAGCATGCGCATTAAAATCGTGACACTTTATGATGACGCAATGAGCGCCATCGGCGACGTCACCTGCGAACTCAATCGGCATTACGCGCAGAGCCACGGCTATGATTTCGTGTGCTATCGAAGCTTACCTGATCCTAACCTGAATCCTTCGTGGAACAAGTTACGCGTAATCCAGCAGGAAATAGCCAATTGTGACTGGATATTCTGGATTGATGCAGATGCGGTATTCGTAAACAGGCAACGCACACTCGTAGATCTGTTCCAAAGCACTGTAAAACCAATGCTGATTTCTTCAGATTCTTGTGGCGTATGCTGCGGCGTATTCGCCCTTAAAAACTGTGCTTGGTCAGTTCAACTTTTGGCCACATGGCTGTTTTTGGGCGAAATGTCATTAGCATCTCACCAACGATTCAGCAGTAACCAGCTCTGGGAACAACATACGTTCAAAGCTATACTAGGTGATTTCAACGTTATTCACGAAAATGTAGACATAGTCTCCGATGCTGTTATACAAAACCCAGATTCAACGTTCTGCCCCGACGCCTTAGTAACGCATTACTGGTACTCTGGAATGGGGCGAAGACCTGTGCCGATAGTTGCCGCGCTACAGGCTTTACGTGAAAACGGTGGTCAGTACACGCCAGCATGTAGACCACCGAAGCAATAGAAGTGATAGGCGAAACTTACAGGGGCAAAGCTTTTACGAATTCTTTACCAAAGAGAGTAAAGTACATCGCGTCACTAGCGTATTGGTGACACAGCTTGTCATTTAGTCTGCAGCAAGCGTCGTGGATTTGGCCACACGCTGCATCGCGCTCAACAACACTCACGGTGCGCAGATGACGACATGCGTCTTTAACATCACTCACATTGTTTATAGATTCAGCTAAAAATTTCGCGTTCATGTGATAAAAGTAACAGATTTAATCTGTTCGTCAACTAGAAAAAACAGTTATTTAAAAGCCCCTTCGCCACGTGCGATTTTCGTACTCAGGAAGGATAGGGTTATCCATCTCTTTGCCTCTTTCTCTTGAAGACATATCCGAACCAAAAAAGCTAACACCTTGCGATCCCTTACCAACGATACAGTAGCCATCTGGCATTTTAAGCGTCCAACCAGAAGCATCTACCATAAACGACTCACGTTTCAAATAAGCATTCAAAGCTCGCATCGCTGACAGATAAGCATCCCAATGTTCGCGCTTCAAACGGTCTTTCACGTTTACAGCACCGTGTCCGTTGCTCCAAAAAGAAGTCCACTCGTCCACAGGTTGTAGCCGCACCATTCGAATTTCAGCGGGCTTCTTCCAAACAGGAGGACCCTTCGGCTCTAGATGCGTAAGCCTCACACGCACCGGAGATTCCAGCAAAGAAGCTACAATAAACTCAACACGTGTCATATCCTAATTACAAGATGGTAGCCCGTGCGAGTGCCGCCCTCGCTTTCCCGGATTGAGAATCCGATGGCCTAGCTGATAGCCGAACGGGCCGTTAAATTGGTATCCGTGAGGGGACTCGCACCCCTTAGATTTCCTGCTTGAAGGGCAGGTCGCTCGACGACTTTGCGCTCACGGACAATCCTGCAAGTAAGTTAATTCGCATCGGATTTTCATCCAAAGATAACCGATGCTGTTCGACTCGCAGAAATGGTGCCGGAGACCAGTTTCGAGCTGGTGACACGAAGATTTTCAGTCTTCTGCTCTTCCATCTGAGCTACTCCGACGTAAATTGGTGGTCAGTGCTGGCTACGATCCAGCCGCCTGCGCCTTATCGAGACGCTGCTCTACCAAATGAGCTAACTGACCGATAATGACGGGTAAGGTTTTAGACACGGAGTGTTTACCTCCAAGGCCATGGCATTTGGAGCCATGGGTGAGAATTGAACTCACGTTGTTCATTTTACATATGATAACCCGTATTCAGTTCGACCCGTCAAAATCAATGGCAGATACCGCCTTTTTCGATGCGATAACTGTCGTCCTCAAAGTGCTGGGTGCTAGCCTCAAATATTCTACCCGCCATAAAGCAACGAACTTGGTGCGGAATGCCGGGCAGAATGTGAAACACCATACCTTGGGTAACTGTAAGCTTGATGCGCTTTGCATTCGCACCGTCTACAAACACTACCTCAAACCCACCAGACTCAACGAACCACGTCTTCGTTTTCTTCGCGTGAAAGTGGAGACTGCTACGTCCACCCTTTTTGAACTCCAAAATCTTGAAGGCGTATTTCTCAGAATTGTGTAGCCAGTGTTCACGGCCCCAACCCTTTTTGTAGACTTTTGGCTTAATGTACATGTACATCCAAGAACCAAATCGTAGTTAAGGTATGACATACGACTCAAAGAATTACTCCGGGCCGGGAGCCGCTGGAGCTGTTTCAGTAGCAGGCCGCAACGCCATCGGCCAACCAGTCACGACAGGGCCGAATGTCGTAGGTGCAGATAGCCCTCCAATTCAAACTCTTTCAGGACAAGACTTGACAGCATACATGGTCGGACTGGAAAAGAATCCCTCAGCCACAGCAGGGGTAACCAATTTGTCAGACACCAGCAATGGAACTGTTACACTGACTTCAGATTACATCATCGCCTACGCCAAATTGGACCAGCGAGATGCGGTCATTGTAGAACCAAGGTATATCGTAATTCCATAAAAATGGCGGAAGATGCAGGAATCCCACCTGCGCTAGGTTACCCTAGTCCTCCGCTTTCGAGGCGGGAGCCTTAGTACTCGGCCAATCTTCCATTAAGCATCATCTGCTGCGCCCGGCGTTGGAACATACTTCACAGGTTCACCTGCATCTGTTGAGTCTACCAGCGGCTCCGGTGACGGAAAATTAGTCCCATCAAATACCACTTCCACCGGCATACCGACTTGACCTGTTGTTGGTGTTGCCATGTCTTAATTACAAATGGCGGAAGATGTGAGCTTCGCTCTCACGCGCCTTGCGACGACTCCGGCTTTCCAAGCCGGTGCCTTACTGGACTCGGCCAATCTTCCAAAAGTTTGTGTCCTGCCCCGTGGATTTTCACCAACAGAATATCCAATGCGTTACCCTCTGTAGCGAGGTTTGTAGCTGTTGGCTGGCCAGCCGCTGGCTACTCGTGGATTTTGGCAGGAACGTAGCGCTGCGCGGGCGCTACTCACAAAGTGGCGGAGGATGCAGGATTTCCACCTGCGCTGCTTTTAAGGCAGACTTCGGTTTTCAAGACCGATGCTTTAAGTACTCAGCCAATCCTCCATCTAAAAATTGGTACTCCCGGCAGGAATCCCACCTGCGTTTATTCGCTCAGAAGGCGAATGCCTCGTGTACTCGGCCACGGGAGCATGATAGTTAGTCTGTGAGCACTACTGTATCAATTTTTGTGACGCTCGCACTGATGCTACAAATGGTCGCAGTTATTGTATGGTGTCTCTGCTGGCGTAAGATAAACATGCAGACATGGTTGGCAGTATTTCTAGGCTTCGTCATAATGTTCTTGCACCGTATCTGTGAAACCTTAAAACTGTCAGACTGGTTCAGCGTTGTCACGGCCAACGGCATCGCACTCGTAGCCTTAATTTCCACGTTAGCTGTATACAAATTTGTGCTTCGCAAAGCAGCATTGCGGAAATCACTCAACTTAAACGGAAACGCGTGCGATTGTGTCGCAGAAAAACTAGCTGAACATCTAGCCAAACTCCGAGATGAAATCAGCTGGTACGAGGATCAAGCTAGAGCCAACAACCTGCCGAAGTACCCTAACTAAAATGGCTGCTAGGGTCGGATTCGCACCAACATCTTCGATATTAACAATATCGCGCTCGACTAATTTGAGCTACCTAGCAATAAAATGGTCGGGGTGATCGGATTCGCACCGATGATCTCCTGACCCCAAATCAGGCGCGTTAGGCTAACTTCGCTACACCCCGAAAATAACGAGTCCGCTTAAAAAGCTAAACGTAGTTAAAGCGATGACGACGCTAGACATTATTCAATTCTCAATGTCTGTTACGGCTATTTTACTGCAAATTGTTGCCACTTTTTTAGCCCGGCCACTTCGCAGACTTACACCGCCAAAACTTTGGTACGCCCTAATGGGTTTAAATCTATTTGTTCTGGCTCGTCGGCTATTAAGCCTAGCTGAAGTCGGCTTTCAATGGCACGGCGAACCTTACGAAAACATCACCACTGTTGTGGGGATATCTGTCTCCGCATTCATGGTGCTAGCTGTGCTCCAACTACGAGCACACCTGCTACGTGAAGAAGCCTTGGTTAACGCAACCCTTGATCTAGCGCAAAAACCAAAAGCCAAAACTCAGCTGCTTACGTCATGGCACTCTATTTTATCAGTCACAAAGAAGATAAAAAAGGAGATAAAGGCACCCAAGGTAGTCAAGGTATTCAGGGCATACAAGGTATTCAAGGCGAACAAGGCGAACAAGGTGAGCCGGGTCCAAGAGGCTTATCAGCTTAAGATGGTCGAGCTGGTGAGATTCGCACTCACGACCTTCTGTTCCCGAAACAGACGCGCTAACTAGGCTACGCTACAGCTCGAAAAACTTTGCCCAAGGGGACTCGCAGCATTCCCATCATTACTTCCACTGTCCCTCGTGTAGACAGGTTCAGCCACGCACTTGGGCTGCATTGGTTCCATCATCCTCAACATTGTGAAGCAGGAAACCATGCATCGGGCACCCCGTAGGATGCTCGCAAATTGGTAAAACAAATCCGATATAACCACCATTCACTAATCGAATCAAACTCACAAAAACAGCAAACTCTCTTCCATCACTTGCTTTAAGCTTCAAATAGACTTTGGTCGAATCTTGTTTAGCTCTTAGGGTAGCTTCCCAGTCTTTCTTGCCTGCTTTTACAAACTTCAACCAACGATCAGCCAAAATATCATCAGGATCTGCAGCCAGTAATTTTCCCAAAAGGTTGTTAACCCGGCACAATTTTCCATCCTTATCGGCATAAAATACCGGCACTGGGCAATTTTTTACGATAGCTTCGTCTACAATTTCGCGTGCTTCTGTAAGTTTCTGTGCTAATTCAAGTGCGTTCATCATCATGCTTTAGAGGCTTTCTGCAGTGCGAAGGCAAAAACCTTACACTCTGCCGGTGTAAGATGATGTGATACTTTTCGGCTTCTGTCACCTGCAACCAGTTCTACTTTGACGTAATCTGGCCGCTTATCCTTCGATTTGACAGAAACACTGAACTTCTTACCTTTGAGTACAGTCAATGCCATGCTCTATCTACGCAATTGGCGGGACGTACGGGCTTCGCTCCCGTGGCCTTTCGCTAGACAGGCGAGCGCTCTGACTGGACTGAGCTAACGTCCCGTTAAAATGAGTTGAGTAGTTATGCTGTGTTAAACGAGCCAATGACAGTTTTAAAATTGGCTGAAAAGCTGGCTAAACCTTCGCACTTTCTAATCGTAGACGATGAGGCGTCTGTTTGTAGCGTACTGGCGTTTGGATTAGCTCGGCTAGGCTGTACGTCAAGAGTAGCCAACGACGGTGCCAGCGCTCTAAGAGCTCTAGCCGAAGACCAGTTTTCAGGTGTACTGTTGGATATCCGCATGGTAGGTATGACTGGATTTGAAGTCATTAAGGAGATGCGCCGCTTAGACATCAACGTGCCTGTACTCATCATTACTGGATTTCCTGACGATGATGTATACAGGCTAATTGACAGTTATGGCGCTCTAGCGGTGATCGTTAAACCTATTACGCTAGAGGATCTAGTCACGCTACTAAAACGTTATTTTTCGATCTTTAACGTCCGTCATCACCAACATCATCAACAACATCTGCAGCAGTTAGCTTGAAAATGGTGGTAGCGACTGGACTCGCACCAGTGGTGTTTTCCCAGAGGGTGACAGATTTACAGTCTGTTGCCATCGCTGCTCGGCTCACGCTACCAACAAAATTGTTCAGCGGTTCTTCCTGCGGCCAACTTGGACGTATACAAATCCTCGTTGCCGTGTCTCAGGTCTGTTGTATCCCCGTGTTGCAATGCACAGAGGCCCGCTGAAAATGGCACGGAGTTCGAGTGACGCTCTCGACACGACCGGTTTTGGAGACCAGTCTGCACAGCTGATGCCCTCCGTATGAAATCGCGCCGAAACTTTTAATGCGGCTCGGCTCAAATGGTTGTTGCACCCAAACACCGCAAATGGCAGCCCCGGCAGGACTCGCACCTGCAATTGTCCGATTCAAAGTCGGATGTGTCTACTAATTCCACCACAGGGCTAAAGTTTTGAGTGTCGCAGATGCGTAGACTAGCTTTGACCTAACACAGGTGACATGGCGATAACCACGTGCTTATCCGTTCTAACGCCAGCCCTTTTAGTAGAGCGACTCCGGAGCTGCCATCCGCCGGGCGTATAGTGCGACACTCAAAATTCAACAAATCCAGCAGGTTGTTTTGGAATAGAACTTTTGGCTCGATGTGTTACAGCAGATGTAGAACCCGGCTGGCTCCAGCCGTCGATCTCTGGCATGTTGAATGCCCTCAAACCAGTTCTGCATACAACGCTAGCCAGCGCTGCGTCCTGATAGTAACAACCGTTAATGTAAAGCGGATCGGATAAAATCTTTTCCACAGCAGAACGCGTATAGTACTGGCAAGCACCCAGCCACACCCAGCCTACAGATGACTTTCTGAAATCACCTGCCACGTCACAATCGGCAGGCATGTCCGGCAGTTTCTTGATAACGGTGTCTGGATCAATTTTTACGAGCACGTCATGCGACTCCTGCAAAAACCGACGCAGAAAACGCTTGGTCCACTCCACTCGAAGCTTCATAGAATCGGGCACCTGCCATACGTTACCAAAGTCGATGTTCAGCGGCGTTACAATACGAAGCTTATCACCGAACATCGCGTCATGAGCCTTTACTTCGTCCAACTCCTTAAACGACCACATGTTTAAGACTATCAGCGCTCTCATGCTGTGCGCTCAAGATTTACAGTATAAGGAGAGTTAGAACCTGTATGCGTTACCGTGACTACTGCCGACGAATAACCGCCCGTCCCAGAAGCTGTCAAAACGATATTAAACAGGAACGGTGCTCCAGCAGGAATGTCATTTAACGCGGAAGGAGGAACAAACGGAACCATGCTGGTATAGTCCCACAGATCCATTGTCCAGCCGGTGCCCGCAAGTTGAACGTCCGTAATCGTAAGCGGCGACGCTCCTACGTTTTTAACTGAATGGGTAGTAGGACCTGCAGTTAACCATGACGCACCGGCGTTCACAGTCATGAAAGCCTCATTCATGGTGTCCCCATTAGACACAGGTGCCGGGCTGTAGGGACCGTAGAATGTCCAGTCAACAATAGAAGGTGTAGGCGGCACAGGCGCAAACGCTGTGAATGCAAAATTCTGATTGGAATGATCAATGCCAACAGGACCATAAACATACGAATCAGGAGAAAATGTTCCGCTACCAGAAAGAGGAACAGTTGATCCGCTCCAACCATACGGCACGTAGTATCCGTAAGATCCATTTGAACTCGTTGCCCACGTCCCGGCACCGTTGGTAATCGGAACACTAAATCCAGTGCCATTCTCCGTCACGGTTCCTGAAATATTGAGAAAGTTGATGTCAACGTCAAAGTCCTGACCTGCCACATCCGTAGACAGACCTGCATAGCTGCGATAAGAAGGTGTTACCGTATACACTGGCAAATCAAAGCCTGAAAGCGAAGATGTGCCTGTGTAGCCATAGCTCACCGTTCCAACATAAGTTCCAAAAGAATCCGTAACCACAGATCCGGAACCACTGAAGGCAACCACTGCAGAATCATAAGGAATACCTTCCAAACGTACTTCACCTGTAATGACTACGGGCAACGTTGAAGGCGGAGATGGTGGCACGACAGGTGCAGGAAGTGGCGGATACGGTGGGATGTAGGGCTCACGAATCTCTGGACCTCGAAGGTAGTAACTTCCCGGCGCAGGACGAATGTGATTCACGCCTGACCTTCCGTAGGATCGAATAATCGCTGCCATGCCTTAACTACACGAAATGGTGGAGATAACAGGATTTCCACCTGCGACCGACTATTTTAACGTTTACCACCTCATAAATTGGTGGAAAAGACTGGCTTTGCGTGCTACGTTATATCTACACGATGCAAGCTAAAACGTCTAAAGATTACGATGGAAAAGCCAGAAACCTGCACCAAAAATGCTGTAAAATTTGTGATAAACCTTTTTGGGTGCCAAAACATTTTCTAGCTCAAAAATTCTGTTCAAGAGAGTGCAGTGGAATAAACAGCCAAAAACAAGTTCAAATCGAATGCAGCCTTTGTGGCAAACACTTTAACCGAACGAATAAACGGCTACGTCTAAGCAAATCAGGATTACACTTTTGCTCCAGAAAATGCAGAGACGAAGCACAATGTACCGAAAATTACCCAGAACTTCTCCGGCACTTTAAAGGAGGAGCCTCTGCTTACAGACAAGTGGGACTGCGCGTGCATGGTGCAAAATGTGCTAAATGTGGATATAACCGTTACTTAGAAGTGCTAGAAGTACACCACCTAGACAAAAATAGAAAAAATAACAAACCCAAAAACCTACAGGTGCTGTGCCCAACCTGTCATTTAGAACTTCATTTTTTAACCAAAACAGGAAAGTTTACACTTACTAAAACAGTGGTGGAGATAGTGGGTACCGCCCCCACATGAAATTGCTTGCAAAGCAACTGCCTTACTTGTCGCGCCATATCCCCATAAAGTGACCGGCCAGAGTGATCAGAGGTTGCAACCCCCGATCCTGAGCTGTGTGGCCTTCGCATCCACCCTGCGATAGCTAATCGCAGTACTCCCGGTTTAACGTACGATCTAAAATTGGAGCGAGTGAACGGTATCGCACCGTCGTCCTGTGCTTGGCAAGCACGCGCTCTACTATTGAGCTACACCCGCATTGGAAACAACACCCGCTTGCCGCGAAATCTCGTAAGCATCATCGGTGTTTACGAACTGGCCGTCGTCGGTAACATACCCGGCTTCGCCCGCTAGTAGCATCTCGATTTTCTCCTCGGCACTGACATTGGGCGTTCTGACAAGCTTGCCGACAGCCTCAAACTGGGTTTTACCAGCAAAAATTCGTTCGCCTATACGGATAGCTGCGGCTGCAATACTTGGTTTCACAAAAGTAAATACGGCCCCTGCGCCGTCCACCAGAGTATGTGGATTGCGGCGCAAGGATCGTATAACTTAACTAAAGAACAAACACCCATTTGCTTTTCAGCATCCACAGGTTTACTTCACGGTGGTTGTTTACCGGATTATCGGCCCGGCTCTCGTCGCCTTACGGCGCATAAACTGAAAATAAAAAACCCGCTACTCTTTCGGGTAGCGGGTTTTGGAAAGTATTTTCCTGTGTCCTACCCGCCTACCCCAACTGGTTCCTCCGTACGGACACACAACGATGACGGAGCAAACACCTGCCAATTATGCAGGGGATACCCCTTCATACTTGTCCGGTCTTTAATGTTCGCTGCTAAATTCATTGTCGTCATTATTGGGTCAGAGCGTTAGTGCCTGACCGTGGATACACGTTACTGTATACACTCGCTATCGCGCAAGAACTTTTTACAAGTTTTTTAAAGAATCTTTTTCAAGGAGTACGTGGCACCCCTGAACGAGCGAAAGGAATAAACTTCGGAGCAATCTGTTTTTCCACGACCTGCCTTGCAATGTTGGTAGTCGCTGCAAGCATCTTCGCAGCTAGCTCTCCTTCTCCATTGCGGTAGTCAGCGCGGAAGCGCGTATTCAGGCTTTTCTGCGCCTTAGTTATACGGTACTGAGCCTCTGACTTTGTGAGGCCGAACTCGTGCGCAATGGCTCCAGTAGTGCGTCCCTGCATCGCCCGAACAGCCACCAGCTTGTCTGTGATGTCAGTGAAGATAACCGTATGCGTGCAGAGCTTGCGTGCTGCTTTTTCAATTTTAGTAGTGCTCATGGCTAAGCGATTTTATCCATCGCCAACCCTGTGGCGACAGCGTGAATGTTACAGCCACAGTTCGGACAAAAGTTCACACGAACTTCACGCGACTCTGGCTGGATCTGACGCCGGGTGTACTTGCGTTTGGCAGGCACATCAGCACTATTACGCTTATCAGCCTTATCAAAGTAGCGCGTAACTGTGCTGGATGTAGCGGATATGCGTTTAGTCGCACCAATATGCTCCAACGCAGCTTGAAAACAGGCCAGCTTAGTTGGAAACTTTGTTCGACGCTCGTTAATGAACGCGACGATCTTATCTGTTTCCGCGTTGCTAAGGCACCGTTGAGAATACTCGATATTATTATTTTTTAACATAATGATTCGTTTTTCGTGCGTCCGCCCTATATGCATTCTCAGAGCTTGATTCGCACTGTTTTGTGTTTCTTTGGTAAAGACTGCGTCGCAGCCTTCATGTGAACATATTACCGTTGGCATGACTTAATACTCCCTTTCTGGTTCTACTTCCGGAGCAACCGGCATCGCTTCACCTATCATCTCATACAGATGTTCTTCTGTTATGACAGGTACTCCCAGCTTCTCCGCTTTGCCCGGCTTGATTGCACCAGCGTCTGTGCCTAGAACCAGATAATGGCACTTCGCGCTAACATTGGCTTTCACCATTCCACCTGCAGCCTCAATGCGACGCATCACTTGATCGCGACTGCCTGACATCAAGGTTCCGGTGATGGCAAATACTTTTCCAGCGAGCCTTCCTATACCGTTCCGTTCCGTCTCAAACGTGAGTCCGCACGCCTCTAGCGTATTCAGCTCTTGTTCCTCACACGCGTAGTATTCAAGGAAACTATTAAAGGCTACTTCGCCGAACAATTCTTTGAACCTGTCAAGCTCATCGAAGACTGAAATAAGGGAAGTCCACTGAGCAGCAATTTCTTGGCAAGTTGTCTGGCCAATGCCTTCGATGCCCAACGCGTGCAGCTGTCGCCAAAACGGTTGTTTCTTTGCTGCAATGCGCCCTTCCAAAAGCTTTTTACGAGCCGAATTTTTTAGAAAAGTGAGGTTATCAAGCAAGAATATGTCTGAAAGTTTACGAACGCCATGCGTCATCAGTTCACGGATCATAGACGCTCCGAATCCGTCCATATCGAGAGCAGCCTTACCTGTTGCGTGGCGCAGCCGGGCGTACACCTGATCATCGCAGTCACGGTTAGGGCAGAACCAGTCTACTTTGCCGCTTGGATTCACCAGCTTGGTCCTGCAGCAGGGACAGACGTCGGGCATTTTATAGACACCACCCGTTACCTTATTCGCGACCCCCATGACCTTGGGAATAATTTCTGCCGACTTCTCAACATAGACCTCATCACCGATATTAGCACCAAGACGATTAATTTCGTCCTGATTACAAAGACTCGCCCGTTTAACCAAGGTCCCGCTTAAAAGGACAGGTTTCAGTTCTGCGACCGGTGTAATCTTACTTGATTTGCCAACCTGAAGGGTAACGTCGAGAAGGGTTGTAGATTTTCGCTCTGGCGGAAACTTGTAAGCGCAAGCCCATAGAGGAGATTTTGTGCCTTCGCCTAATTCACGCTGTTTTTTCAAGTTGTTAAGCTTGAATACCAAACCATCCGTCGCCAAATTAAGAAACTTCCGATTTATATCCGCATTCTCTATGCTTTTTTGAATATCGTACGCATTATCGAATGTCAGTAATCGAGTCACCGTAGGACACGATGAAAGCACTGGCAGCATGAACGTCGTCTGAAAACCTAAGTTTTCCAACATGCTAATAAGCTCCATCTGTGTCTCAATTTCCGTAAATTCCGTAACGCTACCGTGCGCAACAAAGGACAGATTACGCTTGGCAACTTCCGCCGAACTTTTGAGTTTCAGTGTTCCACTTGCAGCGTTGCGAGCGTTAGCGAACTGTTCCAGTGCTTCTGCCTCCAGCTCTTCGTTCAGCCTGTTGAACACGGAATAGGTCATGTAGACCTCACCTGTAACCTCGATATCAGTAGGACTGGTTAACACCAGCGGAATGCTGACAATAGTCCGGGCATTCTCTGTAACATCGTCGCCGAATTCACCGTTACCCCTCGTAACAGCCTTGTACAGCTCTCCTTCCTTGTAGATAAGCTTCAATGATAAGCCATCAATTTTTGGCTCCAAGACTCCCTCCTCACCTTGGCCAAAATAGTCCAAAACTTCCTTTGCGTTATAGACGTTCTGAAGCGAAAGCATTCTCCGATCATGCTTGGTTTTAATAAAGCCGCTTGAACCTATGCCACCGATGCGTTTGGTTGGTGAATTCACATCGGAGAATTCAGGGTACTTAGTCTCCAGATCCTGCAGTTCCTTGTAGAGCTTATCGTAGATATGGTCTTCAACTTTAGGAACATCCACCACGTAGTAGAAGTAGTCATACTGGCGAATGAGATTGCGGAGTTCCACTATACGAGTATTTATTTCGAGCATAAACGGTAGAATTTGTATGGAGAGATTATCAAAACACATAGCCTGTTGCCCCTGTTTCAGCCCAAGCGGTGTTTAGTGCTTCTCGCATATATTCAGTTCTTAAATGTAACGATAGATGAAGCGTACACATACCGTAGGCGTTGTAAACTAAAAAATTTATGCTTGAGAATACCACAACAACTTGGATTGGGCTGCTACTGGCCTGTTCAGCTGTAGCACTGATTACGCTTACAAGCACCGTTCTGATAATCTTCCTGATAAATCGCACCCTGATGGATCTGCTGCAGTGTGCCTTAACGAGTACGCCTAAACCGTCCCAATCGCTGCCTGTAATCAGCGGAGCTGCTGCGTTGGTATCTGCTAAGAAAGCGGAAGCTGCTTTGAAACCCGGTAGAAGCTGTGGGCACTGTGGAGTACGCATTAAAGGCGATCCCATTCGAGGAATCGCCCTTGATGATAAAAGCTTTCTTGTTTATGCCTGCCCGGAGTGCAAAAAAGAAACTTTACTCCCCCAGTAAATCTTTGACAATTTTCTTGGCACCGGACTCCTGCTTCCACCAATCAGCACTATCGTCTTCCCCCGGCTCAGCGCCGGGTTCGCCACCTTCGTCAGGTGCAGGTTCGCTACCGAATTCAGGCTGCTGTTGCTGACCTTCGCCTTCATGTTCCTTCTTGATCTGTGTAACCAAATCAGCGATGAACTGACGACCTTCAGGCTCGCCTCTCAAAAACTGCTGCATTCGAGTGTTAAATTCAGTCGTCGGCAATTCAAGCAAATGCCGATAGATGTAAGGCATGTACTCTTGGTTGTCGTCGCCAATCATGCGAAGAATCTGCCGCCAGACAGCTGGACCAAACTTGATGTCCCAAAGCTCATTACCGAGAGTATCTGTTTGACCATGGACGTGCCTCTGCGTGTTCGGGTCCGCGTTGTCGTCGTAGGAATAGAATTCCATCAACCCTTTGACCAGTTCCTGAATCAGCACGGGGAACACAACGGCCTGTGCGGTGATAACAGGCGTGCCATTCTCATCAAAACTCAATTTTTCCACACCAGCAGCGCCACCTCCGCCACCTCCGCCAGACATCATCTTCTGCATTTCTTCAGGCAGGACCCAATAGGCAAGTTCACCGCCGGACATCAACAAAGCGTAAGTGTTTACAATTTGTGGATTAATCCGCCGAAGCTCCTGCTCAATCTGCATGTAGGCATGGTTTTTATTTATTGCCGCGCCTTGAATCATCATGTTCACCATTCGGCGCTTCTCTTTTTCAAGGTCAAGCTCCTGCGCAATTTGCGCAATCTCAAGCTCCGCCTCTTGTTCCTCATCTGGAGCTTCCGGTTCGACACTGGTGCCGCCAAGATCAATTTGCGGGCGAAGCTGAGCTACTATCTTTAAGTCACCGTCAGCATACGCCGCCTTGGCATCCTTGAACTCAGGCAAATCGAGCACAACGCGAACAGCTGCCTGCTCCAGCTCCCGTTCATGTCCCTGCTCAAACTGAACTGCCCGTTGAAGCGCTCCTTGAAGCATCTGCAAAATTTGCATCGGGCCACCACGTGGAATCTGGCCACCCAGAGATGCCTGAAGCTTCCGCACAATCTTCGGATAAACGTCTGAGGCAACTAGCTCCGCGTAGCTACGAACCTGACCGGGACGTGGCTCACCCTCGCCTTGTGGAAACGAACCGGGACCCGGCTCACGCGGGAAGGCTGGATTCTGTGCGTAGGGATGCTCGTGACTTGTAATCTTCCGTTTCTTTTCACGGTCAATCCAGTCTGGCGCTCCGCCGAGATCGAGCGCCATTTCCACCAAACGTTTAACTTTGTTGTTCATGCCAAAAGGCGTTTAACGATTAGTTGTGCCCGACTTTCGTACTTGGTCGCACTGTCACAAGCTTTAGGCTTTGGCAGCTCTTCCTCACGCTTACCGGGGAACTTTCGTCGTGATGGACTTGGAAATCTGCCGGGCCGTGGAGCTGGGCGTCCCGGATGCGTCGTAGGATGCTCCGGTTTAACTCCCGGTCTTGGTGGAGCAACTGGGGCTGCTCCCATCTCAAAAAGTTCTCGTGCTTTCATTCGATAATAACTACTCATTGCTAGGATACAGAAGTTTGTCCCAGTCGATGTTATCCTTTGGAATGGACTTTGCACTCAAATAATCCAAGCCTACTTCACAGTCCCCCGTGAAGGGGACCAGAAGCCAGCTTGTATCAAAATCAGCGCCAAGCAGTGCAGGCAGCACTGTTGGAAAATTATTCAAAACAGTTGTCACAATATCGTGAACCACAGGCAATTCAGATTGTACACAATCTACCAAAAGAGAGTCATGCACTGTTGATACCAAAATGGATTCAAGGTCCGCTTCTTTCATCATGTCTTCGATGGCAACAAGTGCCAAAAGCATCATGTCTGAAGCCGTCGATTGAATAACGTGGTTACACCCGGCCCGAAGCGCTTTGGCTTTAGCCTCTTGGTCGTCACCTTGAACTTCTTCAAACACCCTGACACGTCCAAAAATAGAAACAGCCACGTGCTGCTCCACTATGAATTGCTTGTAATACATCAGGAACCGCTGGAGAGCAGGGTACGACGCGAAAAAGGATTCAATAATAGCTTCGCACTGCTCGATGCTCAAATAGATAGACTTGGCTGCTAACACGTTTTGAAGCCCAAAAGCTCCTCCTCCATAACCTGTTAAGAAGTTTACCGTTTGATGAGTTGTAAGTCCTTCAGGAGTATACAGATGTGGGCTATCAATAGCGATCTCTACAAGCATTGAAGGTTCCTGCTCCATTACCAAGGTCACCCTATTTTTAACACGTTTTGAGTACCTAAACACTACCGGTTTAATCCTGCCACGCTTGCCGGGATTACGCAATTTATCTGCAAACAAGTGTGAGTCACGTCGAGCAAAACGGACTATAAAGTAATAGCGCTCGTAGGTTTTATTCCAGTCCGGCGCAACCGTGCAGGCAATGCCGAGTGTTCCAACAAGCACCATTAAGTCTTGGGCAAATCGCCACGATTTTGTACAAATAGAGGCGCTACCGTCCTTTTTTACATAGCCATCCGTATCCAGCACTCCGGCAATAAACTCCAATTTTACATCGTCTGGAGCGTTGAACATCCATTCAGGTAAAGTAAGCGTCCGCCGTCGAAAACGTGTCTCGTCTACAGCCCCAAGCTGAATAAATAAGTCGGAAACCCTAGTGCATCCAAAGTTAACAAGTCCGTAAGCTCCGTTAATCTCCTGCCCAACCGTGGGTCCTGTCTTAATTACTTTTGGCCCACTAACCTCACTACTCCAAACTGTTCGGTCAATTTTTGGATAAAAACCAGCCCTTCTCACTGAATCCGCAATGATGTCCTGCCATTCAAAAAACTCGGGTGTTCCACCTGTACAGATAGAAACTTCACCGAGGTTAGAGCATCCATCACCATAAAACAGACCAAGAACGTAAGCTAAATCTGGAGTTATATTTATCTGGAACACATTTGATTTAGGCGAAGTGCCAAATGGGTCGAAAAACACGCCAGCTTTTACGTGTTCGCATACCAAGGATTGGCCATCAGCCAACAGCATACCCTTTTTCAAAAGAGACGCTTGAATCAAACTACCGTCGGCAAGTTGAAAGCGGTGATTTGGACTACAGCTGATAATCCCGTGTAAACTGCATACAAGCACTCTTTCTTTTATGCCGCTACAATAAAATTCTCTAATTTCCTGCGTGCCGTTCGGAGTCTGTACGTGCCTGCCGCTCATCGGATAAAACGTATCTTCTTCCCTTCCTGCGTGAATATCACCGATACGCGTGATTCGACCGTTTACAGACACCAGTGTAGACGGATCGACACACTTTCCAATGTTACGCTTTTGACTCAATTCCTTGGCTTCCTTGTCTCTATGCCTCTCCTGAAGCCACTTCATGTAGTCCTTACTAAAATGCTCGTAAGGCGTGTTAAAAATACGGCTAGTTGTAAGCGTGTGAAGGTCTGTTTCGTCAAAGTACGCCTTAACCATGGTCGGATCACCGCAAGCCGATGCCATCAGACGCAGCTCAACTTGTGAAAGATCGCCCTGATACATGCAGCCACGCTTCCCAAATCGAGAAATGTAAAGGCTCTTAACTTCCCCATCACGAGGTAGCTGCTGCAAATTTGGGTCCCGGCATGAGTTATGATGAAAAAGACCTTGTGCTAAGTAGCTGTGGTCGCCTTCAACTTCAATGTCCCACACCGCTTGGACACCAACGGAACGCCACTGAATGACTGCTTCAAAGCGCCCTGTATTTCGGCAATCACCGCCGACATTTTGAATTGGACTTGGCGTGTTGTGAAGCGCAGTACTTGATAGCCTAAATGCTCGGCTATGCTTGTATTGACTTTGTCTTGAGCCTCTACATGGTAATCTCCGTCCACTTCTATCAGGATGTTCGTGCCAATCAGCCCAAAGTCGGCTCGTTTGTTCCCACTGTATACGTACTCCCGATAATTCGGAATATTCAAAGACAATAGCTCTTGAGACAGTGCCAACTCGTGGCGGTTCATCGACCACGAAATTTCCTCCATACCACCTCTGTCCTCCTTCAATCGTGTAAACGGCATCTGACACATATCCTTCAAAAACCAAGCCTGCTGCAAAAGACTCATGTACGCTTGATAAGCTTTTCGGAAAAAACTCTCCTTGTCCGTAGAATAACTCGCAAAAGATGTTGTCAACCCCGGACACGCTGCTTCTATCTGCTTCAGTTGAAACTCTGTCAGAACTCTGGCACGAACCGGCGCGTTGCCCAATTTCTGCAACCCATACACCTGAATGTTCCGTTCGACTAAAAAAGGCGTTGTTTTCATCTCCTTCGCGATGCGCTCTATGGGTATTCCACGGCTGATCAAAGCCTCCAATTTGGCCTCTGGCAGCGCTACTGACGGCATTCTCCGACCATTTTCGTTGCCCTTCTGAGCATCGGCCAAACGCGCCCGATGCAACCGTTGAAGTTCCGCTTTCAACTGAGGGTAGGCCCGCCAGCTCCGTAAAGCCACACGCCTTGAAATCGTTTCGCTCATCTGCTGAAAACTCATTTGTTTTTGTAGCGCCAACCTCCGAAAACTTTGTTCGTTCAAAACCAGTCCTAGTTGCGGATGCCAAATCAACGAATAACTTGAGCTTTTGTCCGGCAACAACCCCAAGAGACTGCCATCCTCGCTCACTGAAAACCCTGTGCTCGGCTGTTGCTTTAACCGTGCCGCCGCTTTCAGTAGTTGCTTCAAACATCCGCTCGTAACCCTTGAAGTACAGACGTTTGATTCGCTGCCATCGCCCACAGTGTGTTTTGACTGTAACATGCTGATTAATGTGCTTCCACAAGTCTGAAATTACAACAACTTTCTTCACGCCATCGACTCTAACTTCAAGTCGAGTATCACCAGACACACAAAGTCGTCCCCCACGCGTACCTGTCATTAAAAAGCTAGCGTGAATACAAGCATCTGAGCACAGGTGAGGGTCCTTAACACGAGCCTTTTTGTCGAGGCCAACCACGGTAATATTTCGCAGCGGACGCACGTAGGTTGAATATAACTTGTAGACTTTACGATAGTCCTGCAATGGTCGTACACTCTCATGGTCAACAGCCATCCTGTTTAGCGTAAACTTATCCGTAGCTGCAAATTCAAGCCATTCCTCCCTTATTTTCTTAGTCAGCTCAACTTCAGCAAGGTCAGGAAACCGTTTTTTAACCGCGCTCTCGATATTCTCAGACCAAGCCTTTTCGTCCTCACCGTAAAACTTCTTACCATTTTTGGTAAAGCGCTGAACAGGCAGATTGAGCACGTTAAACAAAAGGTCTTTCAAGTGGCCCTTATTCTCCAAATCCAGTTCCCATCCCGGAGTAAGTGATGCCTGTTCCTCACACCATTGACCGATCGCCGGAGTCTCCTGCTTCAACTTGGTTCTAAGATCGCTGATAGTTTTAGGCAACGCGGTCTCCATCTGATTGAGTTTTTTGAGATCAACGGTCATGCCACGACCCATGATTTTCATAAGGACCGCTGCCGCTGGAACCATGATGCTTTCGTAGACAAAAGCACGTGAAAGGGGAGTATAGAAACGAAAACGACCGGGCGAGCCGGGCCGGGCAAGTGGAATGTTGTAGCGTCTTCCTTCCGTAGACTTGAGCTTTTCACGCAAGCGTCCTGAAGCCAAAAAGCAGGATTCCACGTCTCCCATCACATACGGAATAACATGCGTAGGCCAATATTTCTTGTCGCAGTTGAGATAGTGCCCGCCTTTATTTTCACCGGGATGCATGGCCTCCTTATGAAGCTCGATAAGCAGAACCATGTCCTCCTCGTAACCGGCCAATTCAGGTGCCCAATCATAGGCTATGATTTCCAAGCCCAATGACCCGACACGCTGCATGTAAGTGTACGCCGCATGCCATGTGTCGAATTTCGCAGCGTCAGCCAAAGCACAAAGCCAACGATCACGCTTTTTGTTAAACTCGGGATTATCCCATCCTACCAACCATTTCTGGTACAACGTGGCAAAAGTATACAAAACATCAAAAGTCAAATTATGACCAATAAGCTTAGACTTAGTCAGCGCCTCGTAAACCAATGGACCCAGTATTTTTAAATAGGGCTTCATTGGACTGGCTTCGTAATCCCATGGAAAACCAATCGACCGTGAATTACCTGTCTTTGGATCGCTCCATCGGAACATCATGCTGACGATAGCTGGCGGTGTGGGCAGCTTAGTCGTACAGAGCTTGTGAAATGACCATGGCTTTAATCCAGTAGTTTCTGTGTCGTAGCAGAGCAGCATCCCCGGATTGTTAATAATTTCACAAAGGCCCTCCGCTGCTACGTCCGGGTCAGTAGTAAAACGATACCACGGACGCGTGTACACCTTCGGTTTAACGCCCTCCTTCACGAGCTTCATGGCATTAACAAGGATCTGTTTCCACCGAGCGGTTACAACCTTGTTCATCGCAAGCAAAACAAGACGAGGACTCTGAATTGGCATCATCGGTATGCGCACACTAGGAACTTCGCCAAAGACAGGATGTCCCGTTATCTGTTTTGTTGCGTCTACTGGATGAGGCCGGGGCAAAACGAAGCGCTTGTCAGTCAACCAGTCGTCAGGCCAACCACGGTAGGTAAGCAATTTACCCTGCCAATCCTGCGCATTAGACTTATGGCAGAGCATGCCCAGCGAAGCTGTGCCTACGGGTATGATGAGCTTAGGCGGGTGCCTCATCAGGTCATCCACGAGATGGTAACGGCACCAGTTTCCTTTGATCTTATAGTCCACCTTGGCTTTACCTGCATTAGCACACCGAGTCAGCGGAAACCATCGGATGTCATCGAGTGACACACCCGTTTCTTCTCTGCAAGCGTGGATTATTTTCGCTATCCAACCGGGAAAACCGTCGATGCTTATCTGCCCTTTCGCGTCCTCATTCTTGGTCACGCTGTCACAGATTATGGTAACCAGCGGCGTCTCAGAACCAACTGGCTGCATAAAGGGGCTCTTGCACCCTGTCTCGAATAGTTTGCATTTAGCACATATCGGAGACGCAGCTCCCGGCTGCAAAGGCTCAGCTCCCAGCGGATTGTTCGGATCAAACAAGGTGACCAAAGCACTCGGTACCCGAGTTTTGCCCGTGTCTACGTCCTCGATCAGCGTTTCACCGTGCCAGTAAAGCAGCACATCCCGATAAAACTTGTCGTACCGAACGGCTTTGGAATTCAAGTCCATCAGCAAACCGTCAGGTGTGGCCCATAACTTTTTTGGACCCTTAACACGTTTTGGAGCTTCAGATGTTTCCACGCCTTAAAGAACCACCTTTCGTAGCCTGCTTTTGAGATTCTGAACTTTTGTAGTTCTGAAAGGTAGAATGAACTGGCCAGAACTAACACCAACAGAAGCGCCTCTATCTTGTTTCGCACTAGAGCACAACAAGGCCGACCCTAAATGCCAGACGTGCCCTCATAGCACTGCATGCCAGCGCTATATGCTATCCCGGCTCAATCGAATACCGCTCAGTAAAGCGACTTTTCGAATACTACCTGAAGCCTATGAAATGCGCTTCAACATCGACATTGATGATCCGGAAACACCAGAATTGCAAAGAGTATACCTACTTTGCCACACCACTGTTTTTGGCAAAGAACCAACCAACTACAACATCGGAAAATACCGAGAGGACATCATTACCAACGTGCGTAAAGCCAACTGTTCTCTGCGCCTGTTCCTACTTTCAAACATGATGGGCCACCTGAGAATGGAAGCCGAAATGGTAGCAAAAACACCGTTACACCGCACAAGACACTTCAAAGTACACATGCTCGCAGACAGTAAAGCCTTAGAACGAGCAAGTATGTATTCAGAACTTTGCCGCAAAAAATTCGGTACGTTTACGCTATCCGCTTTAAGTGCGCTGCATGAAACCAACTACGAAGCCAACGATATTGAATACAAAATGTTGAACAGCGAAGTCACTGCTGGTCGTTGGTTAGTTGGTCACAAAATGGTCCACGAAGGACCTCCCTATGACCTGTTCTACGAATGCGAAGAAATGAATCTTGATCCCTACTGGTTGGCCATTGAAGACACCTACAAAAAACTGGTATTGGATAGGGATGCCAAAAGCAGCCTTGAGATACGCAGACACCGCTATTCAGTTGTCCAGAGCATCGGCTTTCTAAAGCGGCATAAAAACGTAGCAATCACTGTATTCCGAGCCCGGCAGCAAATACTCCCACAGGCTGTGGCTAGAGTGCTGGAACATTTCGGTTATAAAGTTGATGACTTTGAAATTGAGGACAAGGCTATTACAAACCCGCTAGAACTCTGGGTGACACTAGGCCGGGCTATTCTTCACTACAACCTGCTGAATTATCTGCACGGAGAAAAAAGTATATTCAACAGGTAAACTTTCAAAGACAGTTCTTAGTCTCGCTGTGTGCTACAACAAACCTACAATAAAGAAATCCTGAACATGTCTACAATCGGCTCTAAATAGTTGTAAGTCGTTTAATATTATGGCTTGGGAGGAATATAATTTTTCGAATGAATTTCAAAACGCGATTCTCGCGTGTATGGTGCGCTATCCTGATGAATTTTGGAGCTTCGGCGATATAATGAAAGCCCAGTACTTCAATGGGGCTGACGCGTGTGAAGTCGCTTTCGCCCTGAAAGACTACGTCGAGGAATTCAGCAAGTATCCCAATTTCTCAACCCTGATGAATTGGGTCTACCAGAAATTTGAGCGCAGCAACGCGGACAAAGCGAACCAACTTGTCGATTACGTGATGTCACTCACGGAACTCGATACGTCCGACTGGCAAGGCATACGCAAGCTGATGATTAAGTTCGCCAAGGAGCGCTCCCTGTTTGCTGCTCTGCGAAAGATTCATTCAGCTCAGATGGAAGGTAAGGGCAACGAAGTGGACCCTGTAAAAGAAGTAGAGGAAGCTCTCATCGTCGGTGAAGACGTGCGCAAACTAGGCATAGACGCTGTAAACAACTACGAACAGGTCATACGCAATACGACCAATGTATCTTACGGTATCCCGACTGGCTACAACCTGCTGGATGACATCTGGAAAACAGGCTGGGGACCGGGCTGGCTCATTGTGCCGCTAGCTCCGCCGAAAAGTTACAAAACTACCTTCTGCATTAACCTAGCCTTGAACATGGCCGGGTCCAAGGTTGGTGAAGACGTGATCTACTACGCTTGTGAAATTGACGAAGAACTGGCCGCCATGCGAGCGTACTACAACATCACCGGCAAAAGCAGCGACAACCTATTTGAAATGGGAGTCGAGAAGTTTATTCAAGAAGCCAAAAAAGGCATAGAAACGCGATTAACAGGCAACCTCTGGTTCAAATCGTTTCCGTCCAAAACAGCATCCATTTTTGAAATCGAACAACATGCCAGATACCTGTGTCAGCAAAAAGGACTTAAACCAAAAGCCATCTTTATAGACTACGCGGAAACAGTGAGGCCCTCTTTGGTGGGAAAAAATGTACCGGATAGTCGCCAGCAAGCCGACATTTACATCGCAGCTCGGGCAATGGGCAAGAAGCTAGGAGCAGCCATCATAATGCCTGATAGGTGCAACAAAGAAACCGTCGGTAGGAGTGTGCCAAGCATGACTTCCTTTCAAGGTTCATTTGAAAAAGCCGGGGCAGTAGACGCAGCCGTAGGCATCTGTTTCACAGATGAAGAACGTCTACAAAACCGAGTACGCTACTTCATATTTCTAAACCGTCATGGCCCCCAGCTTGTTCAATTCGAAGGGCGTGTAGATCCAGAGCTTATGCGGATGACCATCGACAAGAAAATAGACTACACGCCTGAAGAAGAAGCAGAGCCGGGACAGAAGCGCTCGCGTGGTCGCAGCTCCAGACAAAAAGCCAGCTTGGAAAAGACAATAGACGCTATGTCCTAACCTGTTGAGACTTCTTACGTAATTTACTCGCTTCAAGCACGTAGTCCTCAACGACTAATGGGCCTATTTCAACCAGAGGTTTTGCATTACAACGCTGCTCACTGTGAACCGGAAAAGGATACTGTTTTTCGCCCAAAGCTTGAACCAGCTCACAAGCTAAATCAACCGCGTGGACCGTATCTGAAATACGAACGTACTCGTTATCCGAGTGCCAGTTGTAGTAGCCACTACTCATATTCATCATGCTCAACGGAAACCGTTTTCTGAGAAAAGTAACATCCGTATAAGGATGGCGCTGCCAAAGCATACTGCGTGAACGCAGTGAAGGCATCGCCCGCGTAATAAACTCGCCATCATTCTGGAATAGCCTCACCCCCGAATTACTGTAGCTGAACAGGTTTCTAGCCGGGCAATCAAATTCTAGAACGTAGCCTATACGCTCAAAAAACTCAGGATCAGAATTGCGTGCTCCCATGCCACCGTGCTCCTCGTAGGCAAAAAGCGCCAGCGCTACGTTGTCCAAACGTTCCAGCGCCTCCAAACAGACCATGATACCGCTCTTACAGTCCCCACCAATTCCAGCAGGCTCTCCCTGCTCGTCCAAACCCAAGAAGGTATCCTCTGTCTGGATAATGTTTACTTTTCGATCGTAAGGCTGCACGGTGTCAATATGAGCGCTCAAGCAGGGGTAGTATTCTGCCTTACCTTTGATCACATAAACGTTCTTGTGCTCATCGCACCAAACTTTTCCGCAACGTTTTTCGCCACGTGACTTCACGTGCTTGATCAAAAACTTAACCATCGCGCCCTCTCGTCCAGTTTCGGAGGGCACTTCCAACAGCCTGCGGTATAGATCCAGATTCATTGAGGCAAAACGTATACGAATAAAACAATTCAGTCAACCAGAAAATATTGCTCAATATTTAGTTCTTTAACGCATGATACTGCTGACAGCTTTCTTTCCGACGACACCGGAACGCGCTGAAGAATTGGAAGTGTGCTTAAAGCACAACCTAGCACAGCCTTTCTTTAAGAACGTCGTGCTACTTTGTGAAAAAGGTGCCCGACCCAGCATCACACATGAAAAGCTCATTACTGTAGACATGCCGCGCAGAATGCTTTACGGAGACTTTTTCCAGTATGCCAATCAGTTTTACCCCGAAAAAATCTGTGTCGTCTCCAACACGGATGTCATGTACAACGACACTCTCACAAAGTTCATCTACCTGCCCAAAGAGTGCTGGGGAAATCATCTATTTGCCATCACACGGACCAATGAAGATGGCAGGCTCCAGAATGAAGGATCACAAGACACGTGGGTTTTCAAAGCTCCAATCAAGCAATTTGACGGCTGGAATCTTATCCTTGGCATTGTAGGCTGTGATTCCCTGCTTGTGCAAAAAGCTGTGGAATCTGGCTTGACCGCCTCGAATCCAGCGCTTAGCGTCCAGTGCTCGCACCTTCATCGTGTCGCAGTTCGAAACGACATGCTGCCTGTAGAAGGAAGCGACAAGAAAACTTGCTACTGGTGGGCAGAGGGCTATCGGGGATTTTGTCTACCTTATACGAAGATATGACCTACGAATTCTTTAATGACTGGCACCTTGGCGACGGACTGTTTCAATGCCTCTACTTTCACAGGCTCGCGCCAAAGTTTCCGAATGACGAGTTCATATTTTACTGCCGAAAAGAACATCATGCCCAGCTCGCCGAGACCATTGAACACCTTCCCAACGCCCGTCTCGGTGCTCTAGAAGAAAAGACACCGCAAGCCATAAACTGCTGGATTGGACGAGGCCAATACTGGCACACGCACCCTAACCGTAACCAAATGCTGCCATTTTGGCTGGAATGGTTCGGCATAATCAGCAAAGAAGCCGGGTTACCTAACCCTTTTAAAACCGTTGCAGACCTTTGGTGGGATTTCCCTTCCATCGACAAACCAACGACACTCAGTAAGCCGTTTGACTTCCTTGTGGTAAACGCTCAGCCGCTCAGCGGCCAATTCAACTACAATGTGAGCGAGATGAATTCACTCATCGAGCTGCTACTAGAAAAAGGTCATACAGTCATCACAACTAACCCGTCTATTGCAGGTGTGCCCTGTACATTCGAACAGGGTATCAGCATCAGCGGCATAGGAAACGTGTCTAATTTCTGCAAGTATCACTTGATGATAAGCACAGGCCCTAGCTGGCTTACGTGGAACAAAACCAACGCAGGCAAAGTGAAGCTTCGCATAGTTTTACTGGACTATATCAAACTCGACTACGACACAACGTGCCATCACTTCGGCTACATCCAAGGTGCTGCTAATTTCCTAGTAGACCAAAAACTCCTATAACCATGCTAGAAATATTCACGTTAGTCTTAAACGGAATGCCCTTCATCAAGGAACACCTGACTATTTTCTCCCGGCTGTCTGTCCCGTGGCGCTGGCACATTATCGAAGGTGTTGCCCTTCCTGAAAAATGCACCAGTTGGTGCCAACCGGTTCTACCAACCGACCACAACAACTGGCTATCCAACGACGGCACAACCGAGTACCTTGATTCCATACGTAGTGATCAAGTTTTAGTGTACCGTAATCCCGGACCATGGCATGGCAAACTGGACATGTGCAACGCACCCCTCGTAAACATCTCTAAAGGTGCAGTGCTCCATGAAGTTGATGTAGATGAATTTTGGTCCCGCACCCAGCTCGAAACTATCCACGACCTGTTCACGCACCAAGATGCTGGCAAAGGCTGGTACTACTCCGACTGCTACTACGGTGCAGACATCCACGTAGTAAACACAGAATCTTACGGCGACAGCATAAGCCATTCATGGATTCGAACTCATCGTTACGCAGGCGAACCTTGGCAAGCCCATGAGCCCCCAGCCATTGCCTACGAAGGCCGTGTACTTTCCCGTCCTGAAACAGGTGGTTTAGGACTTATCTTCGCCCACTTTGGCTATGCCTTGGAGCAGCAGGTTCGTTTCAAAGAAAACTACTACAGACAAACCAACATGCTCGCCTACTGGCGGGCGCTTCAGTCTAATACCCAATGGCCAGTTCAACTGAGCCAATACATGCCCTACTGGCCGGGTCAGAATGCAACTCTGAACAGGACTCAAAGTTACCAGCAAGTCATTAAACAGCTCCAAAGCACATGAATCACGCAGACGTTAGGGGCTACTTAGGATTTAACGAGGTGTACTGCGAAGCAGTAAATACCGCGCCTAATGGTAGCACTCTCGTTGAAATTGGCTGCTGGTTTGGCAGATCGGTTATCTATCTGGCTGAAGCAGTCCTTGCCAGCAAAAAAGACCTCCGTATTTTTGCCGTAGACACGTGGCACTGGTCCGAAGGACACTTGCCACCCATCGAGTGCAAGCACCATGGTTTTTTATGGCACGAATTCGTAAACAATGTTCGTGCCTGCGGAGTACAGTCTGTCATAACGCCCATGTGCCTTCCATCAACAGAAGCCGCAACTTTCTTTGAAGACGAAAGCATTTTCATGGCCTTTATCGACGCAGACCACGCATACGAAGCCGTCAAAGCGGATATCGCCGCTTGGCGTCCGAAAGTAAAACCCGGCGGAATACTAGCGGGCCACGACTACAACCCCTACTGGTCTGGCGTTTGTAGGGCAGTGGACGAAACTTTTTCAAAAAATGTGACTATTGATACAGTAAACTCCACATGGATGATTAAGCTATGAACCCATTTGATCCGTACGGAACCCACCAACTTATACTCCTAGCAGCTTGCCGACAAACCACAGGCCCGATTATTGAACTCGGCACAGGTGACTGGAGCACACAACTGCTTCATGACACCTTTCCTGATCGCTACATCGTATCTGTAGACAATAACATGGAGTGGCTATCTAGGTACACTCACCTGTCCACACCTAACCATGTATTTGTGCTGGTAAGTGACTACAGCTACTATCAAGCTATGGTTCCTCACGCTGGAGTGCTGTTCATTGACTTTGATCCCGGCAGACAGCGCCGGGCCATTCTGCTCCAAGAGGCCAATAACGCGGACTTCCTAATCTGCCATGACACCGAACCAACCTGCCACCCAGACTACGCTTGGGGCAACAGCTTCGATACATTCAAGTATCGCTGTGATGACTACGTGAGCGGAATTTGGGCTAAAGATGGAGGCACGTACACTCGTGGAACCACCGTTGTCAGCAACGTCAAACAATTCATAAAGCCATGAACTACACCAGTGTACCCGGATACTTCGATTTCGAAAGTGTATACAACGAAGTCGTAGCAGCAGCGCCTAATGGCAGCACCCTGATTGAAGTCGGCTGTTGGCTGGGCCGATCTGTCATCTATCTAGCTGAAGCTGTCAGCGCAAGCGGAAAGGATATCCGCGTATTTGCAGTGGATACGTGGCGCGGTTCTGAAGAACACTGCCCTGAAGATCAAGTGCTAATACGAGCCCACTATGGCCACGTATGGCATCAGTTCGTAAACAATGTTCGTGCCTGTGGCGCACAGTCTATCATAGTGCCTATGCCGTTGCCGTCACTGGAAGCCTCCAAATATTTTGAAGATAGCAGCGCCTTCATGGTCTTCATAGATGCCCAGCATGCCTACGAACCTGTGAAATCGGATATCGCTGCGTGGCGCTCAAAAGTAAAACCCGGCGGTTACCTCGCCGGACACGACTACGGCTGGAATGGACCACAGCATGTCAAACGTGCCGTGGACGAAGCCTTTCCGAGCGGTGTTCGCCTGTCAGGATCAAATGGTAGCACTTGGATTATACGGCCATGAGCAGCAACAAATACAGCATTCATAAAATCGCATGGTTTCCAGAGAAACTGGAGTCATTTCGCCGGGGCACGGTAACCGCACCGATCTACGTGCGAGTCAAGCCAACCAACAGATGCAACCACGATTGTTTTTTCTGTGTATACAAAGCTTCATTCTCCGGAATGCATGAGCTCTCACCTGACCGTGAGACCAATTATGTGGGTAAGATCGCCGAGCTGACCACGGACAAACTGCTGGAAATACTCGATGACTTCCACGCTATGGGCGTCAAAGCAGTCACCTATTCCGGTGGTGGTGAACCGCTGGTGCATGGTGGCATCGTCCAAGTTATGAAACGCACGCTAGAGCTTGGCATAGACCTGTCCATTATCACCAATGGTCAAGCACTCTCTGGTGAACGAGCCGCCGTTCTGGGCAAAGCCAAATGGGTTCGTGTATCAGTCGATTATCATAATGCCAAGCAGATGCATGCGCACCGCAACGTGCAAGAACGCATGTTCGAAGCGTTGATGAAGAACCTTAAAGACTTCAGTCTTCTCAAAGACCCCGGCTGTAACTTGTTTTTGAACTACATTGTTCACAAGGGCAACTGTGATGGCCTCTTTGAAGCAGCACACCTGTTCAAAGCGCACGGCGCGGAGAACGTGCGCTTCAGCCCGATGTGGATACCGAACATGCAGGAATACCACGCTCCAATCCGAGAAAAAGTGCTAGCTCAGCTCCAAGCAGCACAAGCGTTCGTGGACGGCAAGTTCGAGGTAAACAGCACCTATGATCTAGCCTCACCCTCCCACTCCACCGTACGCAAGTATCACAAGTGCTTGTTCATGCAGATCGTTCCAGTCATTGCTGCAGATGGCAACGTTTACGCCTGTCACAACAAGGCGTACGACGCCAAAGGTAAGGTCGGCTCCATTGTTAATCAAAGATTCGCAGACCTTTGGTTCAACGACGAAACCAAGAAATTTTTTGAAACGTTGGACCCCACTGCAGCCTGCCAGCATCAGTGCGCCAACGACGAGAAAAACATCCTAATGCATGATATTCTAAGTGCCCACGATAACTTTATATGAACCACTTCTTTGATGTAGGAGCCAACATCGGCCAAACTTTTGACGATTACCTCGTCGGAAACAACAAGCATGATGGCTGGAAAATCTGGTGTTTTGAGCCGTCTATTCGTCACTTTCCGCAGCTCATGGCCAAAATAGACGCCGTTAAAAGTCGCTATTCTGTAGTGCTCTGTCCGTTCGGTATAGGTGGAGAAAACACAACTGCTGAATTTTTTCCTAAGATAGATCCCCGTGGAGACTCCTTTGAGCGCTACCTTTACTGCAACCCACCGACACCCGTTGTAAACTTAAATGCCGGATACGAATTAGTATTCCCGATGGTCTCACTGCCTGAGTTCATCCTTCGACATACGGCACCCAATGACGTCATTGAGCTGAAACTGGACTGTGAAGGTGGAGAATTCACGGCGCTACCTGCGCTACTAGGCTACCCCGAAGCGCTAAGGCGTATCAGCACCTTCTTTGTAGAATTTCATCACAAAGGCACTGGCTGGGACATCGAGATGAACAAAATTAAAGCAGACTATAGCGCAGCAGGTAAAATTATCCAAGACTGGTTTTTTTGATTATGACAGCTACATCTAAAGCTCAAGATGCAATCAAAACAATTCGCCGGGACGATTTAGGCTTCGTCCTGAATATGCTTGGCTTCACCGAATCAGGCATCGAAGTTGGCACATATAGAGGAGACTTTTCCGTTCAGCTGCTTACCAAGTGGCAAGGAAAAAAGCTCTACTCACTCGACTGCTGGGTGGAACAAGACCCGGCTATTTATACGGACAATCCGCAAGGTCAGAAGCAGAACTACCAGATGACAGTTGCCAAGCTAGCGCCCTTCGGCGTACGCAGCGAAATCATCCATGCTTTTTCTGTTGAAACAGCCCAAACGTTCAAAGACCGAAGTTTGGACTTTGCTTATCTCGATGCCAACCACAGCTACGACGCAACGCTGGCTGACCTAGAAGCTTGGGGTCCAAAGATCCGCGACGGCGGCCTGCTCTGCGGCGATGACTACACTGCTGATTATCCGGGTGTAAGCCGAGCTGTTCAAGACTATGCGCGTTGGATGAACCTCCCTGTACACACTGGCTTCATAGACCGAACAAACTGGTTTATATTTTATGGTATCGCTTGATATAAAAGCACTGCGCCGCCGTATGGTGACCATGGCTAAACAGCATTCACACGGGCACCTGTGTGGTAGCTTAAGCGCCTTGCCTATCATCGTGTATCTCTACCAGACGATGGATCTTGAGAACGATGTGTTCATCCTGAGCAAAGGACATGCTTGCCCTGCGTGGTATGCCGTCTTAGAAGCACTAGGGTATCATCCTGACGTTCGCTGCATACACCCTGAACGTGACATCGCAAACGGTGTCACTTGTACCACCGGAAGTCTTGGACACGGCCTTCCGATCGCTGTCGGATTGGCACTAGCTAAGAAACGGGCCTGTCAGCCCGGACATGTACACGTACTTCTAGGTGATGGTGAATGTCTTGAAGGCACTACATGGGAAAGTCTAGTCCTAGCCAACAGACTAGGATTACGAAGCTGGCTTACGGTCCATGTTGATGATAACGGCTTTCAAGGCTCGTGTGAACACTTAGACCCTTTCATTATCGAAAAAATGCGACAGATTTTTCCGATCGCAACATACGGCATTCCCAAAGGAATGGGCATTAGCTTTTTTGAACAACACCCGGAATGGCACGTCCACTACCTCACCGACGAGGAGTACGCCCAAGCTTTAACTGAACTCACCTGATATGCGCTACGAATTTGCACGAGTGCTGACGTCACTTGCCGAAAAAGACCCTCTAATTTACCTCCTCACCGGTGACGTAGGAGGTGCCCTATTTGATGACTTTAGAGCCAAATGTCCGGGTCGCCACATTGAAATAGGAGTCGCAGAACAAAGCATGATTGGCATAGCCGCTGGAATGGCTATGGCGGGTCTTCATCCAATTGTATACACTATCACCCCGTTCCTTATCGAACGTGCCTTCGAACAGATCAAGCTGGATGTTCACTGTCAAAAAGTGCCCGTAGGTCTCGTTGGCTATTCTGGCTATCCCACTTACGGCCCTTCCCACATTGAACTCGATGCGCCCAAGCTTATGTCTATGTTCAGCAATATTCAGGTATTTTATCCCTATAAAAACGGTGACGTAGAACGAATGTTATCTGAACTCAACTTCAACCGACCATGGTTTTTAAGTCTTAAAAAAGCACAAAACAAATGAACAACATCATCGGCCCCGAAATAACAAACGACGAGTTTGCCTTAGCATTGGAAACTACTGTCGCCAGCTTCCCCATCAAGTCTATCCTCGAACTAGGAGCATCCTCTGGAGATGGTAGCACAGCCTGCTTTATGCGTGGCATGCACACTAATACTGTTGCTGAGCTATACAGCCTTGAAGCCTCAAAAGAGCGCTTTGAAGCCCTCCAGCAACGTTATGCTGGGAGAGCGAGGATCACCTGCATCAATGCCTTCAGCGTTCCCAAAGAACAGTGGCTTACCCCCGCACAGATTGATGCTTACGTTCCTCACTACGGAAACGAATTTAGCGGCGACACCTATAAAAGCTGGCTCCAGATGGAAATTGATTATCAGGCCAAAAGTGGAGTACCTGATAATGGTATTGCACAAGCACTAGCGCTCAATGGTGGCCCATTCGACTTCGTGCTTATTGACAGCTCACTGTTCAGTGGTGACGCAGAATTTAAAGCCGTCTACGGATCTAAATTCATTGCCTTAGACGATGTGCGCAGCATGAAAACAGGACCTAGCCTTAGACATCTCAGCAGCGACCCGAATTACAAGCTATTCGCTAACGGACAGAATCGTTACGGCTGGGCCATATTCCAGCATGTTTAGGCTGATTGGTTATTGATAATCACGTTGCCCACGCGCAACAGTTCGTAATCTGCCGCCGTAATCCTACTGTCATTGTTGCCGGGAGTACCCAATGCCACACGGGTTACGGTGTCAACACCTGATACAGAGGCAACCACGTCTGTTACGCTAACCTGTGAAGCAGATATGCCTGTCACTTGCCGAGCATACATTGCGCCTCCAATAAACATGCCGTCACTCCATGATCGAAGGGCTGACCGAATCTCCTGACGTTTAGACTGAGTATTCTCGCCAATGTACCCGATGTACACATTAACCACGCGCTCCGTAGAATACCCCTGAACGGTAACCAGCTTCATGGTAAGATCACCCGGCGCACCTCGAATCCACAGGTTCACTTGGCCTGTAAGCAGATTTACAGTCGAGTTGAAGTTTACAAACTCACCGTCCACTTGCACTGTGTCAGCTGTGCTCAAATTTTGGCCAAACAGCCGGGCGTACCCTGCCGTAACATAAGGCATAATGGTCAATTCACTGGTGCCGAGGTAAAGCTTAAAAGACCAAGCCGCCAACGGAAATACAGGCAACTGCGCCGCGTATAAGCTAACAACGCCTAGTCCCGTGCCATCGTCCTTGGGTGAGCTGGCTCCATTCTTGGTAATAGAATAGGCAAGTGTATCTTGAGGTACACTGAACAGCTCAAAGTCATTAGACGGATACAAATCATTGATAGGCGTGGCCATGTTAACTGTGTCAACACCGTAAGTTTCATCCATTGCCCGCAGCAAATTCGAATAAAAAATGGGATCGCCGGGCCGGAGAGTATTCACAAATGCTCGAATCGTGTCTGTAACCAGACGTTTTGTATCAGATATACTGAACCCGTCGAATACCTTAAATCGAAGGCTAATAGGTACTGGTCGAGCTGAACCGTTGTAAATCTGCACAAAATCTGTGCCTATTGATTTAGTCTGAAGGTAGTCTTGAAGCGCCAATTTAAGCTGAGGTGTACAAGCTACCAACCCGCCGTTTATCCCCGTTGACCACGCATAAATCGCGACAATATTACCCTCCAGCAATGCATTATCTCGACGCACAGTAGCACGAGCGTAGGCAACAGAGCCTAGTTGAGCATCAGAATACTGCTGCGCCAGCGTCTGATAATCTTCCAAAGTTACAGCCCTATTGTTTGTGCGAGCAAAATAGGGAATGTTTACACGTGCTTGATCCAGTGTTTCCGCGTCATTTCCTCCAACACCCGTAGAAGTCTGATTTGATATTAAAACTGTAGTCGGGCTTGCTAGACTTTCGATAGAGCCCGTAATCGACGTATTGATCACGTTCAGGTCAATGTTACCGGCAATACCTCCACCAACACGATAAATCACTTCAATAGGCGCGTTAGAAGGTACGGCCATACCGAACACGCCATCACCAAACAGAATAAGCGTTGAGCCAGACGTAAGCGTGCGGATCTGATACACCTTGTCAAAGGGTCCTGAAACACCAACGCTCTCTGCTTGGGACCACGTCTCCCCAGCCACCGTAACAAGGGTAGAATTGTCAATAACCGAAGTCCGGCTTAATTTAAGAGCGTAGCCATCTGTCGCACCTGAAGGAGCCACGTAACGTTCCGATATGGTCTGGCCCTGAATCAACTGAATACGCGTGTCAATTACCGAAGCAGACGTAATGGCAGTTGTCCCTGTGTAAGCGGTTGTAAGCACAATACGTGAATAAAGACTAACAGCCCCCGGAGCTTGTTCGATACTCTGAATCGTGTACAACGTCACCCCGTCTACGCTGAAGGTCTGCCCGGCCTGAACAAACTGAGACAGATCAATTGTTGAATCCACAGGGTCCACGTTAGCTGAATTGCTAGTAACGTTGACGAAGGTATTAAGCACGTTCGCCCCGGCTTGAGATGGAGAAAACGTTACAACAGGGGTCTGGGGTGTAAGGTACCCCGCTTCAATTCGATAATCACTGGCAACCTCAAACGGCAAATTATTTGAATCTGACGTGCGAATCAATGTGCCTTTTTGTATGACAACAGCCGCGCTTATCACACCCCCTGCCAATGTTGCTTCACAAGAAACTGTCGCAGGAACCGGGCTGCGGAGACTGTAATTGACCAGTCGGCCAAGACGAACAGCAGACTCTCTAAGTCTCATCGTAGACAAAAAATTCTCGGCTCCGATGAAATTCAGAGTAAAAGCCAACGTCGCCAGACCCCAAGCCACAACGTCTACAAGAACGATACCAAAACTGTTAGCCAAAAAATCATTCCACGTATTTGGATACCGATCACGTATGCGCTGAAGCAAAGCGTCCTTGTGGCTCTGATAATCGAGCTTGATGTAACGTAAAGTATTTTCGGTACTCATATGATGTAGCGACCGTAACGTTTAATGCGAAGGTACATGCGACGAGCGCCGGGCGCACCTCGCTTCTCCAAAGCCAGTTGAAGTACCGCCTGTGCTACATCACGATCATCTGGGGTAGCACTTGATCCACGCTGCTGCTCTTTGGCCACACCTATAATATTCTCACGCTTAAGCATGGCGTATAGTTGTCGAGCATTCCGAAGAATGTCTTCTGCTGCCTCATCAAATTCCTCATGAGGCGTCTTTTCAAAGTACTCGCGAGCGTTAAACTCATCAGCCTCTAACAAGCGATCGACCGTTTGTTGTGCGTTCACGCCTTAACTACGCTGGAAGATCCAGAAGGGTCAGCAACTCTTTAACCATCCTGCTTTGTGCTGCTTCGTCGGCATTATCAGCATTCTGAAGATGTTGTCTCAAAGCCAACAACCGATCAAGTGTTCTAATAGCAGCTAGCATAGCAAACAGGTCTTGCTCTGTTGCTCGGTCAGACTTTACATCCTTATCGCTTAATCTTAAAAAGCTATCCTTTTGCTGCCTTATAATGGCGATTTGCTTTTCCAACGAAACGTTATGCATGACCATTAAGAACTAAGTCAAATAGCAAAAATTTTGTAGGTAGACGTATCCCAATTGAAAATCAAATTGCCACCTGTAGGGTTGGCAGGCAAATTCGGGCTCTGGTCCAGAAAAGCGATTAAAGGCGAGCTGGTATCTGTACCGCTGTAGCTTACGAGCACTATAGCCGTAACATCGTCGCCGTACACCTGCGACGCCGTAGCAGGGTATGCATTAAAAATTCCGCTCGATACCGATCTATTCTCCAGCGTTCCGGTAAATGCCACTCGGGTAACCACCGGAATGTCTGCCAAAGTAGCGTGATTAGGCGAAGCTGTGTAGCCTACACTCACAAGTACACCTAAAACAGGAGCACTAAGCAAGTCCAGCTGCTTCGTCATCATCAGGTCCTTGGCAGAAGGATATATGAAATTCATATTTTAACTACACCACGGATCAGAGTGCATACAATTTTGCGCACACTACGTTCTTTTACAGCGTGCCTGACATACAAGAAACTTTAACGCCATTCTTTCCGCTACCAAGTGCGCCGCGTGAAAAACAGGTAGCAGCCATGGACTTCATCTTTCGCATGGTTAACGCAGGGTATCGTGACATTGTGGTATCCGCACCGACGGGAGTCGGTAAAACTGGCGTTGGGCTAGCCGCTTGTCTTTGGTCGGCAACTACCTCAGTATCTGCTGAATTAGGCGGTGTACCGGGCGGCTACTACCTTGTCACTCAGAAACTTCTTCAAGATCAGATCACCGCTGACTTTGACAGATTTGCTTCCTGCTTCGCCCATACTGGAATTACCCTGAAAACCGCTTCTGAATATCCCTGCGGAGGATGCCTAAACTGCGCCAAAGGACACAAGCTCACTAATGACTGGTTTGAAAATGGATGTCCCGTCCAACCACCATGCAACGCACTGGTAGAAAAAGACACTGAAAAGGACAGTGGTTGGAAACGACGCGAAATACCTGAGTGCCCTTACGACTGGCACAAACAAGAGTTTATTACACGGCCTATTGGAGTAACCAACTATGCTTACTGGCTCACAGAGAAAAAGTTTGTAGACCAGTTTCCTACCAAAAATGTCCTTATCTGCGATGAGTGCCACTCACTAGAAAAACTGCTGCTGCAGGCCGAAGAACTTGTGATTACCAGCGACGACATCCACAAGTACTCACTCGATGTGTCCAATGTAAGCCTTGAGAATGCAACCGAATTTCTAAGCTGGTTGAAGCGTGAATATGAACCTTCCGTGGATTACGCTTGGACTTCTGCTAAGGAACAATTTGACACAACAGGACATGGCAAATATGAGCGAATGATGGATGAATTAGAAAGAGTTCAAAACAAAATAAAGCGCATCTACGTTGTGGTGCCAAGGGAACCAGAAAACTGGGTGTTTTGGTCAGAACCTGTTGGTAACCCAGAGCACCCAGAGGGCTACGATTATATGCTCAAGCCGCTCAGCGCCGCGCCCTATTTCAAGGAGTACATCGGCAGCACAGCCCCACTGCGCATTTATCTTTCAGCCTACCCCGGCCCAAAAAATAGCTTTTGCCGTTCACTGGGCCTTGACCCGAGTAAAGTCGCTTGGAAAAATTTCAGCAGCCCGTTCCCTATTTCCCACCGCCCAGTCCACATGGCCATGCTGGGGTCAATGGGTCGCAAAAGTTACAGTGAAACATTGCCGAGGCTGCTGTCTACAATCGAACGAATTCTGAAAAAGCATGCCAACAAGAAAGGGCTGATTCACTGCCACAGCTACAGCTTGGGCCGGGCCATAAATGACCGCTTGGCGACCACAGAGCACGCACCACGAGTGCTTTTTCCAGCCCTAGCTAAAAACCGCAACGAGATGTTTAAGCAACACCGTCTGTCCACAGAACCTACAGTTTTACTGAGTCCGTCCATGACAGAAGGTTTCAGCTTAGACGACGAACTCGCACGCTTTCAGATAATAGCAAAAATTCCTTTCCCTTATCTCGGCGATAAACAAGTGGCGGCCAAGAAAAACTTAGATCCTGAGTGGTACACGCTTCAGACTGTTATGACGATCATACAGGCGTGTGGCCGCATCGTTCGCAGCGACACGGACTACGGAGACACCTACATTTTAGACCGAGATTTCTACCGACTCTACAACGAGGATAATTTACAGTTCTTCCCTAAATGGTTCGAAGATAGTTTCGTATGGCACATAAAGTAAATAAACAATATGCATAAAGAACAAGCTCAAATACACGAATTCATGGTCAAAGCCGAACAGCACGTGCCTGACCGGCCTACCATGCCCAACATGTCAGTTCGCGTCGGTCGGCTCAAATGGCTGGCCGAAGAACTGTGCGAACTGGCTAATGCCTTCGGCCTTGAAATAGACGTAAACAACCGTGGAGGCAGCACTAACAACTTCATGGCTGAACCTTCTAAACGACCCTTTTTTCCCGAACATTCCCGAGAAGCGTTAGTAGAAGCTTACGACGCCGTACTGGACCTAATGGTGTTCACCGTAGGCACCGGGATAGCCATGGGTACTGATTTGGAATCAGGTTGGGAGGAAGTTCACCGCAGCAATATGGCCAAATTTGGTCCCGGAAGCTACAAACGCGCCGATGGAAAATGGATGAAACCACCCGGCTGGCAGTCGCCTGATCTGGCGAATGTCATAGAGACCCAGCTCATAGTTGCCGCTGCCAAAGACAAGCAGCTAATCTTAGGGTAAGTGTATACAACGCCATTCATTCGGTCAGGTCTTCAGCGCTCGTAATTAGTATTGAAAGTATATGCGAACGAACCTACTGGAGTTCCTATTTGGCGAAACTGTGGTACGTGAGACCAAAGGTCACGACCTCGGCGAACAAATTGTGCGACTATTCGAGGAAGCTGATGAAGCTGAATGCGAAGAAATGGTCGCCAACAAGAAACCGTTAGCCGACGCGCTCAAAGCCCTTGGCATCGACGAACCGGTAGTAGCTGGAACGCAATGTTGTGAGATTCATTGCAGCGACGACGCCACGTACCACTGTTTCTGCCGAAAGCTAGCAGACGCCGACGCCATTACTAAGCTAGCGGAGATGGGCTGGGTTGTGGCAAAAGGTGGAGATAGTGCGATGGCCAATGAAAAGCCCGACTACAAGATAAGCTTCATTGAAATCCAAACCACCGAAACTACAGACGGCGACAAGCCTAAAGACATGGAGAAGATCCGAAAGGATGCTCAAAAAGACGCAGCCACAGAATTTAAGCGTAGCAAAAAAGACGAGAATCCCATCGAACTTGAAGATCCAGACATGGGTGAAAAGCAGACTGGCATCGGTAAAGCTACCGATGGCAAAGATCCTGAAGGTAAACCTAAAGGCACTGCTGCAAAGGTTAAAGAATCAAAGTCACCCAAAGCACTTGTAGACGATTTATTGGAAATGACTGGAACAGGCTCAGTACCTGCATTTCCGTCTGGTGGTAATCCGATGAGCATAAATTCACCTCGCAGCCGGGCATTGCCACGTCGGCGCGTTAAACCACCCGTAAAACCTAATGGAGTCAGTCCAGCAAATAGTTAGTAAGCTGCTGGAGGATGAAGGCGAGGAATTTGATGCTCGCGAGTACATCCTGTCTCAGCCTACAAAGCGCGGAATTGTTGACGCTGATACGGCGATGACAGCGGACACGTTTTATCATCGCACGAAAAAATATGCACGTAGCGACCGTCCAATCGAAGTTCGGAAAATGGGTGCTACCAAGCGCTGGGTTCGCCAGCCAGAAAAGTTTCGTGTCCCAGTGAAGTTTGGTATGTACGACTCCTTTTATATCGACAACCGCAACGCAGATGAGTGGTCTACCACTCCCAATTTTGAATGAACACTGTCCACGATTACGAAAGCATGGGTTACATCCGATTTCACAATCGGGAGCCAGACATATGTGAAACGTATTCAGGCACTTCCATTGTCCAGTGGCATGGGAAAATTGAACGCCAGCTGATAAACGCGTTGGCGGATGCAGAGAAGGGCCGCAATTTTCCGTACGCAGACAAGCTTCGAGAATTCCTTAAAATATGGCGTTCCAACGAAATCAACGGCTCCATAAATCGTGAAACACTGGAAGTCCTTAAATCTGCAGCAGACATGCTTTCTGTAGACACGTGGAACATGGCCAGCTACTTTTCCAGCCTGCGTGATCAACTTCGTGTCCTACTCGCTTCCGAGGAAGAACTGCCTCGCGGAGTAGACATGAATCAAAACGATCCCTTTGCTGGAGGTGGCGGTGGTGGCGGTGCTCCGCCTATGTCACCTGCTTTCGGAGCAGAAGAAGAACCCCCGCCGGGTGGAGAAGAAGTGCCACCGGGTGGTCCAGAAGGCGTGCCACCTCCGGGAACCGAGGGTGGTGAACCGGGTGGTCCAGAAGGAGCTACTCCGGAAGAAGCAGGCACTCCGGGAGAAGAACTTCCGGGCGAAGCACCCGGCGAAGGCAATAAACGTCCCAGAAGTGAACGAATTTAAGTCATCAACCAATAGATAAAAACGAATATGAAATCAGCGCAAGATATCGCCCAAGTTTTATTGAACCGGCGGAACGCAATGAACCCCGTCGTCATGCAGGGTGAAATGCTGGCCGCGCTCGAATCTGAAGGCTTGCAAGAAGCTCTGCAACGCCGCTGGTTGGTGCCCGACCCAGATACCGGCTTTTTGCTCGTGTCGCAAGACCAAAACAAAGTGAACGAGATGCGTGAATTAGCCGAACAAGAGAACACGACTAAAAAGGACGTGATAGAGGGAAAAGAAGAGTGGACCAAATCATGGGACCGCCCCAACGCCTCGCACCAGTTCGCTATGAACCACTCTGATCGCAATATCAGTGAATTGCTTTCTCCCGGCACTGGGCATGACAGTGGCTCGTCTTTACGAGTGCCACCACCTGCGACACCCACAGGCCGCCCAGCTGTGCCACCTACGGCTCCACCAGCCGCAGCTGCCGCAGCTTCCACACGCCCGCCATCCGCGCCCAACGCCAATCTTTCACCTACAACCGGTAGAGCTGGTATCGGCGACAACGTAATGGTCATGCCCGGCGGCGCAAATCCAGCAGAAAGTCAGACTTACACGGGTAAAGTCACCAAGTCTGCCAACGGCATGGTTACAGTCGCTTTCGGCAACACTGAACGTGAGTTCCCAGAAAATGAGGTCAAACTTGTTGGCGGAGCTGCATGAACAAAGTCCAGCTAATTGTAGACCGGCTGCTAGAAGATGATCCACCTATAACACCAGAGCAGCCAAAACAGTCTTCCTCTGACAAAGAGGAAGACGAGGACATTCGTGATCTTTTTCTCCGACTGAATAAGGCTCCAGAACCCTTTCAAGCTCGCAGCTCTAGAGGCACTGGCTTGCAGCGCTATCAACAGATGAGCGCACAGTTAACACGGCGTCCCAGACTTAAAATCGACAACAACACCTACCTGCTTCGCGGCGATAACGGTGCAATTCATGTCCGCCTACATCAGACGAACATCGTAACTTACTCGCCTGATGGCACTGCCACTTTCAATACTGGCGGTTGGCCCACCAGAACCACCCGCGATCGCATAGACGCGTGGATACCTGCTGGTTGGGCAATCTATACCGAACCGTTCAAAAAGCACGGAGAGGAAACCCCTGAACTTTGGTGGGAAACGCCCAGAGGCGGACAGCCCATTCGCGGCGGAATCGGCAAAATGTTCTGGTATAACCGGGCAACCAATGCCGGAACTTACGATAGTGGTTGGTACATTCCTTTCACCGATGGTGACTCAATTGCGCCAGACGGAACCTTGCACCACCAAGCCGAGCCTAAAGAGCGCAAGCGCAGTCACAGACTCGCTGCACATGGATGGCCATGACCGCCCTTGAAATCATTCATGATCTTCACGAGAAAAAGCGCCCAGCACCAAACTGGACGAACACCACAGGCATTTACGCAGACTGTTCAAAGTACCCGGACATAGAGTTTTACATGAAGTGTCCCAAGTGCTCGCATGTTCACGGCTCTTACAAAAACATGCGTGAAGCACACCGTAAGCGCCTGTGTGATCGCTGCAACGTAGAGACTATCAATAAAATCAAAAAGATGGTCAAAGAGGTTGACTCACCCAAGAATCGAGGTAAGCCGGGCAAGGGTCTTTCTCGCATCACAAACGAAGCTGATGAGCTGATCCCAACACCTCCCGGCGAAGAATTTGACGCTCGTGATTACATCCTGTCAACACCCCACGACAGCTGGATTCACGCGGCCATGGCCGAGCTGGGTGATGATCAAGACACGCAATTCAGCGTCGCTCCACGCTCCAGAGCTTTTCTAGATGATCCAGATAGCGTAATTAAAGTTGAGTTGGAAGGCGATGATGGCACTGAATGGACACTTTGGAGATCCGAAGATGCAGCCCGAGCCGAAACGCTGGACGTTGTTCGCGACCAGCTCCAAACTGATCCGGGATCGTTCAATCAAGACTGGCTTCTACGTTTCATCAACAGGGACGCTCTCAAGGAGCACTTTAGAGATATAGCAGGTGACATTGAGTTTCTGACAGAAATGGACGAACAGGAGCAAGTTGATTACCTTATTAGACAGGGCATCCTTAACAGAGAGGACTTTTACGATGACTCTGATAATTTTGTTCCAAACGAGGATTTACTAGAAGCCGGGCAAGAAGCGTTCAGAGAGAAAAAAATTGCTGAATTTGACCCTATGGAATGGCTTAGGGACGTCTATGGTGAGGAAGAAGCCTTGAAACAAGCCGCCGAAGCCGTTGGCATCAACATAAACGCCGCTGCCGATAATGCCATAGCAACCGACGGCTGGCAACACTTCGCCAGCTATTACGATGGCAGTTCCACCGATCTCCGCAGCGGAGCTGTAGCCGTCAGAACACATTAAAATATGCCTACTTTTCAACAAATCGTAAAACAAGCTGGCAGCTATTTGCTTGCCCATGAGCTAGGTAAACAACAGCACGTTAAGAGCATGTGGGAGTCCATTGAATGGCAGCCATTCGACAAGCAGGTGCTCGACACGGAGATCGAACTTAGCGCGACCAAAGATCCCCTTATACGACTTTACCCCTCTCTGCTCGGCAACCCCAAAGCTAGCAAGGCTGTGCTGCGGGAATTCGGTTTGCTCATACACGCTCGCGGAGGTGAACGAGCTGAATCCATCTGGGAGAAAAAACTGATTGCCCCTGACTCAGAGCAAGTCGAACAATTCGCCAGTGCAATCAAGGACAGTAATACGCGCTCCAAATGCAAATCGTATGCAGAATTGATTCAGACCTACCCGAATAGAGGTCACTCTGCTGATCGTCTTGTAGGCATACATTTCTCTAACGCGCTTCTGGCTAACAACGTTTCCTTCGGTGACTCCGTGGGTGTAGACGTATACAAATGGGGACCTACCGCCCAATTCGCCAGTGGCAAGAGCTACTTCTCACTTGTGCCACTGACCTCCGCCTACTGCCCCGGCGACATCCATCGCTGCTTTGGTTGCGCTTTTGCTGCGCTGGTCACAGACAACCTGAAAAGCGTTCTGGATCTGTCAGTAGCTGCCGGGTTACGTGTGATCATCCGCAACGTGGTTCAACGGTCTGCTTGATCACGGTGCTGCGACTACGTCCAAACCTAACGCGTCAGACTTGATGCGTTTAAGATCGAACGTATTAAACCAACAATTTATAGCCGCGAATGCTCTTCCAAGCGACTGTATCCTGACGTCAGCTTCGTATTGGCTACTGTAGGCATTCGGTCCACGTTTTACCGGAAGTTCTTCGTCTTGCGGATCTGGTAGACGCACTGGCTCATCCAATATCATTGCTTTCAGCTGATTACAAGACAGGTTGGTTGCCAGTTCTTCGTCATGAAACTGAGGCTCAGAGCCAACTGAGGGTGTGCGTGGCATCTCCATAGCCAAGTTAACCAGCTCGTAACGACAAAATTCGTTATTCTTGCGGCTAATCCACGACGGCATTGGCACTTTCCAGTACCAGAATACCAGCACTGATCGTGAAGTTGTAGACTTCCACGCATCACGAAAACTGTTATCTGATTCGAGCACTTCCTCAAATATCGTTCGATTGGAGAAAGGCCAATTGTCAAAACCGTAGCGCACAGAAGCTGCGTAAGTAAGCGGGCAGATCACCCGCACGTTATCGTCCTCATAAATAAAATCCACCTTTATGTCGTCGCGAGCTCCTTTGCTGGCAAAGTAGCGTTCAACAGCTTTAACAGCACCTTCCAGATCATCAATAGTGGCAAAATCACTTGGTTCTGATGCTATACTTTTACCCGAAGTCTCCGCACACTCCAAGTTCATGAGCTTAATCTCTTTCGAGAGACTCAGTATTTTTGTCACAGCATCAGCCACGCGGCTGTAAAGCTTATCCTTACCCGGCCACGCTCGATAGTACCCAAAAACATGAAGGTGCTCCACCACATCTTGATCTGCCGAAGTCAGCTGGTCACTCCAGCGCGATTCTAGCGCATTCCAACGGGACTCAGCTTCTGTCTTGGATACGGGCTCAAATACCGTCTTTGTAACCGCGTCCTCATATCCATTCACGCGCTCAGCTATGAACCTGTCTCTAGTCTGATCTAATGCTTTAGTAGATGCGTCCTTGGCACGCTGGCCACCCCCCGCTTGAAAGAAAATCCAGCGCAACCACCTTTTATCTGGCGTAGTGTCTGCCGCACTTAGACGCTGAATAACGTCTAAATTCAGCTTAAACCCGTGGCCCAAAGGCTTATTTTCTGGACGTTCGAGATACGCTTCAACCAGCCTACCTGCGGCGTCGATCAAACGAAATTCACGAAGTACAGCTTCTTCAGCCAAAGAAAATAACGAAACGTGGTTCTTAATAAGGGCATTTGACATATATGAGTTGGACTATAGAACAGCTTTTAGCACACAAAAAACGTAACAAATTGTTGGGCCTAGTCAACCAGAAAAGACTAGGCGAGTCAACTCATATTGAAACGTTTAGTGAAAAATCTAAGACTCCAGCCCCAACAGCAAATCCAATTGTAAACACTTGCGATAGATACTTCTTCATCGTGCCGGGAGAACCTCGGGGCAAACCTCGTATGACCCAACGCGACAAATGGATGAAACGACCAGCCGTCCTGCGCTACCGAGAATACGCCGATAAAATCCGTGAATGCGCAGGCACCCTGCCGCCCGGCGATCCGATCAGTGTTCTGATCATAGCGCTACTCCCTATGCCAGAATCATGGAGCATGAAAAAGAAAACGGCTCTGAACGGTCATCCAGCCCGCAGCAAGCCCGATTACGATAACATCAGCAAAGCAGTAGGAGATGCACTTTTTGCAGAAGACAAAATGCTGGGTGGAGGCACCTGTTGGAAGTTCTGGTGTTGGCAGGGACAAGAACAAACAGAAATTACGGTACTTTATCCTAAAGCTTTCAGTTCTATACCTACGTGAACAAAGTATCTGACGAATTCTTCTACTCACTCCGCCACTATGGCAGTGTCTGTGGTGTATGTCGGTGCGGTTGTACACACTTTGCCTCACATGGAACCGGCTACGAGGACGGCGAATTGGAACAGCTCAGGGCCAAGGCTAAACAGAGTCCAAACAGCTTCATCGAACATCCGAACGACTTTGTGCTTATTGCGCATCTGGACGATAAAGAATTCGTATACAACTGTGCGTGTAGAGCCCTCGAACACTACGAAACAATGTTCTGGAAGCACAAAGAAGAAATTTTAAAGTACTTTACTGCCCGGCACAATCACCAGATTGCAGCCATTGAATCTTTCAACAACGTGCTTAAAGACCACGCTAAATCGCTTCAAGCATTAGAGCACACACTTTCAAAAACCTAACCTATGTTTTTACACCATACATTCATACTCCCAGAGCACCATGTTGCACTCGAATCATCCATCCGCAACCATGCAGGAATCACACCGCCTGTGCTGGCCAAGCTCTACAAAGCAGCTTTGGCTAACGTGGAAAAACCTGCTTTTGAAGCAGGCTATCTTACCTCACACCTGAAATCAGAAAACGTTTCCGTTGGAACAGCTACAGATTCCAAATCAGGTATTTTTGTCCAAATTGCACGGACCAGCGAGAGTCCTCGAATGCTGCTTACTATTGGCGCAAAATGGGCAATGGAACAACCGAATCCACTACAAGGCAATGTCGCAACAACACTCTGGTAAAAATATGAGCTACAGCACCCTCCCGTCAAAGTACACAGACACGCGCTTAGAAGCCGTTGTCGTGTGTGAGAACTACAGTGACTTCTTAGAGGAAACACTGCCCTACAACCTTCCACACGTAGATCGCATGGTAGTAGTCACCAGCCATGGCGACGAACGAACCAGAGAGGTCTGCCTCAAATGGAGCGTGGAATGCATTGTAACCGACCTGTTCAGCGAAGGCGGACGCTCCTTTGGCAAAGGCCCGGCCATCAATATTGGCCTCAGCAGCCTACGCTGCACCGGATGGTTGCTTCAAATGGATGCAGATATTGTCCTGCCACTCAGCTTCCGAAACATGCTGGATAAATCAGGACTTCAACGTGAACATATTTACGGCTGTGAACGCGCCAATATCACGTCCTACCACCGCTGGACCCACTTTAAAGCAGAGTATCACCGCAACCCTCAGTTCAGCCGTCGCTGTCTGGTAAGCACGCCGGATGATGTCCCTATCGGTGCGAATCTTGTCCATAAAGAGTACGGCTACTGCCCTATCGGATTTTTCCAGATCTGGCACAGCGAATACATGCAGAAGTACAACCTTCGCTATCCAGAAACGCACGGTAGCGCTGAACAGGAAGACGTCGTATGGGCACTGCGCTGGCCCCGTAAACAACGCACGTTACTGCCCACGCTGCGCGTGTTCCATCTGGAAAGTGAGCCCTGTGCGATGGGAACCAACTGGAAAGGTCGAAAAACAAAACCGTTCACAGCAAGCGGCGAACTACCTGCAATGCAGTCTACAGGTGGTTACGGATACTAGCGCCCTACGGCAATAGCGCTGCTAATTTTCGATTTTCGCTTGCCGTCAAGTTCGATGAACTGGCTGACGTATTGAATCAACTTTACGTCAACCTTACAGTTTTTCTTAAGCGCAAGCAGGCGGCCTAACCTGAGCAGATTTTTGATAGACCTCCCCGAAATCTTGGGGAACGCCTTACAAAGCTCGTCGATTTCAGCAGCGCTCAGCTCAACCTCATAGTTGGTTGAAAGCACGCGCCAAATTTCAACCAGTGCCTTTGGTTCCGGATAGTCGTACTGAATCCACGCTGTCGCTCGTGACATGATGGCGTCGTCAATAATGGTATCCCTATTGCTGGTCATAAACAGAACACCTCGGTAATTCTCAAGCAGGCGCAGAAACACACCTACAATGGCATTCTGTTGGATGTCCTCTCCACGCTCGTGGACGTAAACATCGGCCTCGTCAATGAGCAGGATGGAATTCCAACGAGATGAACGCGTAAGAACTGTGCTCAACGTTTTCTCTAGTGCGATCTCACTTGTGCCCAGTTGTGAGCACTGAACGCGGTACAACGGACGCTTAACCAACTCGCTGAATACCTCAGCACTAAGGGTCTTCCCGGTTCCCGGAGGACCGGTACAGATGACAATAATGCCGCCTGTTTTACCGCGCACGATGTCCTCCAGCTGAACGTCTGCCCCGGCAACTAAAATTGAAATGAGGTCTTTACGCTCCAACGGTAAAATGAGCTTGTCGATCAGCGTAGGGTCGTACGCGTAGGGCTTAAGATTTGACGTGTGAACACTCCAGTAGCTATGACGTTCCAAATCGAAAACGTTCACATAAGGATGCGTTGGAACAATGACAGTCTTTTCACCGTGATCCACTGTTTCAGTATCAAGATCAGAGTTCTGATCAGACCAGTAAGCTAAAGACGCTGAAACGATACTGAATGCTTTTTGTTCACCTTTTTCATCCACCGTGTCATCCATTACCAGCCGGGCAAGCGAACCGTCACGCTCTAAAGAAAGAACACTGTAGTGTGCTGACCAGCTATTCGTTTCGAAAGCAAAACCACAACCTTGAAACTGCTTACCAGTATGTGGCTGGATCGCTTTGTAGTGCTCCATTTGGACATGGTAGGCACTCACCGCTTCTGCTGTTTCGAGGTAGTAACCTTCGTCCTTAAGACAGGTCACAACGTCTGTGCCTAGATCGCACGGCGTCCAGCGTATGCTTGCTTCAATCTTTTTGCCATGACGGGCCGCCACAAGCTTCAGCAGCGTGTGCGCAGGCTGCTCAGTACGCTTATCATAGGGGAAGTAGGCTATGCTAGACACGTACCATGGAATCAGGCACCCATCGCTATGCTCTTTGAACAGCCACTTGTGTTCAGATACAGAGATGTAATCCCGAAGCGCTTGCGCCAGCATGTCCAAAGAACCAATCTTTGCACCGGTAAGGTTTACTTTAAGCTTGAGAAGCATCTCAATCTTTCGCAGCACACTCTGGCTGCCTCTTTCGCCACTCTCCTTCACTACCTCCTTGATCAAAGCAATATCTGCATCACTGCACTTTTCAGTGTCTATTTCTGCAAACTGATCATCGCTTCGCCATCTAAATGGCTCGCTAAAATCAGTTCCACCTCTTTCCTTAATCTTTTTAAGCCATGCAATTTTACAGTTTAGTTTCATGCGTATTCGTGCAAATTGGTGCTACCGGTCGGAATCGAACCGACATCCTTCGTTTTAGAGACGAGTCCCTATACCAAATCAGGCACGGTAGCTTTTAGGTAACGTCTGAGCTAAAAGTAAACAGATCCAGCAAAGCAGTCAACCAGAAAAAACCAGTATCTTTTCAGTTCTTGATTGCGTGATTAAAAGCACCCGCGTAATATGGGAACGGTTCGACAGAGTTTTCGCCGAAGCTGACAGGCTGTTGGCGGAAGCTGACCGCTTAATGCGCGACACACCTGAACACAAAGTTACCTCTGAAGCTCATCACGTCCGCTTCACCGCCAAGACGTTTTGGAACCGTATTCGTTTAGCCGGGCACTTCAGTCGCCTTATACTGCGCATAATCTTCAGGGGAGAAGCTACCTTGAGATTCAAAAATACAAAAAACAGCCCTTCACACTTAAACTAAAATCATGGATACCCCCCAATCAGAACCCTCTGTAAATCTACTTCCTCTCGTTGAAAACGGTCCCAACGAACAAGTCGCCAACATGCTCTCAAGACTCATCGGCGAAGGACCTCGCGCAGCTGCGTCGGCACTGGTAATCCTGACAGGACTGCAACAATTTCTGGACACCGGCAAATCCGAAGCTGCCGCATCTCTCTGGGAACCACTCATAACGGTGCGCCATATGAAAGCCCAATGGGGAGGCCAAGCTTACAGGAAAGCTTGTGAGATGATGGCAGCCTGTTCAGACTCCAACGATCCTAATTTTAGTCTCTACAGCGACGTGTGCGCAATCCTGATCCAAGATCCGGAACAAGAAAAAATTAAAGGTTGACGCAAAATAGCAGGTTGTATACGTTAAAAGCCATGAAACAAGAATCTAAGATACCTCGTGACGCTAGTCTGCTTCAGGACCTACAGAGACAGGTCCAAACACTCAGCACCGCGTTGACTCAACAAATTTTACTTCGAGACTGCCTCCTGCTTATTAGCACTGCCAACAATCCCTACGATCGCGCCATCGTTGAAAAACTGATTGCAGGCGTCGCACTTGCCGACGGTGAATGGACGCATATCTTCGAAGAAACAGCTAAACTAAACCTGCCTGAAGCACACAAAGATGCGATGCAGACTATCTACCTTCGCCTGCAAAAACGAAAAACGATTGAAGCATTGAAAAGCGAGTAATTTAGGGTGACTTTCGGATGGCCATGTCTATTGCCGTTTTTAGCAAAATCGGCACTACAAGCAGAAACAAAACCCAAACCGCCGCCCACTTCCCGGAGAACATCAGATGCCAGTCCCATAGCTGGCGTACTTTTGTCACAACGTCAGCCAAGGCTGGTTCAGTTGTTCCAGCCTTTTCCTTCCAGTCTTCTAGCACCATAAGTCTAGAATCAACGTCAATATTTTCACGATTGCTCTGCATCGCCACTTTTACCAAAAAGTCAGATTGATTTTCCAACTTGCTCATCGTCTCTACCATGAAGCGTTCGCTATCAGAAAGCTTTCCGAGCAGATGCGCCGGAATCGTTGACTTGAATTCAGGAACTTCCAGCAGAATGTAACGGCCTTTGGTGTGTTCATTCATATCTCGCACCTTAACTACTCACTGAACTGTAATAACTTGGAATTTTTATTGTAAACACAATTTTTTTAAGTTGACTGAATTCAATATTTACAATAAAGTCCTCATATCGAATCAAGTAATAGCGTATGCCAAATTCACCTGCAAAAAACTTTCCAAGCCTAGTTGCTGAACACGTGCCCAACATATGGGCTTCCTGCTATCCAAAACGGATCATACCTCCGAACGGGTACGCCAACCCAAAAGACTACGCAGCCAACCTCGCCAGCTGCAGTTTAATGTGGGACCGTCCTGAACTGAATATGCTGCCTCACGCAGTTTGCGCCCTCACAGCGCTCCAGCAGACAGCGATGGGAGTACCCACTTACTTTGTACGAAGTGAATTCGCGCAAGCAGTAGCCAACACTAAATTACCGCAAGACTTCAAGCTCAGTGAACTGAAGTGGCCTCTTGACGCAATGCTTTTTGTGTTACCAAACGACTTCGTGCAAAGCTTTTTCAAGCTAAACGTGCCCTTCCTGTCTATCTGCAGGTCTGCCAAAGGTGTGTATCCACGCTCCGCCGACTACGCATGGACCGTCAAACGAGGTTGGGAAATAGCAAAATTCTGTCCGATCCTTAATGAAGTAGACAGAATGCTGCTACACTTTCCGTGCTACTACACCGAAGACCTGCCCTGTGACTATTCAGGAAGCTGGCCGCTTACGCTAGACCTGAGCGCTATCAAAGGTGCAGACTACGTAGACGCCACTGTTTACGAGCGCAGCCTTTCACCTTTCAAAGTGCCTGAAGTCGTAGGGGCTCCAACACCGGAACAGGAAAGGGAACTGCAAGAGAAAATGACGATATTCGCCATAAAGCTCATGCTTGCCTTTACAGCTCGACCCCATGTCATACGAAACGGCACCTTAGCCCGGCCTAAAAAAATGAAAAAGGGCGTAGTCTGGCTTGACGAACTTTGGAACCCAAGCACAGTCGGCTGGGATTACGTCTTTCAACGCCGAAATGGAGACACAGGCACAGGCACGCCGCGTAGCACCACGATAAGAACCCAGTGGACGCCGGGACACTTCACCCATCAATTCATAGGCAAACGCAAAGATCCAAACTTTGTTCCAGCAGGATCACTGCCTCGCAAAGAAGTCGAAGGCACCATCGACTGGGACAAAGTAGATCCCGAGGTTCAGGCCGCTTTCTGGCGCAACCATGAGCTACGCTGGATCGACCCGATACCGCCTACACTCCTCATGCCCGATTAAAATTTAACCAGAGCACAGGTAACATGGAAAATAGTGAAACAGATTCACTACAGAATAGCACCTGCGGACGCCCATGTGCGAAGAACCGCTTTAGTGCTCTGGTTCTGTTCTCTTAACCTGATGAAACCAATCGACATCGTATCCTTAGTCCGCTCAAGTGACAGCTTTGTAGTGCGAGACTACTCACTCGTGAGCCAAGACGAACCAGAGCCAACCATTGCGGTTGTGCCTGCAGCCGCCCTCTTTGAAGTCATCGAAGACGCACACAGGACCAGCAAGCATATCACGATCAGTCCGGTGGGTCCACCCATCATAGACTGGCGCTAAATAAATTTAGCGTTATTTCTAGTTGACGTTCGCCAGCTAAACGTAGACATTAAGCACATGATTGAAATAGGACGCCAGAAAGAAATCGCCTGCCGCAAGCGTGTTCACGGAAAATTCGTTTTAGTGACGGATGAGCACGGTAAGCCTGTTACCAAAACTGTGTCGAGTGAAGTCTGGCGCGTCACCCGAAATACCCTAGGCTATGGATACGGCCCCGATAGCAAACGCAAGTTGGTTGTCGGTTTGATTAATGGTGACGTGCTCGTCCTCAAACCGCTCAAAACCCGGCAGGTAGTTCAGGTAGAGCTAAAGGCAGTATACGGCTGGCTGCTCCGCAACAAGGCCGTTCGACTCCAGCTGGAGAAAGCCCGCGCTCGCAAGGAATCAAAAGCTATTCAACGCGCCGCACGCCGCCGGGCTGACCATGAGCGACGCGCAAGCGCCAAATATCGCGCTGAAAACTTACGATTACGTGAAGCACAGCAAGCGTCTGTAAAAGCATGAACGCACACCAACTCATTGCAGAAGGAGCCGCAATTCTAGCTAAAAGACCGGAACTGGCGACGACAGTGAATGTCTTAAATCTGCTGATCGCCGGGAGAATCAAATGGGAGCAGGAGGAAATGGGTGGACTGGAACACGTTCAATTCGCGATGCGTAACAACACACCTATCGTGCCTCCCGGCCACGTGTGCCACCCTATAGAACTGGTGAAGCGAGGCTACATTGACGGCAAAGGCTGGCCAAAAGATGCAGATAAAACAAACGCAATAAGGATCGTGAAACAGCTCTACGGAAACCACTATTACGCGTATGTAGACGACAAAGAGGTCTACGAGAATGATGTCCAAAAATGGAACACAGCTCAAGACGCTGAAGCCGCCGCTAAACGCTTTATCGAACAAATGAACACTAAACAGAAAGAACAACAATGAAAGAGAGACCCAATCACTTCTCAAAACTAAACACTGAACAACGTTTGAAACGAATGGGCGACCTTCTGACTACTGTACTCGAAGCAATAGCTGAAGCGGATCAACATGCAGATAAGCTTCGAGAAAATTTAGGCGATCCACCCGAGGAGTGGGGAGACAGCTGGATAAACTACTGGAGGAACCTTGCACACGATACAGACGGCGACAATATCTGGAACCAAAACGTCGCAGAAATACAAAAGCGCTTGCAGATCAGAAAATCCGCGCTGGCAAAGCTAACCAAACAGGAAATTGCTGTCTTGTCAAACCCCAACAAACCCCTCGATGAACATGAAAAAGCTAAATGTATACGCTGCAGCTGTAATAACGCTCGCTAGCATTTTAACAGGATGTTGCAGCTGTCCACAACGTCCACAGGGCCAGTGCTACAGCATGATTGGAAGCCAATGGTCAATTGTTAACAACAGCGGATATGTCCTAGACGTTTTTCAAGATGGTCGCAAAATCAATTCGTCACCGTTGGGGGTCGGACAAGTCCTGCCTCTTCGTATGATTTTGTTCCAGCCTGACTCGGTTGCGACTGTTGTGGCCCGCACCGAATCTGGGCAATATGTCGGCAGCAGCACCCATAAATTTTCTGCGACCGAAAATGATACTTGGTCAGTAATACAGATTTATGCACCGCTGCCGCTGCGATAAAAGCCAGAACCGGTGAGAGCACCAAATAAAGAAAGCGAGCCAACGCACCGAAGAGCACCGACCGGCAGGAGCGAGCCAACTGAGACGAGAGCACCGAATAATAAGAGCGAGCCAAAGACACATAGAGCACC